TCCTTTTCTCTAGTGTATGTGTATATTATACAGGAATATGGATTTATTGTCAATATTTTGCCGTAAAAAAGTGTTGTATTTCTACAACACCTTTTTGCTTACTTTTTGAGCAGTTTAAGCGAAGATTTCTAATGCTGTCCCACACTTAGTACAAAAATGAGCAGTTGCTTTATTTTGAGTTCCACAAGTAACGCATTTAGGTTTTGATTTTACAGTAACAGGCTTAAGTACAGGCTTGTTATCTGGCGTCTCGCCCAACAATTTAATGACCATCGAGAATTTGTCTGGATCCATAGTGCCCATTGTGGTCGTAGCGAACTTCTGGGTACTCTTGCTGCCGCTTACCGTGATGCCAGTATCGTTGTACAAGTCCATAGTAGCACAGCCCTCGTGCACCTCGCCTGTGAATGAATTGATGCCGTTGTCCTTACAGTATTGATTGACAGCCGCACTTGCTACCGCACCAGTAAACTGACCATTCTTGCTCACATCAGCACTACGAGCGATACCACCTACGTTGTAAACTCCCTCAGGTGCAGGACCCCCACCCCCACCCATTCCTCCAGTAGGTTGACCACCCCCACCCCCACTCATTCCACGAAAACTAGAATGAGATGTCGCTATACTAGAGTTGTAAGCATTGACAGACGACCCACTGGCAGATAACCAACTTTTATCTACATTCAGTGGGTGATTGCTTGTGCCAACTTTGAGACCATTGTAGTAATGATCGTGTACCAAAAATGTATTAGTGGTTGTGCGATATTGCATAGCGGCTTCAAATTGATATTCAATTTTTACCAATCCATCTTCGAGTTGTACGCCACGATGCTGCTCAATACCAGCAGTACGTTCAATAAATTTGAATTTGTTGCCAGCAGTTAAACTTCCATTAAGTAGACTACGTTCAAAGTCACACTCACGACCAGCATCGATTACAAGACCGCTTGGAGTTTGATTTACTCCGTCGATGAACACGTTGACTACTGCTCGTGTGGTGTGTAGATTTTTGATTAGAATTGAATATTCGGAATTGAATTTGACATAGACTTTATCCCCATACTCACGAAGGACTTGCCCATTAGTTTTGATTGCTACTGCTAGCTTGTTTGAGTACATCATTTACTTCTCCATTTGTAACGGCACACAGAATAAGTGCCCATAGTTTTAATTCTGTTAAGGACTACGCATTGTTTAACGCAGTGAAAGTATTTAGTCAGGTTGTTTAATGCCTGCTAATTTTGTTAGTTCTATAATTTCGGGATTCTCTTTATGTATTTTTTTTATTTTCATACGATGTAGAAAGTTCTTGCATTTTGTCTCAATCATATCCAATATATCAGCGTATAGTAATATTACAAGAAAAATTAAAGAACCAATCTCATTATTGACGTGCAACCAGAATTTATACCAACGTTCTTTCATTCTGAATCTTCCTTTGTCCAACCACGTGGTCTGCGAGTATATCCGGCATCTGCCATTTTCTGAGAGATGGTCTGTTCTTCAACTCCGAAATGTTTTTCAAATCTTGTACGCCAATCATAAAGGAATCGAATGTAATCCATGGGTCTTTCACTTGGCTCAAAGCAATGATACGAATCATCCTCTGCTTGTTCCATCATGTCACACATTTCTTTCACAATCAACTCGGCGAACCGTTCCAGATTAAATTCGTTCATTGGACCCTGCTCACCATCCCAGGGAGGATTGGTACTCTGTTTCAATAGTTCTCTAATTCGTTCGTTCATTCTTCAACTCCGAAATGTGATAACACTGCCTTAGCATATACCTCTTTGGGTTGATATTGACGTTGTTCAAGACAAACACCCGCACACGCTCTAACAATCAACTCAGCGAACTTTTCGTACACCGTGTCTTTAGGCATAGTGACATATTTTACACCAGATTGTTCTAAAAGTTCTCTAATTCGTTCGTTCATCGGTCTGTCCTTCTAACATAGTCAATAAACTTGTCTCGGCCTTTGTAATAAGGAATACCAAACAAACGATAGTACATCTCCTTGACTCGTTCGTGTAGGGCACTGTACCAAACAATCAACCAGAATACTGGCAGAATCAGCCCGTGAACCAACACGAGTAGAAAGAAATCTTTGATTCGTTCGTTCATCAGTCCGTCTTCTTTAAGAATGGTGTCAAGTTAGGTGCGACCCAACCATCCGGTTTTAAAACTTTCCCGTCTTCACGCTTACGTACTTTACCTGTATCGAGATCGATTTTGGCGAAGTTTGTTTTCATTACTTCATTCCAAGCACCTTCTGCATCAAACCCACCGCTATGGATAGCACCAATCGTGACCACTAGAATGTCAATTAGAGCGTCTAACTGCTCTACTCGATCATTAGTAGCCAACGCATGTTTGAATTCATCGTTGTATTCTTCGTCAATCAAATCACAATATAGTTTATACTGTGCTTCGTTAAAGTCACCAACTGATTGGTCACACGCTTTCATAAATTGCTCTTGATCCTTAAATGGATTCATTTTACTTCTCCTTGTTTAATAATTTCATCAAATAATCCTTCAATAAAATTAGCAAGCTCTGCTTGTATATCTATCATATAATACTGATCATTTTTATAATGATCTAAATGATTGTCGATATATTCTTTAGTTGCCAACGTTATAATTACTTGCTCTACTGTAGGCTTCTCATCTTCAGGAAAAGAATCTTGTATTTCTTTAATCAATTCTTTGGTAAATTCAATTTTCTTCATCTATTCAACTCCGAAATGCTCGTTGATGTGTTGGGCCATTGCCACATACTCTGGGCGAATTCCATGTTGACTGGGAGCAAAATCCATCCAGTCTGTACCTTTTAATCTAATCTGTTCGGTACATTCATTGATCAATAATTTGGCAAACTTTTGAATTATTGTTGGACCGATCTCTCGTGTGATATATGTCGGTAAACCAGCCTGTACTGCAAGTTCTTTGATTCGTTCGTTCATGATTTATTCCTATAGTAACGATCTAATAATAGCCTGTACTTCTTGTGGGCTTGCCTTTTGTTGTTTCATAACAGCACCAACCAATGCACCAATTGCCTTGTCTTTGCCCTGTTTAAGCTCTGCTACAGCCTTGGGATTAGCTTCCATTGCTTTCTTAATGATAGCGGTTAACTCATCACCTGCGACTTCACCATCAAACAGTTTTGACTTGATTACATATTGAATTAGATCATATCCAACATACGGATATGACCAACAATCATCAATAATCTTTTTGATTTGTCGTGCATCTAATACACCAGCCGCACGTCCACGAGCGCATTCAAGTAGCAACTGTTTAAAGCCATAATGATATGTATCCATGTCTGACCATGTATCATCATCAGCATCTAGACGAGATTGAATATCGTTAATCATTAACTTAGACAAGATAAGATTAGCTTCTGGTAAAGGTGCCCAAGTGGCTAAGATTAAACTTACTACTTTTGGATTCATTTCAGATAGCGTAGCAAGTTCTTTAATCAATTCTTTGTTCATGGCAAATGTTTCTTTAAAATTCTTGTTATGCTCTCTTGTGCTTCTTGCTGAACTTCAAGAGTGCCAATATTATTTGCCAATTGCTGAATTGTCATTAATGATACCGCCTTCATTTGTTTCTGAGTATGCTCATCATGAGTCATAATAAATTCTAAGAATTTATCAGCAACATGTTCTGACCCATATTCAATATAATATTCGTCAAGTTTTTTGTTTAGTAAATCAGCCAATGCTTGTTGATGAGGCGTAGCATCTTTAATAATCATTTTATTTTCCGTATTTTAATTGTAATATCACTTGATTTAATATTATATAATATTAAATGAATTTTGTCAATAAATTAGGACAAACATATTTTTGTTATGATAGAATAACACGATAAATATATATTATTAGGATAAATATGTTATTAGATCATTTAAGAAATCGTTACACAACCAAATGGTGGCAAGACCGATCACTCGAAGATGAAAAAATCAAAACCATAATTGAGTGTGCATATTTGGCGCCAAGTAAACAAGGTAACTATGATTTTGAAATAGTTGTACTTACAGATAGTCCTACCGGCAAAGAATTTAAACAATGGTTGTATTGGGACAATACTTCGTGTTTGGATAAAGTACGAGATAAACCAGGAGAAGGACTACGAAGATATAATGGACAAGTACTGGCGCCTGTTGTAATGATTTGGCTAGCAAAACAATTTGATCAGGCAGTTAACGATTATAATGAAAACGAGTTCTTACGAACTAATAACGATTGTATTATTAGTGCTACAATGGCCATGTGTCAAGCAGAAGAACTAGGTGTTAATACAGGATTTTGCGGATGTATCGGTGGTCGAGAAATAGCTGATAGATTAAACAAGCCTAAGTCAACTGCGATAGTTAGTATGGGATTTGGATATGCTACTAGTCATGATATAAGCCAAACTATGAAAGTTTATAATGACAATGTTGAAATGGGGTTTGATCTTGCTAATCATCATTCCTCTATCAGAGACATCCCTACTAGAATAAAAAGATCTGACATAAACTCAATGGTAAGTTACATATGAAAGTACCACCAGGAATAAGTGGACGATCTGCTGAGTATACGGGAAATGTTGACAATGAAACATTGTCAAATGAACTCTCGTTACTCAGTCTCGGATCATTTGAACCATTGAATATATGGATTAATACTGGTCAATATATGAATGAAATAAGTCAATTTAATAATGATTGGGTAGATTATTTGCCTCGTACCGATCGTCATAATAATAGACGAGCGTTAACTCTTACCAATCTTCCCGGGAAAACTCACATTGATTCTCCTAGTAACGCACAAGCCAGTTACGAGGCTGGTCGAAGAGTAAGTGAGACAGAATTTACCGAGCCAACTGATGTGTATAGAGCGTGTACTAGTTTACATTCATTTTTAAATTCGTGGTCACCGTTGGGTCGAACATTCATCGTACAATCTAATATAGGAGGATACTTTGTTCCTCATCGAGATCATCCTAGTATGCCACGAGAATGTTTTCGTTTAATAGTATTCTTAAACAATTGTGGGCCATTACAGTATGATTGGTTAATGGATGATAGAAAAATGAACATACAAATGGGTCAAGTATACTATGTTAATACACGTATGACACATCGTACTATTAGCTGGGTTGATAATAGTCAACACTTAATTATTAATGTTCCGTTTACAACATCTAATGTATCAAAAGTAATTGCAAGTTTAGCACACACTCATTGACTTAAAATAATTTTTCGCTTCATTGAAGTTCAATATTAATATACTTCAACTTTGAAACTTGATACTATCTGAGATAGTAACTTATAATTTTGTAAAAATACTTATACCTAATTTACGCTCAATTCCTTGAGTTCTAAAATCGCTGGCGCAATGTAATTTCACACTATCGAAAATTAATGCACTGGTGGGTTTCCAATCTAATGTTCCCCACAGTGTTAAGCCCTTTAACCACATTGTTTTTAAATGTGTTAAATGTTTAACTCTTGTGGATTCATCAATAAGCATTTCATTCTGAATTCCGTCTACGTCCGAGTACTCATATATTTGCTTGTTGTAGTATGTTGGAATATTACTATCCTCATTAAAAAATTTAGCGGGACCATGAAAGTAACATTGATCGAAAAAACAAAGTTTGGGTATATTATTCGATCCATACGTTTTTAATGGTATAGTTATTCCCTTATATACGGTGCTCGGTAATTCAAATGTATCATCATTATGTATAATATGTGGATAATTTGTTGTAAAGAAAAATCCAGCAGTTATTTCAAATGGTCCAATTTCTTTAACTAGTTTATCGATAATTTTAGATATTACTGAATCAGTTAAATGAAATTTAATATCTAGAGTTATCGGACCTGTATTTTTATATACTTTATTTGGTTCGATTTCTTGAGATTCAAATAAATCAATTAGATGATTTATTTCGTCAATAGACAAAAAATCTTGAATAGCATACGGATCAGTCATTCTAGATTTAATTTTAGAAATTTCTTCTACTGTTCTCATATTACTATTTATTGATTTTAAATTAATTTCTTTTATTTTACTTTCCGTATTTTAATTGTAATATCTGCGGGGCAACCACAGCCCATTAGCTGATCATATTCTAGTCCGCATACTTCATACTCAATATCTTCATCCGAATCTTCGCATAGGATATTGATTCGGGATACAATTTTGTGTGAACCCATCCAACCATCTGGATTGTCCATACAGCCTACATCGTTGAGATAGTCAGCGAATGCCTCTGCAAATTCTTTTAGTTTAGGTTCTTTATCCCAGTCCATTATCTACCGCCTATTTGATTCAATCTCAGCAACATTTCTGTCGCATTATGTCTTGTTCTGAATCCAGACATTGCGCCTAGCGACATGGCAATGTCTGGCGAATTAGTGGACACTAAATCCCATCCTTTATCGGGACGAAACACTTGTCCAATGTATCTGTCTCCTAAGTAAACAAGATATGAATATTCAGTGTGACGTTTATAACGAATGTCCTCCACCTTATCATCAACTACGACTGAGAACATTATTCGTGTCCCTGTTCGATCAGACTATTGATCACGCTTAGGTCAATGGTCAAATCCGTAATGCGTTCTTTGAGGTCTTGATACGTCTCATCGAGCCGAAAGCCGTCGTAGTTTGTTATCTCACTACGCATCATGTCCATGTACACAATAGCTGCGTCTGCTCTTGTCTTGTTAAGTTCTTTCTCTACTAATATTCTACGATCTTTTAACATTACACGTCCTTTATTGGAAATAGGTGCCATGAGAAAACTGATACAGTCTTTGCATTACCGACCCAATCTCTCACAGTTTCTTCGCCGTATAAGAAATGACGAGTCTTTTCATTTTCTATGGTGACCTTTAAAGTAGTCAACCGAACAGCGCGGCCGATCACTACGGTACTCGATGTAGAATATCCGTACCGTTGACCGATTACGATTTCATTGCCAAGTGCGTCATTCATCTTGTTCATTTTACTTTCCTTTCGTCAATTGCTTTGCAGAGATCAAGATATGTCGCATCGTCAATATCCAGTTTCTTAAACCATCTTGCAAAGTATACAAGTAACTCAGCACTGAGTTCGTGAGTATCATAGTGATATGTTAAAAAGTCTTTGTAGTTTTGTACCTTGTCGGCAATCAACATTTGATTGACTTCCTTCAATGGGCTTAACCGAATCTCTTGCTCTGTGTTTACTTTGTTGCTCAAATACTCATTTGCCACACTACGATACTCCATGGCCAACATTAACACATGAGGGTCAATCAAGGAAGCAATATAATAGTTCTCTTGTAAATCTTCGTCTGCTTGTAACAAAGGATGAATACAAAATGCTCGTTTGACCGCATCTGTGGCACCAATAACAGAGAGAACAACTAATCCTTCGTTGATATGATTGATCAATGGAACTTGGCTACGCCGGGCGACCCGATCTCCATAGAAACGATTAATCAACTCGTATTCAACTGTGTGTTTCATTATTTTACTTTCCTACTTTGATGAGATGACAAGAAACAGAATACAAATAATTAAAATCATAATCAAAAATACGTCGTTCATAATTTATTCCAACATTAACATACATACAAGCCAAGATAATCTTTAACGTGAGTGATCATCTCATCGTAGTTATCGTACAATGGAATAGCATATCGATCACATACCATTTCTACATTACCCTTACGCCAAAAACCTTCTGGGCAACATACTACTAAGTGTCCATGTGAACTAGCTTCCAAACCCAATTCCATTAATGTAATTGGTGACTTAGTACTAGGATCAAAATAAAAGATAATGAAGCTGGCAGATTCTAACCCGTTCAGTTCCCATGAAACCTGTTCATTAAACTGAGGATCGTCGATAGATTGTTTCCACGACGAATCCCAATCATCACGACGAGGATTCAATAGCACCACGTCATAATCAGCCAAATCTTTAGTAACACGAGTTTGCCAATTTTCAGCTACACCCATTTCGATTGACCCTGCCAAAAAGATTCTTGGCAGAACATGATCGATATGTTCATCACTATTAGGTGCTTGAATCTCGATCATGATTGATTAATTCCAGCCTTTAGACGTATCGAACTCGTCTTCGTCATCATCGATCCAATCGTCTTCATCTTCGTAAAGATCAGAACCATTAGCAGAATTTTGAATCGAACGAGTAAATGCATCACTTGGATCCACTGCCAATTCGTCGATAACTTCGTAGCGACAAGTACGACCCTTGCTGTTGTTGTAATCACTAGGAATACTAACAACGTCACGAGGATTGATCTTGAGAATCATCGTATGTTGACCACCAAAGCTAGACAAATACTCTTGTGAGCAAAAGTGCAATCCAGTCGAACAAGTACGATCTTTGTCATCGTCAACTTGATTACGTTCCATTTCACAAATCTTACCGACTGAGTTATTGAAAGTTCCGCTATGAACGTCCATATAGTCTTCACGGACTTTCTTGTAAGCCAAGAAATGACCATCGGGTGTAATCGGAAGAACATTGTGTTCCAAGAAACCATACAGTTCATCAACTGCACGCTTGCTTGGATTGCTCATAAGATTTTCCATGAACAATACCAAAGGTTCAATTGGGAAACCCTCTTGCAACATAGAAATCATTCTAGTGGTGAGTGAATTGTGCATTTCAGTTCCACGCCAAAACAAAGTTTCGCCTTGAATTTCAACGTTACCTTGACCGTAATTCAGAACTACTTTCTTTGGTTCGATTACGTCTTTAACTGCATCCCAATCATTTGCCTTAATGGCATCCAGCACTTTTTGATAAGTGATGTGTGTTTTAGAAATCGTATGTGGCTGATTGTCAATGACCACTACGATGTTATTACCTTGTACAATATACGGATAAGACATTTTAAATTTCCTTTTTATTAGATTTACTATCAATTAAATTAATGTAGTCTGCAAATTTACTGCTATCAAAACTAAACTGATTAATGGAATGTTCCAACATAGATAACAATGGATAATGATTGTAGCATTCCTTACACTCAGAGTGTAATTTAGTAATACTTGAAGTGATCAATGACATTGTATCTTTATCATATCCACTTACTAACTGCTTAATACAACTTTCACTAGACATTGGAATAGTATTCAATTGCTTAATCTTATTAATCAATGCTGAGTATTTACCGGTTGAATCAGTGACTTGATTTAAAATTGATGCTGTATTCTTATTATACTTCCCAAAGACAAAATAGTCAAGAGATTTGGACATCATTGTATCAATAATATTGCTACGAAACTTAACAAGTGTGGCAACAATATGATCTTCTAAATTGACCCAATTTGTCTGTGATTCAATAAACTTAATATCACCCTTACGAACACCATAAACGTTAATTTTATTTAAATCACCGAATTCAATGTTTCGTAAGATACTACCCAACTCACTGGCAGATTGAATCCATTCATATTTGGAAGTCATAATGAATCCATTCAATGGTAAGTAGTAGTGAGTAGTGGTTGTACAAAAACTATCGCTTTTGCCTGCATCTCGCCATACTAAATCACTGCTATTACTATTATAGCCGCGAGGATCTCGCCGTTGTAAACTCATAATGGTTACATCTTTGTTTACTGACTTACGTTCTTTTTGTAACAAAGTGCTGACCAATACAACACGAGGAGGATTTTTCAAAAATTTAAAAAATTCATCTACTTCAATTTTCTTACTACGATCAAATGGCTCAATAACATAAATTGTCTCTGTTGAGTGATTGGTTTTGGTTGAACGATAATGAAATTTAGAACGCTCAGTCGCTCCCTTTTTTGTATCATTAACGATAAAGCTAACACTGGGCGAAGACGGAATTTGCCAACCCTGTTGATGAAGAGCGGTCGGATTTTTCGGGTCAATAATACGAACAGAACGTTCGTGATTAATAGAACACGTTATCTTATTACCAGTAGTACTAGATACAGTAAATGAACGAATTACAATGTTATACTTAGATTGTAATTCCAAACTCAACAGATCAAAAACCGAATAATTTCCATATCCACCGGATGCTTTAAGCAAAGGAAATTTGGTATCAGCAATGTATTTTACTACTGCTTCGCGCCATAAATTTCGTTCCATTTTCTTGCTCAACATATGGGCACGATCCCATAGATTTTCGATCAAATCCATTTCTGTTGTCAGTCGCTTAGTAAGAGCCGAGTTGATCTTTGCTAGCTTATTCTTGATAGCCTCAATGGTTTGTGGAACATACGACAAGCCCTCACGACTTGCCTGAAAGTCTAATTCACCAATATCAAAGTGCATTTCAAGATTGGAATTTAGCAGTTGTGATAAATCCCCTAACGCAGTTCTAGAGTTTGGAACGTCAATTGGATAAGCAATATTACCCATAATGGCAGTAGTAACAGTTCGATTCTTGTACTCATGAACTCCAGTAATAATATCTCGCGAGCTATATTCATGAGTGTTGATCTTTAAATCAATATTAAAAACTGGACGTAATTTGAAATGAAGATAAACATTTTGGGCTTCTTCACGAAACTTTGAATAATCATATGAAGAATTTACAGAAAATTTGATCTCAACGCCATTTGGTTGATCTGATGTTTCTGTAGACATAAGAGCAATACTGGGAACACCATCAGCGTTAATAAAGGCAGAATAAATTCCACGAACTCCATTTTGTACGGCAGCAACAGTAAAGTTGTCAGTATAAGAGAATGGGGATTTTGAGCCAAGACCCAATGCTCCGATAAAATCGTTTGATCCAGTTTTGGTCGATTCAAAATATGTAGTGTAAATTCGTGTAACTTGATCGTGAGATAAGCCAGTTCCATAATCACGAATAGAAAACCACGGTTCTAAACTAGTAGGCAGATGAACATCGAATGGCGTATCAGGACAATCAGCCGCCACATGACTGTCTACAGCATTACATGATAATTCACGAATAATGGCACGAATTTTATTGGCATATAAGCCACTAGATAGAATCGAGAATGCCTTAGCACTATTACGAATTCGGAATTCACCGATTTCGCCAACATTGCTAAGAACTGCTTCGTGTTTTGGGGTATTATTAAGAATCATTAAAATCTCTTGTTGTGTGTCAGTGTAAGTGTAATTGTATCAGAATTCTGATTTACTGTCAATCTAAACGTGCTTGAATTTCTAAATAAAAAGTATGATATTTTGCCATACGGGCAATATCTTTTTCTGTAACGCCCTTTAAGCGGCGAATATCCGTATTGTGCCGTAAGTCACAAAGTTTAACTTGCATGGCATCAATATTGGCAAAAACTCGTGCTTTGTATTCATCAAGAGTTTCTCCCGGAACTTTAGTCAAAGCACGAATGCCGATAATAACACGTTCAGAGATTCCACTATCAGCTAAATCCTTATAGGTAACATCGGTGTCTTCGATAACATCATGTCCCAAAGCAATACATTGTAATTCTTCATCAGAGGTTTTTAAAAACGACATAACTCTAAGAGGATGAAGAATATATGGAGCACCCCCACGATCAAATTGACCAGAGTGAGCATTAGTAGCAATAACTAACATCCTGTCAAGCATTTCGCCTTTTTTCATATTTAATTCCTTTTCTTATCTTACACTTATAGTATACTATACTATGGATTTACTGTCAACTATAGTGTTGTAAAAATACAACACTATATTTCGCCGTATCTTATACGCCAGCCACAAATTTCATGTTCTATTGGTCGATCTAAATATACTGGCTCAAATGTTGTAGGATCTAGTTCTTTGGTATACGTTGGCATACCTACATTGTAGTGTAGATCGTATAGAAATATATGCTTTTCTGCAAATTCTTCTTCACAATGAAGAATAAACTCATCAAGAGATTCAATCTTACGTGTAATTGCGTTACAGAAACTACCTCGATATGTAACTACGGGACCGATCATGAAACCAGAAAGATTACATTTTCTATCAAGATAATACAAACCATGTATGTCTCTAACCCAATTATCTACGCTCCAATTATACTCTTCTTTTTCTTCTCTACGTTTAACAATCCATTCTTCAAAGTCAATGGTAATACCACGAGTATTTAAGTAGCTCATTTTATTAAATATGCCTAATGATCATAGTCAAAAGTGTAAGAACTGATTTCATTTTTAATTTTCTTTAAGTTAGAATACACGATTCGTGTATGTATACTAGTATATAACATATGCTATTATAATGTCAATCTAATGTGGATAAATGAATTATTTTGATGTAACTAGATTGTCTCTAAATATTTCCCAACAATTTTCCCAAGTCCATTTATTACTATTTTTCTTGACTTGTCCTCTGCTCAATTGCAAACATTCTTTCACTGCAAATTCTAGATCATCATTCAATATACCGGTTACATTATTCTCAATGATGTCAATCGGTCCAGGCACTGGATAAGCTGCCACTGGTGTTCCCATACTAATAGATTCAATCATGACGATTCCAAATGTATCTACTCGACTCGGAAAAACAAAAACGTCAGCATTGGCATAATATCTAGCGAGTTCTGTGCCAGTTTTAACTCCAACGAATTTTACATTTGGGTATTTAATTTCTAATTCTTTTCGATACGGCCCATCTCCGACAATTATTTTAATCGTATTTGGAATATCCAATTGACAAAAGGCATCTAGATTTTTCTCTTTACTAACTCGACCAACACTGAGTAATATAGATTGATTTTTGATATCTTCATTTCGCAAACCATCAATGAACACTGTCTTATCTACGCCTCTTGTCCATCCATAAATTTTACCAATAAAACCATTTGCTTTTAATTCATTAACCATAGTCTGAGTAGTGGTCAATACTTTACCACTGTGTTTATGAAACCATCGAACATATCGATAAGTTAAAGATTCCGGAATATTGTAAATCTTTTTCAAAAACTCTGGAAATTTCGTATGATAGCTAGTATTGTAACGAAGATTATTTCTCCAACAATAATTACTAGCAGCAATACCTAATGGACCCTCGGTGGCAATGTGTATGTAATCGGGATTATGATCTCTGATCAACTTAGCAATACCCCACGGCCATGATAACTTAACTTCTGGATATCTAGGGGCATCTATATAATGAAAGAAAGTAGGATTTATGTGACATAATTCATATCCATCTTTTTCTGCATATGATGCAATATTTTTGAATGTGGTGACTACACCGTTAATTTGATTTGGTAAATTATCAGTTACTATTAAGATTTTTTTGGTTGACATATTGCTTCTATTTTAAATGACTCGAATTTTATCCAATACGACATATTGGCTTTTGCATACTCACATGCTGCTTGATTTTCAAATGGAATTTGTACTCTAGCAGGTATATCTTTGGAATCACTGATGTGTATCGCTATCAGTAGTAGTATCCACATTATCGATCTCCTGAGTCCAAGTTATTATTTCCCAACGCCCGTCATGATGTTCGACTAATGCGGTGCAACTTTCTACCCAGTCACCATCATTCATGTAAGTGATACCGTCTATATCTTTGATCTCAGCATGATGTATATGACCGCAAATTACTCCGTCAAATTCACGTTTCTTACAATACGCTGCTAAATTATTTTCAAATTTGAAAATAAAATCTACTGCTTTTTTGACACGGCGTTTAAGATATTGGCTAAGACTCCAATAACCAAAACCCATACGGTGACGAATCCAATTAAATTTGCTATTGAAATTAAGTACACAATCATACGCTTTATCTCCTAAAAAACTAATCCACGGTGCTAATCTTGTGATTCCATCGAATAAATCGCCGTGAGTGACCAAGTAACGTTTGCCGTCTATTCCGACATGTTCTGCTTGGTTTACTATTTCGATATCTCCAAATCCAATTTTATATGACATTAATGGTCTTAGAAATTCGTCATGATTACCAGCAACATAAACTACTCTTGTGTCTCGCTTAGCATGTCCTAATATTCTACGAATTACATTACTATGACTTTGCTTCCATTGCCATTTATTCTGTTGGATTTTCCAAGCATCAATGATGTCACCCACGAGATATAATGTTTCGCAAGTATTGTGTTTGAGAAAATTATTTAGCTTAGCTGCTTTACAATCACGAGTGCCGAGATGAATATCTGAAATACATATAGTACGGTATGTTTTGTTCATAAAAATATTTATCTGCTATTCTATTCAATGGTATTACAGTTATGTTACAAGTAAAAATGCCTCCGAAGAGGCATTTTATTATTTACTAAAACTAATTACTACCCGTCGATCAGGTGATAAACACTTGATCAATTTTGCTTGATTCTTCAAGCCATTGCATAGTTTAGTATCTTCGGTTGGTTGTGTACTGCCAACTCCTGTGGTTACATACAATGCTTTGACTTTGCTATCTAAGTACATAGCAACTGCATCAGCACGACGTGAACTCAGTTGTTGATTGTACACAGCAGTTCCAATACGATCAGCATGACCCACGATAGCTAGAGTATCAGTTGTTTTGATTTGTTTTGATAATTGATCTAATGCTACTTTACCTTTAGTGGTAATGACTGCACTATCAAACTCAAACAGTACGTCTGAACTCAATACTACTGGCTTTGACTTAGCTTTAACTACCAAATCACAATTTTCTACTGCATTTGCTGCTGTGAATGATCCAGTGTGAAGACACAGTCCGGAGCCTGTCTTGACAATTTGACCACTACCATCCGTTACGTAACCCTCAACCGCAAAAGCGGCCGACCAGAGGGTTACGAAGGATAACATGATTGCTAATAATGCTTTCATTGTTATCCCTTGGATTAAAACTGGTGACGTAAACCTACACCATAAACTGTGCTTTTAGCACCGTCTAAGAAGGCATAGTTCTGAGCCTGACTAACATAGGCATACGCATTTGTACGCTTAGAGAAGTCATATTGATAACCAACAGAGTAGATGCTCAAGTTAGTAGCATTAGCCAATGTTGTAATTGGAGTAGCATACTGATATGATGCAAATACTTTTTGAGCGCCTGTTACTGGAACAGTAGCACCTAACATGTAGCTGTTAGCACCAAAGTTAGTGTCGAACAATACACCACCTGCACCACCACCATAAGCATTAGTACTGAATGTTGGGTCTACACTAGCTTGACCATTAATCCAACCATTTCGGGTTTGGCTATATGCGGCTGCAACTTTTACAACTGTGAAGTCATACGCTCCACCGAAGATCCATTGTTTTGGATTAGCGGCATTAGAACCAACTACGTTGTCAGCACCATACATTACGTCATACGAAGCAACCACTGTTAATGGACCGCTTGCGTATTTTCCGCCAACTGTCAGTACACGAGTGTTGTTGTTTGTAGCATAATTGTAAGTGTTTGCAGCAGCTACAGCACCATTATCGGCGTAGACTGTGCTTAGACCACTAGCAAATGAATAACCGACACCAGCAGTGAATCCTGAGTATGTTGGTGATTGATATTTGATCATGTTGTTGTAACGTGTAGTGTTGGCAGCACCGAATGTAGCACCAATGTTAGCTTGACCGAAGCCTAACAAGAATGGATCAATAGCACCAACGTAGTCAGTGGCAAAGTTATATTGTTTACCCAAACGAGCGTAGCCCAATTTGTCACTTTCTAACCCAACCCATGATTGACGTCCGAAAAGTGTTCCACCTTGTTGACTTGCGCCATTTCCAAGATTGAATCCAGACTCAAGAGTGAATGTGGCACGTAGACCATTTCCCAAATCTTCCGATCCTTTGATACCAAATCGGTTTCCTTGTTGAACACCACTGGCAATACCTACGTTGCTCGTTGAATAGCCATTGGCCAAACTCTGAGTAGATACTTGAAATCCAGCGTCGATAACACCGTAAAGCGTTACAGACGAATCTGCTGCTTGCGCTACAGTTGTGCCCATTGCGAGTACTGCTGATGCGACTAAAGTTTTATTAAATTGCATTTATATTTTCCTTAAGGTTATAAAACAATGTCATTATATACTATAATGACTTACTATACAAATTTTTTGGTATAATGAACGTATATTTATATGATATAATCACTATCTTAAAATTTGTACTACTCAGATGAGCTTATACTACCGAGTCTGGTAGCTTAACTACGCTAACAATGTTTGCTAATCGAAAGCTACGCCATTCTTTTCGATCCATACTCCATACAGAGATAACTCCTGGAGCTTTTGTACGAGTTTTGACAATTTCATTTTCTGACAAAACTGGTTTTGCTGGCAACACATCTGATTTTAACGTACACGGCATAACTCTAAGTTCGCCATCTACTTTTTTGAATGTTACTTCACAAACTGATTCACGTAACATTTCTAGTACTTCACTTTCTGACAAAATTTTGTCCATTTTATTACTCCGAGAGTTTAATTGCTAATGTTATGATACCAACTAATATTGCTACGAATATCGCTATTACACCAAGTACAGCAAGAATAGCAAATACTACTGCAATCTTTACTAGACCAAAAAACACACAATTTGTTATAACTAATATAAAAAATATTAAGATTGCGATTAGGGCCATTTTATTTGTCGTCTTCGTTAATAATTACAGTACCATTACTATGACGATCTCTAATAGTATCCATATCTTGTTCCATACGTTGTTCTTGCATGGTCTTTTCGTTGAATATCTTACGAGGATTTCCACACATTAAACAATTTGAATTACCACAATTCATGGCATGATGCTTTGCCATTCGATGTGGCTCATCAATCATCTTACCCATAGCACTATTAGATTTTGCAATCTTTAGTTGTTTGGATATAGCATTGTCATCTTTCAAAATTCTTCGACTATGCTTGAACTTATCTTCTTCGGTGCTCATGATTTCGTCCTTGTTTATATGATTATACGTTAATATCACATTAATGTCAACTATTTAGGTATAATATATCTAGATATAATAATTAAAAATGGATAAATATCTATATATTTAAAATGGTTTGAAAATGTCAAATGACACAATGATTGATAGCGAAAGAAAAAAAGAAAATTGGATGAATTCCAAATGGCGACCAATGATGGGCTGGATGTATATGTTGGTTTGTATCATGGATTTTGTAGGATTTCCTATTCTGTGGAGTTTATTACAAGCATATGCTGATGGCCAAGTGACCAGTCAATGGCAACCACTAACACTACAGGGTGCTGGATTATTTCATCTAGCAATGGGTGCGGTATTGGGTATAGCCGCTTATGGTAGAACTAAAGAAAAAATAGCGGGCGCAGAAATTAGTGGATTGGAAGGATTTGGTCAAGGTTCCGGAACTACTTACATTCCGCCGGGACAGGGAAATGCACAAGTTAGCAACCAGCCTCAACAAGTATCGCCCACTAGAACTATGTACGCTCCGAGATCAGGGCCACCGCATCAAGTTGATAGACCACTTTAAGGATTAAATTATGAAAAAACTTGCATTAATTACATTGATTGTAGCATCGTCTTCTGTTTATGCAGCAGAAACCAAACAAATTTGCACTGATATCAAAGATAAAAACGGGCAGGTCGTATTAGATGTTAATGAAGTTGCGAAACAAACATGTCGAGTCATAACAATTCATAAAAAATATGAAGGAACCGTAGTACCTACTAAATCGTTAACACCTACTCCATATGGATTTGACTCAGTTGTGAAAAAACGTCAATTGGAATTGATATCAGCAGGTGCCAAAATTATAGCCGATGGAATTACGGGTCCAGCAACACGACGAGCAGAAGCAGAATTCGGATATCTTGTACCTAAAAAATAAAGGAAAAAACTATTATGAGTCAATCATTTACATTTAATTTTACAGAATCACAATTAGCACAAATTATACCGGGTAACTCTTTTGTTACTGAATGGTATACTGCGCTAACACTTATATTACCTGATTACGAAATCAATACCGTATTACGAGTTGCCGCTTTTCTATCTCAATGCGCTCACGAAAGTGCAAATTTCACTGCACTTAGAGAGAATTTGAATTACACTGCTGCTTCATTATGTCGAGTATGGCCAAGTAGATTCACTCCAGACATGGCAGATCAATATGCACACAATCAAGAGAAAATTGCAAACAGAGCATATGCTGATCGTATGGGAAATGGCAATGAAGCAAGTGGAGATGGATGGCGATATGCTGGAAAAGGTCTTATACAGCTAACTGGCAAAGATAATTATACACGTTTTGCCGAAAGTATAGAAACTCCAGTAGAACAACTGCCAGATTATCTAGCTACATTTGAAGGAGCGGTACAAAGTGCTTGTTGGTTTTGGGAAGATAAACGATTAAATCGATTTGCCGACGTAGGAGACGTACTCGGACTCACTCGTGCTATCAATGGCGGAGAAAATGGTCTAGAAGAACGAACTCATAATTATCAACACGCAATGCGCGTACTTGGAGCTTAATCATGATGTGGCTACTGTCGTTTATTCCTGATTTCGTGTATCACTTGTTACTATTAGCCAGTGTGATTGCATTTGGAGCTTGTTATGTTCTTAAAATGATACCGTTTATTTCAACCAACGTAGAAATTATTCGTATCATTAGTATAGTAGTAATGATATTTTCAGTTTGGATGGAAGGTGGCATCGTTAATGAAGCCAAATGGAAAGCAAGAGTTGCTGAACTTGAAATTAAAGTTGCTAAAGCAGAGAAAGCTGCAGCCGAAGCTAATGGCAAAATTGAAACTGTATATGTAGATCGAGTTAAAGTAGTAAAAGAAATACAATACGTTAATCAAACTCGTATCAATAAAGATGCTGATAAACTAGACAGAACTTGTAAGATAGATCCAGAAGCTATTGAAATACTTAATCAAGCTGCACATTCAGGAGTGAAGAAATGAAAACGTTAATACTAATACTCGTTATATTATCGCTCAGCGGATGTGTTACGCCAGTGAAACGAAATTTCCCTGATGTTCCTGCTATTTTAAAAGAAAAATGTCCTGAATTGCTAGATGTCAAAAAGACTGATAAGTTGAGTGATGTTCTATTGACCGTAACACAAAATTACGGTCAATATAACGAATGTAGCATTAAGTTAGATAGCTGGATTCAATGGTACGAAGATCAGAAAAAGATTTTTGACAGTGTAAAATAACATTCTAGTGTAATGTTCTACTTACACGGTTGAGAATAGAATCGGTAATATCTTCTTCTTCCCATTCAATGTTATCACCGATTTTCTGCCAGTCAATTTGAGACACAATTTCGTCAGATTCGTTCCATAAATTACCGTATGCCGACACTTGGGTATTATTGAAAAACCCAATTTCGATCATCATACTAATTTTAGCGTGTAATTCTTCTAGAGTTTTGCATGTCATATAAGTAACCATGACAAAACCCTCTGCTCTACGCTTACTTTTTTTCTTGGCGTCTGGATTCCAAAATTGTTTGACAAAGTGAATACTAGGAGTATAACCATCTTTGTTTTGATGAGCATCGATTACAATACCCTCGTATTCATCCATTGATACCACTGGAAAATCTTTGTAATTAATCATTTTAAATCCTTAATGTGTAACGTATTGATCAACATGATAATCGTGCCAATCATGAGAATAGGCACCGGTTCTAATACTATCACGACTATTATTCAGCGCAATATGTAATTGACGCCGACTAACATCGTGTTCTTTGTAGCCTTCCATTAAGCAATCCCAATATCCATTTCCTGGAGGGCTTTTTGGATGTCCCGGTTGCATAACGTATACCCAACCGTTATATACACGATCTCTGTGTATAATAGGAACAATTACACGATCATAGTATACAGGATAGCTTTCTAAACGATCTAGACTAGCTAGACATTTATCAGTTAATTCCCATAATACTCCAACCGTTTTGGCTCCTAATTTTGGTACTACATCTGCGTGACAGGCAAAACGAAACTCGTAATTTGCCAACATAGAGGAACCAATACTGATAGCAGCGGGACATCTTGACTTCATCCCCCCGATATTAGTATTCATTCCGTATGCGAAATAATAATGCTTGTTCATGATTTACTTATTTTCCTTTATCGTTAATTAACGTTTCAAATAAACGTGTGATATCATAATCAAAACGATTTTTCATTTTGACTAAAACCTCAGTTGGTACATTATGTACACTTTCCCAAGAACCCTGACATAGAATTACTTGAGGTACTATATCGTATTCTGCTGCAATTTTAAAATACGATTTTAGTTCTTTTGCGGTTGTGAATGTGTTAGACACGATCACATCGCAGTTAGCTTGTAGTGCATCACGAGTCTTATCTTGACACCATTTATGAGCCAAATGTAAATGGTCGACGTTGAAATTATATTCGCCATCTTCCATAAAATATTGATCTGCTTCAAAATGTTGAGCGCAAGTTAATCCATTTGATGACATCAATTGAAGAGCAAGAGTAGACTTGCCACTTCCCGGCAATCCACGAATCAAGATTAGTCTCATTTTAAATTCCTTTCATAAAAGTAATTATAGCATAAGATTGACTTAAAGTCAAGAGAATAATCGACCAAAATACAAGGTCTTTGTACCAAGGAATATATTTTCTGCCAATAGCTTCACAAATTTCTTTTTCTGACATTTTACTAACATCAATGTGTATAATTTTACGTGTCATTTAATTCTTCTTTGAGCAAGAAAATTTAACTACATGATATTTTGTAGATAGGTCTTGCACGGATTTTACGCCTGCTGATTGACACGCTGCCTCTGTATCTACAGCTATGCTAGTCAATGCAGGCGCCGATTGCATACCAGTGCCCCACACAAAAATAATTAGTATCCAGTTCATTCTTCACTCCATTCAATAGTTATTGTGAATTTACCCAATCGAAAACCATGTTCATCTGTTGAAATTGCTTCCAACTTGGGATTGAAATCGCTATCAATTGCTTCTGAAACATCTCTGTCCAAATCATAGAGAGATTCATCATCATATTCTTTTTTAAATATAATCATTCTTCGCCTCTATTACTTTCAAAATGTTTAAGCAAAATTTCATTCATTTGAATTTGTAGTGATTCAAGTGCGTGTCTTGTTTTACGATCTTCAATCCAGCCAATCTTCATCATCGACTTATCGAATTTTTTTCTAATCATGGTATAAGTTGCTTCGTTCATTTTAATCCCCGTGCTTTAATAAGAATTTATTTGAGATAGCCTTGAATGTAAAACTACCATTCACTGCCTTGAATACTAAACCTTCACGCTCAGTCTTGACATTCAGCTCAGACTTTCCTTCTGCTAATTCAAGCAGTTCATCGATAGTATGATTTACTGAACCGTGAGGCAGAATAACAGGACAGTGGTTCAAGTTCTGCATTTTGCAGATAGTACGAACCATGTCTGGAATCATATAATCACCCACGACAATATCATAGATATCGAATACCATGAATTTATGACCTTTGATTTCGTAGATATTCTTTTGAATTCCTTCGCCAATTAGTTCACCTTGAATAGCAAAGTTATCACCCATAGTCCGCATCTTAGTTTCAAGATCCAACTCACGAGCAACTTTCCAAAAAGTATTTCCTTCACTTTCTTTCAGATCAAGATTGCGTGAACATACACCAAAGACACCATCAATCAGATATACAGTCATTGATGAACCGTCTAACTTTTCAGTAACCTCGAACGTAGTATCACCAGCTTGAGAAATCTCACGCTTCAGATTCTGACAACGTTCTTGATCAGTCTTTGGAATCTGACTTGGGAAATTACCACGAGCGACACCAGCAAGTTGTGCTGACATTGGCGGTTCGTATTTGACGATGCCAAGATTCTCACTTACATCTTCATTCTCAAACTGTTCCCAGTCACCAAGATAATCACCTGAAGAAGTATTAACAGCAAGAACACTCAAGGGCAGTAACAATCCTTGAGAGATTTGCCCACGCAACTTGATAGTGCGAAGACGTTCACCTTCAATACCTTCATACGTCTTGGGGTAATGCCCGTCGCGAGTCAGGAATGGAGCAATGGCAGTGGGAATGAAACTATCAATCTCACAATATACCGCTAGATCGCCAACTACATACAATCCTTTCTGACACACGACTTTCCATCCACCAACGGTAGCCACTTCAATTTTATCAGCACCCTCAATAGGGTTTAGTTCGTCAATACGACGAATTGTTGCCATCTTTCTCATAATATTTCCTTAATTTAATTAACCATCATAGTAACTATCTGATAGTTACAATATATTTCAATTGAATGCTCCTGCCAATTGATACTTACGTTCGGCTTTAAGGTCTTCAAGTGCCTGTTTCAAGGTTTTACCAGTAGTGCCCACATACTGTACGCCGTCTTTCCAATGTGCGTACTTGCAAATGCCCTCTGACACTCCGCTGTAGTATGTTTGAATTTCTTCACGTTCTGTCATTTTGATTCCTTTTCTGTTGGGTCAGTTAACTTTATTGTTAATCATGATTGATTTACCACCGTACTACAATGTAGTAAGTTGTGACAGACGTTTGAGTTCCCCGTACGTGTCCGCCGGTGATTGCTACTTTATATCCAATTTTCTCAAGTTGCCCTTTAAGCAACATTTGATCAGAAGTATAGTTAAAGGATTCGCTATTGACTTCAAAGAAAGAGTCTACATCCGTAGCTGCATCAAGTAATAATTCACTCTTGCCGTTTTTGGCTTCATGCTCAATCATTTTGCCGATTCGTTCTAAACGATCATTCATTACTGTGTTATTGGAATCAGTGATTTCTCTTGCGATTTTTGCGCTAATCATTTTACTTTCCTTTTCGTTATGTTTATCAATTAAGCGTTGATTGAATTCACGCTGCAGTTTTTTAAAACAAGCATGAGAATAAAAAGTATGATAGCTATTATCATTATATCCACATTTCATACAAATCATTCTGTGACTCCCATATGTTTAAAAATTTTACGTTTCTTTTCGTTAAAATCGATAATTGCCAGATCACTTACATGACAATCCTCAGTCCACAGTGCCTTGACAGATTCTTTGACAATCAACTCATAGAATTCTTCCCAATCAAATCGAATGTTACCACAATCACAATGATCCCAAGAACCACACTTTTCGGCTAGTTCCTTAATTTTGTCGTTCATTCTTCAACTCCAAACCGTTTTGTAATTTCCCGAGCATATCCGCTGCCTGAGACAAAATCTTCGTCGTAACAGATACTGGCACACTCTGCCGCAATCAATCGGGCGAACTTTTCTTTATCAAAGTCGTAACGATACTCAGGATATCCGTTACAACCAGCAGGATAATATTCTTCTTTTATAGTAGCTTGTTCGGCAAGTCGTTCAATCAGCTCGTTCATTGTATACCCTTAAAATGTGTTCAAAGTAGGCTGATAAGTATTGATCAATTCACGCTCACGAGAATGAGCAGCTAAACGACCACGTACAGATTCAAGCAAACCATAAGTAAATGCCTCAGAGCCGTGTTTACGAATCGACTCAGATAATGCCCAGCCTTTGTCTTCTGCCAAAGCACGTTGAACGTGTTTTTGAATGCGACGCTTGAGAGTTTTTTGAACACCGCCTACATTCTTGACAGTTAGACCCACGTATTGATCGCCCGTGACAGTGTTATTAATCACGTAGATTAGATGGGTACAGTCGTTACGGCGTTTGCGTTTTGTCATCATGTAACTATTATAGACGATTTTTGATTTATTGTCAATAGATTTGTTGTATTTTTACAACAGTCTGATAATCAGACCATAGCCGTAAATTACTAGCATTGCCGCATTTACAACGATAATAGAACGCTCACCTATTCTTAGTGCCCAAATAATCCATAGAATACTAGCTACATTTAGCAAGTAGATATTGAGCGGGTCCAGCCCATAAGTAATAGCTAACGCTCCCAGAATCGTGAGAAGCGTTGCTGACCATTTAAGTATTGAATTCATCATAACTACATTATAATCGATTATCGATTTATTGTCAACTTATGACTGTTGTATAAAAACAACACTTTTATTCAAATTCTACGAGTGTGAACGTCCCACCAAACTCAGCAATTTTCTCTGAAAATTCAGCCAACATTCCCATGATACGAGTCTTATTTCCATTAGCCAAACCCATGCCAATTAATGGAAAACCAAAACGAGCGGTTGGGTATTCTCGTGCTAATTTCTGTAGAATCAATTTGAAAGCATCGTATTCAAATACATCATTTCCATTACTCAATGCATATTGAGTGTAAGCGTTAATCAGGATAAACGTATCGTCAATTTCGACTTGTGTGTAATTACCTAATTTGTTGTAGTCACCTTTGGTAGTTTTATTATCTTCTAGTACAGCTTCTGGAAAACGTTCAGCAATTTCACGAGCAATACCACCACCCATTGCACAAAAGCAATTACAGCCCTGTACAATAACATCAAACTTACCGTTAACTGCTAACGTTAATAAATTACCTTTTACAATATTCATTATTTTAACTCCAAAGCACAACCGCAATCACTATTCCACGTTTCGCCACATACTAGACAATATCCTTCATCATCGATAATCTTTGAACGATATTTCTGTAATTCTTCATCAGTAGTAGTTGTTCTTTTTATCACCTTAACAACAAGATTCAATGTTTCTTTGTAAGTATTCCATTGAAAATTATTGGTTTTTAAAGCATCATTAGTAATATCTTTTAAATTCTCAATCTTATTAACACAATCTTCAATAGTTAATTCGACAAGTCTGTATAGAAAGCTATCACTGGAAAGATCCTGAACAAGATACTGAGTATCTTGTTCACACTGTTCAATTAGTTGTTTAATTCTAGTCTGTTCGTTCATACTATTTCCTTTTCTAATTTACTTCATGTTCTTTATTTTGTTGATAATTTCGTTTGCTTCAGGATAATTATCAAGTTCATCTTTAAATAAATCTGAAAGACTATCAGTTTCTTCAACTTCACTGACTTCATTTACTTGTGGATTTACAAATCGAGACACAGTAATATGAATCATATAGTCTAACACAAACTGAAATAATTCCTTGGCTTCTTCGTCTGACAACGTTTCTGCAAATTTAATTCGTTCGTCACCCGCCAACTGAGTATAATTTAAAAAAATTACAATTTGTTTCATAGTATATGTTTTCATTTTCATCTTCTATATTAAGTTTATGCTTTCAGTATAACATCTATTGCAATTATTGTCAAGTCTGACACCAAAAAAGATTCATTGATTATTCCAGTTCCTCTAATTCCAAATTTGACACTTGGTGATACTTGAGAAAATAGATGTTGTGCCACTAGACCTCTTGGCGTATCTAGTAATGTAGCATCGGCATAAAGTTTATAATTTTCGATCCACAGTCTGTCAATTATGTGTGATACTTGATCAAGATTAACGTGACCATATAAAGCGACACCGATTTCCCCTAGTAATTTTCTACCGTCAATCTTATTTTTAATTTCGTTGATTGCTCGTTGAATTTCAGTAGCAGTATATACTCTGCCATTAGGGTTTGGACGACCTATTTCACTAACTAAAATTTTTGTAACTTTCATATCATTCTAATCCCGTAATCTTTCCATGTATGTTTATCGTCCAACGTGAAGATACCAAATTTATCATGTTTTTGACCAACAATAATACCAGCATCATACTTGTTTTTACCCACATACAACAAGATGTTATTCTTGAAAAACACATTGCCACGACCTCGTCTACTAACGTGTGCTACTCTGCTGCCGGCACTTACTAATCTATGAAAATCCACTTTATCACTATAGTATTCTTGAATTTTATAGTGATACTCACTGTATGATTTCGCAACATGAGATACTAAATTGGCACGATCAAGAGTCTCAAATTGCATGAATAAATTACGTAATCTCCATTCTACTTCATATTCGGTTAAAGTACATTCAAGTCGAGAACTTTGAAGACTTAATCGATAACTGCTACTGGCTTTGCCATCTTCAGACATAAATGACATATACCATATCTTATTATCAGTTAGAGTCACGTCTTGAATGTGAACACAATCACGCCAATTGTTAGTGAATTTAATCTCTAACGGCTGCCACCCAAAGCGTTCAGACCACTTTTTCCAAATAGCTTCGTAGTTCATTAACTTTGAAACATGTCCATACGAACTTGAGTAATTGCTTTACCTAGCAAATTCTCACCTTTCCAATTTGCAGAGTCTTCGACTCCTTCTTCATCTTCAGCCATTCCAATTCCCCATCGTTTGTCAAGTGGGCTAGCTTCAACTAGAGTCAGACCTTTGGTCTTTTCTAATTCGCTATATAGTTCTGGATTCTGTTCAAACTTGGCACGATTGCCTCGGACAACGATGTCATATGCGACGTTCATCCAAACTGAATCTACAAAGTTTTTAACTTGACGACCCAATGCTTTTTGTTTTTTAGAATCAGACGTTGCAAGAATAGCATCTGCAATTTCAGTATCTTGAAATAACATAGCTTTGTTCCACATCATCCACTGTTCACACGTATTGAATGTTTTTCCATCAATAACGAATGAACTCTTGAACCATTGACTGAATGGTCCACTCCAAAAGAATTTATATTGACTCATGCTGTTTCTCCTTCTCGTGCCATGAGCAGCGCGGCCTCAAAGTCGGTCAATGGCGGTAAACCCTGACGTTCAAGTTGCTCACGAATAACAACCACATCTAATAGATTTTGTGATTCTTGACGTTTCTCAGGTGTTGAATTATCGATAAATTCCAATGGGGTTTTGCCATCAATCTTGACCTCATTTAAATATGTACAACCAGCTAGAGCGTGTCTCTCTCCATTTTCTGTAACGGAAACAGCAATTTTTGGCTCAAGTGTTTGTGGGTCAAGTACCATTGATGTTTTGAACTGTCGAACAACTGCGGCCGCTGCCATTACTCCAACCGCTACTTCTGCTACGGGTGCTGCTGACGCTACAGACGCGACTGCCCCTGCTGGCAGCACTGTTGACCCGAATACTGCCCCCATTGTTTGTAAAAATCCTCTACGTGTTGTCATTAGTTTCTCCATCGACAATAATTCCGGCGAGTCGCCATACTTCATTCCAAATTACACCCACCCAGTGTCCATCCACTGAGACATCTCGTGATTCAATTCCAAATCTGAGAATACCTTCGTTTAATAGCTGTTGTGTTTCCATTTTATGCTCCAATTACATTGATAAGTTTTTCAGGTACGTGAATAAATCTAGTAGCTGATAAACCATTTAGCTGATCAGCAATACTCAAATGCTGAATAGCCATATTCTCAATTTCTTGAGTAGTCATTGTTGAGTTTGTATCAATTGAACCCACTAACTGTCCATTGTACTGCACTGAAATTTTATTGTTCATTTTATTCTCCTTGATTACAAAGAACTAGCTCCGATTCAAACCAAAATCCGAATTCGTGGTCGTTTTTAGCAACATACATATGAGTATCACTAGTATGTTTATTAAGATCATATACTACCTCTGTTATTGTAAAGGAATCAGGGGATAGTACTTTCTCAGTCATATCTTTGTAATATAAAATATTAACAATGTCACCAACTTTATATTTTGATTCTCTAATTGTATTATCCATTTTATTTTCCTGTATTTGTTTTATACTACCAATCCGAACTAGGACCACTGTCTGAGCTATCACTCCAACTACTAGAACTAGAACTACTAGATACCGACTTTTGACTATCACTATCATCTGAACTAGGTCTTGAATATGATGGTGTACTGAAAAGACTATTTACCAAACTCCCTATAGCCATTCCTGTAAACAAATCGGTACTGGAATTAGTAACAGGTTGCGCTGATGTAGTCCCACCGCTGCCACCAATCGTTCTCCATTGAGTGTCGTTAGTTTTATTATCATAAACCACAGTTTGGATAGTACCAGTCTTAGTGTCATATCTCTGTGCTCCAGCATTACCAAGATTTGGATATGTTGGAGTTACATTTTGCATTCCTTTAATACGCAGTCGTTCGGCACGATCTCGTAACTGTATTTCTTCTTCTGAACGAGCCTGAGCCAATAACTCGGTCTGTTTTTTAAAACGCTGCCGTTCTTGAGATTCAGCTTGTTCCCATTGCTCTTTTATTTGAGTTAATTTCTTCTCTCTACTGCGAACAAAACGTCTTCGCAGTAGAATAGCACCGATGATGGTAACAATGAGAAGAATTGCGATAATTGATAGCGCAATTATTTCTTCCATTTTATTTTCCAATCATCAAACCAGTCATATTGCTTGGAACAATAATAGTCTGGACTTTGCCGTTCTTAACACCTTCAGAGATGTTCAACGCAGCCTGAGCGTTCATGTAAGCAATGCTGGCTGAGCTTTGGTTGGTAAGTGCTGCCATACGACGAGATTCTGCTTCGGCGGTCTTAACTTCAACTTCTTTTTGCAGCAATTCATTCTTGGAGCGAACCAATTCGTTGGCACTTGCCACAACAGAATCCGCCGGTGTAAGGGCACGAATAAGAACTTGACTCACGGTAATTGATCCCGCAAGATTTTCATCAGCCAATGTCTTGGCAATGATTTCTTTCATGTCCTGTTCCATTTGGGCACGACTGTCGTTCATGGTCAATGCGTCATACTTACGAGCAGCTTTGTAGGCAGCATTTCGTGCGGCATTGAATATGTAGTTGTACATCAAATAAGTATCGCCGTTGTGGACAACGTGGAAGCTACGGTTCTTGCTCACATACAATTCACTAACCTGTGCGGGAGTGATGTTGTAGATAACAGTGACATCCATGTCTTTCATGGTGCTGTTGTCTTGAGCCAAGGGAGTCATGTTATCAATCTTAACTGACACATCACGGATAGGAAATGTAAGTACATCACCGATTAAGGTTTGATTGAATGAACCTGGCATCAATTCACCTGGTTTTACCTGTTTATCAAAGCCAACTCGTACACCGACTTCGCCGGTTTCAATACGGGTACAACCAACTGTGGTTGCGATTAGACCTGCTACGATTGCTAATTTAAAAATTTGTTTCATATAATTTCCTTAGAATAAAATAACGAAAGTTGTTAATACTACGATGGATAATGCAGAACATACTGCGCTAATTGTTAAAACTTTAGTCCACTCCCATGCTTGCTTTTTGGTAACAAACCTGAGTCCGATAATACCATAATAAAATACCCAAAATAATGCTATAAATGATAGTAGTGCTTTAAGCATTATCTGTCAACCTTTTACGAATAGTTTCAAATGTCTCGTCAACAAGAATCTGACCGTCAAGAAACACAGTCTTCAACTCACCACAACGTTCGGCTTCTACTGTGACACCATCAACTAATACATAGTCACCTGAGAGTGGGCTACGATGTACACACAGTAAGCCACGAGCAGATTTCTTAGTACCAGAATCAGTCTTAGGATCCTTAAAGATAGCAACACCTTCGCCGTTAGTAACACGATGAGTAGCTTTCATAGCAAACCCAAGCGAGTCACGAGTAGCAAACTGATACGTGTACGAACCGATACCAAATACAATGTTGTCACTTGCGAATCCTTTAGCGGCCAACATAAACAGGATATCTTTGCAACGCTCAATGGTAATCGAATCTCCGTAGATAAGACCAACACGTTGATTCAGAGTTTTGTACCCTTTATTGTTTACTGTGCCACCAAAGATTTCCCACAAACATTCAACAGCACCTTTATGTTCAGGTGAACCCGCTGGTGCCTCTGGATCGCCAGTGATAATCTTGACTGGATCACCCGAATCAGGACGAAACACAACTTTAGCCAAGCCAAGTGAGTCAGGAGTACGATTCAGAATATCATCTTTGAGAATCGTGGCGTATGTTGTGATCACTTGGAAAAAGTCGTATGTATCTGATACAAGTGAGACAACACCACTTGGGTATTTGCTCAAGATGTAGCGATATGTATCCAACTCAGCATCACGGCTAGAAGAACTCATTACGCTATGCTCACTAGCAGGCACCGAACCACCAACAAAGGTTGATTTACCATGGTAGTAGTCGTTGACATACTTGACTGCTGATAGTACGTCAGTTCCAAGAAAACTCAACAAATGACCAGCACCCGATTTTGCACCATCGGCAATACCGGACATGCCACGCATTGAGAAGTCATGACCTTGCCATACGACAAACTCTTTGCTGCCGCCTGTAGCATCAGCGTATGAGTCGATAATTTTACGATATACTCGTGCCATTGTGGCAGAAGTCGATGATTTCCACAACTCAGCAGAGAGCCATGTTTCAAGAAAGTTAGGCAACCAAAATGCTGATGCTACAGTGTTAGTAACCGTCAATACTGGCACACCAATCGGCACTCGTGATCCTTCTGGCAGAGATTTGATTTCAAGTGGCAAGTATCCAATACGATGTAATTCACGAATACGTTCAATATTGAAACCGTTGGGCCCGACAAATGGTGCTACGAATTCAAGAAACTCGTCACAAATTTCATCTTCGGGTAAATCGAAAAATGTCTCTTTCCAAACTGTGTTGAGTTCGTGCAGAAAACCTTGCAATCCAAACCAAACAATTTTGTTATCTGCTTTCCAGTGATCAGGCATGTTCAAATGCTTGAGCGAACGTGGAGTAAAGTTTGAGTAAACTTTAGTAGTGCCTTCGGGGTACATTTCCCCGTGACCCAGTTTGTACGAGTCCATTGAAGTGAGTGCTGTAATTTTCATTTTCTTTTCCTTTTCTTTAGTCTATGTAAATATTATATCAAAATACTGATTTATTGTCAACTACTTTACACTATTAAATGCGACCAGATCAACCCCACCGATATTGTTTACTGTGTGAATTTCATCAAAGTACTCAGTAAACACATCCAGACCTTTCGAGAAAATACCGTGAGTTACACACAGTACTAATCTACCCCGAAACCCGCTATCACGAATGACTTTACCAAGTTCTACGAATGTACGTCCACCGTCACAAATATCGTCAACGATAACTACTTGTTCAAACTCACTAAGTTGTGAGCCATCAATTTCAGTCTTGACAATGTGCCCTGTGGCAACGTCACGAATCTTTTTAGCCTCTACTACTGGCAATCCTGTAGCAGCGGCTACTTTGTAAATTTTCTTGAGTGCGCCGGCATCAGGCGATACAATAACGGTTTTTCCGTTGAGTTCCAACTCTGCCAAGTGTGTCAAGTCTTTGATGCGAGTAGCCCACACTGTGTCTTGCGATACATTCCCAAACACGCCTGCTGGGAACATTGCGCGAGCTACATCACTGTGAATATCAAGCGTAGTAACACGTTTGAAATTGCACAGTTTAATCATATCAGCAACCACTTGAAGTCCAAACGACTCTCCACCAGTCATCACACGATCTTGACGAGAGAATGGGAAATATGGCACATTCAATGTTAACTCAATTTCATGCCCATACGCATTGCGTAGAGCGTTTACTGCCAGCATCATATCCACTAAATCGTCTGAACCACGAAAGTCCATACGCATTTCAAATACAGGCCATTCGCCAGCGGGCGTGGCATCAAAAACTCGTTGTGTAGCAATTTGTTTTTCATTCGGGGTTAATTTGACTGAACGTTCCCCACCGGGAAATGTCCAGAATTTATCTTCAAAGCCGCGTACCGTGATCATAATTTTTTCCTTTTTAAGCTGAGTAGTCTACTGAAGTTTTGCCAGTCACCAAATCGAACGACACGATCAAATGAGCGTACTGAATAGCGTGTGTAACATGAATATCGTAATACATGCCCTGATAAATGAAGTTAACTTTATTCTCAGTAGAAGTAGTAACACCCTCGAAATAAGTGTTGAGATACGGCTCAGAAGTAACATCATACCCACAATCAGACATTAAGTTAGTCATTTGATCGGCATTGATATTCTGCAACTGCTCTAATTTTTCTGCTGTAATCATCTTTTCTTCCGTTTTTTCAGTTTATGATACATTATAGACTGTTTTTGATTTAATGTCAAGCATTTTCGGAGCAATAAAAAACCCCCAAAGTCTCTAAAGACTAAGGGGGCAAAAGTGTTGTTTTTTTACAACATTACGTTCCAGTCATATGACGCTGATATTCTGTCAAAGACTTGTATCGATCAGCAGCATAACTAGCAGCAAAAGCCTCTGGTTTAACGAAAGGAACCACTCCACACATTCCCTTAATATAACCAACTGCCTCATTAACCACAATAGAACTATTATGGATTTCACTTGGATTTAAGTCCAAATGAACTTCAATATCGTGAGCTACAACTTCACTTAATCTAAGATACAAATCCGCCACACGATAAACTTCCGACATAAGACGATGACGAGGCTTGTTGACATTTTGTTCATAATCTCGTTCACGATCAACTGCGCCAAAAATCTTACATCCTTGATTTCCATTAATATGTACCACAACCGCGGTAATATAGTCTGCATACCAGACTGAATTTATTTGAAATCGTTCTGAGTCACAACCGATGTACACTTTAGTCGTGTCATCGCAAGTTTCTAGAAATTTTACTACGTCATCTGTGTTGATTTGTTTCTTATACATGATTAACTACCTTCGTTTAGTTTTGTTGTAATCCTTATTTCTCTTATTGGTTTTTGATATAGCTTTCATTAGGTAATCTCGACCAATCACGCCAGCTTCAATTTCTTTGTCTACCATTTGAGCGGGTGTGTCGTGTTTTTTATACTGATTAAGTTCGTAATGTCCAATCTCAATGGCAGCCGCTCGAACTTCTTTGATTTCTCTAACTCGGGCTGATGTGGCCAATACTCGCTCATAAATATTAATTAGTTCTCGTTTCATAAATCTCCTTTTAACTAAATCTGGTGGATCGTGTAGGGATCGAACCTACGACCTACGCCGTGTAAAGGCGCCGCTGCTACCGCTGAGCTAACGATCCATGGTACGAGAGACGGGACTTGAACCCATAATCCTTACGGCGAGGCGTTTTAAGCGCCTTGTGTATACCAATTCCACCACTCTCGCATTATTTCTATTTACTACGAATTCTGGTTCGCGCGGCAGGAATCGAACCCACATCAGAGGAGTAGAAATCCCCTGTTCTATCCGTTGAACTACGCGCGAATATTTGGTACTCCCCCCGTGAATCGAACACGGTACCAAGAAATTATGAGTTTCCTGCTCTAACCGATGAGCTAGAGGAGCATTTCTTTACTATAAAACTATTATAACTTAATTCTTATTTATTGTCAATCTATCAGTTATCCAATTATCATCAACTGCGCCAACTAAATGTAATCGTCTTTCTTCTGAACAGTTTGCAAATGTATGATCGTGTCTGGTGTCAGTATAATACACATAACCTACTGGAAAATGCTGTATTAATCCATGTTTGAATATAAAATAACATTGTTCGTTGGTGATAAGAGGAATATGTACTCGTGGACTAGGATCTCTATGCATACTATAGCACGACATATGATTAACCCACATTAATCTGGTTCGTGTGAACTTATATTTATTAATGATGGTTTCGAAAATGGTTCCTACAAATAAGGGATTTAATGATGTGTATTCATGATCTCGACCCTTGCCTCGACCTACGGCGCTAGTATGTGGATCTTCTTCTGATAAATATTGAAGTCCGGATTGACTGCCCTTGTGACCAGACTCAGTGAATTGAATAATATCTTTCATAGATTGAAAGCATTCTACAATAGATTCAACATCAATCGAGTCTACAATCTGAATTAATGTTGAATTTATGTTATCGGGCGTCATTATCTATTTATAGCAAACCTTCTTCTGTTAAAATACCCACCGATTCTTCACTCAATGGAATCTCGGTTTTGATATTCAGTGCAAGAACTTCATCATTGATGCCTTGCTTTTGCTTTTTCAAATTCAAAATTTCCTGTTTAAATCTTTTGATTTGCTCATTCTCAATAACAGAAGTCTTTACTCCACCGTCATCATAACCGTACATACTACGCTGATTCTTAGTCGTATCTTGAGCTTTGAGCTTAGCAAGCTGACCCTCAATGACACTTAGTGGTTCTTGTGGTTGTAATACAGCCAACTCGTTTAATTGTACAATTCGTTTGTCGATGTACGCAGCGGTTGCCAGCTTTAAGTCTACGCCCGAAGCAGAATTAGCTGCTGCTACTAAACTACGAATGGTATACATGGTCAATAACAGTCGTTGACGACGAGTATCGTTTTCAAACAATGTAGTTTTTGCGTTAAGTAACATTGTCGATGGATCTTGAAACTCATTCAGAGTTACGTATGGGTTCATTCTGATATCAGCGATTGTTTCGTTGATACGATTTTGTAGTGCTGATGCTTTACGTAGGGTAATATTCATATTTTCTCTCTTTGGGTGATTGGTAAATTTAACGTGGCAAAAGGTCAAGTAATAGACCGGACAATAAACATAATACAATGCTCAAAGTACAATAAACAGTGGTTCATATATTCATGATCAACAATAAACAATTTGGTGGATCAGCGATCCAGATCATGACACATGACGCTAAGCTTAGGATGAGTCTTTTCAAGAGACTTGTGTGCCTACCCTCGTCTACCTTTTACTTCACGATTGATTTAAGAATTGCTTCTCAATCAATAAAACTATTATACTTTATAACTGTTATAAAGTCAATGAAATTCGGACAAACTGATAAAAATAATTAACGAATGAAATAATAGTAAATATTAGCATGACATTAATAGAACTATTTGAACAAGCCGCTCATTTTAGAGCCACTTCACGACCAAAAGATGCAATTGATTTATATGCCCAAGCATTTGCTCAATTTCCTGACTTAGGTTCTGCATATACCAATTACGGTAATGTGATTAGAGAAATGGGACATCCAGAAAGAGCAATCAGATTCTTGCAATGTGCCATTGACATTGATCCAACTGACAGCATAGCTCAATTCAATTTAGCAGTTGCTTATTTACTATCAGGAGACTTAACTCGTGGATGGGAGCAATACGAAAAGCGTTGGCAATTCGAACACTTGAATGGATTAAGTCCACGATTTGAACAACCACGATGGTCAGGAGAAGATTTAAACAATAAACGATTGCTTATTGTGTGTGAACAGGGTCATGGTGACAATATTCAATTCTCTCGATTCATTACACAATTAAAATTATTAGGCACAGATGTCATTATTCAATGTGAAAGTGTGCTTAAAGTACTGTTTAAAATGTCGTTCAAAGATTCAATACAAGTATACTCTTATGAAGAAATATTACCAGAATTTGATTACTGGATTTCAATGATGAGTATTCCCGGCGTACTAAAAATTACGTATGAGAATCTTCCAACTGAAATAAAATACATCAGTGCTGGCCCACAATCAATTCAGAATTGGCAAACAAAATTAGGTACCAAAACTAAACTTAGAGTTGGGTTTTGTTGGTCTGGTCGTCGTGACAGTTGGATCAATCAACACAAGTCTATTCCATTTGAAAAGATGCTTGAATTAGTTAAACGTAATCCAAACTATGAATGGATAAGCTTACAAGCTGACTGCGATCAAGAACAATCTGATAAATTAATTGAACTAGGATTAAACACGTATCCACTTTCGATTACAAATTGGAATGATACTGCGGGATTGATTCATAATTTAGATGTAGTCGTATCGATTGATACTGCTGTTGCACATTTAACTGGTGCAATGGGTCAACCATTGTTACTACCGTTGAATCAATTCGGAAATTGTTGGAGATGGTTACTACATCGTGAAGACAGTCCGTGGTATCCATCGTGTCGTATTTTTAGACAGCCAACTATTGGCGATTGGGATGAACCATTGAACCGTATTCACGAACACTTGAAGTTATTCAAGCTTTGATATTTGGTGCCCAGTAAAGGAGTCGAACCCTCGACCTTCTCATTACAAGTGAGCTGCTCTACCAACTGAGCTAACCGGGCATTGATACTATTTATACTACTGTAGGTTCTACTACAATAACTGGTGCTACATAGCCTTTACGACTAGTTACAATACGAATACGATTAAGAATTTTTGCCTTAATTTTCTTCTTACCTTCTTTTTCAACCATAGTAGTGAGTTGACTTACTGTTAATCCACCTAACTTGGGTTTACCAGTTTTGGTTTTGTTTGGATCTTTAACTTGATTACGTTGTGCCATTTACTTCTCCTAAATACGTCCTGATAAAACTCGCCAATGAGCATTGGCAAAATCTAAAATGTCAGTGGCTAAAATTTCACCACTATTCCAATCCCATAATTCTAGTATTTCATCTTCTGTTAAATTTTTAACTGTCGGATTTAGACTTGCATTATCTTGTAATACTAAACTGGCAAACTTTCTAGCAATTGCCCACGATTTCTCATCAATGGATCCACCAGCCTCAATCATTAATTGTTTTAAACGATCCTCAGTTATTACAGCCATGCACTTCCTATAAAAATTGGAGCAGGATAGGAGAATCGAACTCCTTTGACTAGCTTGGAAGGCTAGGACACAACCAATATGCCAATCCTGCGGTGTACTACAAATTAGTGGCGGGTAGTATAGGATTCGAACCTATGCGCCCCTTTCGGGACGACAGTTTAGCAAACTGCTCCTTTAACCACTCAGGCAACTACCCGTATTACTTACTCTACTATTTAACTATTATACATGACGTTGAAATAAAAGTCAAGCGTTTTCGTACAATTCTTTGAAAATAATTTTAACATCATGTCCATAAAATCCGCTACCGTTTATGCAATTGAACTCAATCACCGATAACTTATCATCTACCAATGCAGTATCCATAACGCAATTACGATGTGGTAACCATCCATCAGCCAATTTCTGTGCTTCGTCGATTACTTCTTTGTCTAGCTCACGAATCTTAACTAATTGACCACGACAGCGATACATTGCGCCAGATACTACTTTTCCATTGACAATGAACCATCGCCATTCGGCTTGGATATTTTTTGGTTGTGCCAATACAATCTTTAAGTCCTCGGATATCTGATATGACCCACTAGAAGCACATTGCATAGCGTCTTTCAGCCATGTAATACACTCTACTCTGTCGATAACTTGACCGTTAAAATGCTTTAAATCAAGCGAAGGACGAATGAACCACGTATCTGTTTTAGATTCTTCAAGAAACGGAATTACGTCGATTGCAGACAGTATAACTTCATTATTGAGCATATCTGTGCGATGTTTAACTGCGGTTTCGTAATTGAAATTCTCATAGTCAAAATAAACACCCTGCCATCCACGTTCGTGTCCAAGTTTGATAAACAATGTACTACCATAAGCAAGATAGTCAGTGCCTTCAACCGACTCATCAGAGATAATCTCGTTAGAGAATGGAATGACGCTTACGTATTGATGTGGGTAAGAACTAATAGCTTCACGAACTTGAGCAAGACCCATTTCATGAATTAAATTAAACTGCACTAAGAATTTCATACTACTTGTCCAAAATTAAATGTTAATACATTGAGGGCCATACATCAGTTAATTCAAATCCCTTGATTTTACCGGCATTGAATAACTCAGTTACGGTCTGTATTTCTTGTGGATTAGCCAATTGAACTACGTATCGTGAATTCAATTCATGACCTACTTGTTCAACTTGACTATCAATTCCATATTTGCCCAACATTGCTACTATTTTTTTACAATACGGAAGAGTTTTGGTTGCAACGCCAACTGGTTCCAATTCTCCTTTCTTGTTATTAAACACTTTAGTTGATCTAAAGATTCCTTCGTCTACTGAATTTTCCATCTCAGTGATGATGTCTGAATATTTTCTTAGAAAGTTTGATTCCATGATAGTTCCTTTGTCATGTATTTATCTATGCAAAGGCTGGACCTGGAAGGTTATTTAATCGTTCAACTTCTTCAGTCAAACGTTTAACTTCATCAGTCGGATTACCAAGTCGTTCGATCTCTATCTTTAAGCGATTAAGTTCAGCAGCCGCTTCTTCAAGTAGATCCGCTATTCGATCCGGAGTATTTTCCATGACACTCTTGCGAGTCAGTATTTGTCTACGAATCTCAGCACGTTTTCTCAAGCGATATTCTAAATCTTCTTCGTTCATATTATTTCCTATGTCTAAAACTTTGCTTAACATCGAAACCATGTCCAGCAATTTTTTCTTTGTTAGTTTGATTGTCATTGACTACCAAATCAGGAGAAGTGTGCATCTTGTTTGATACGTAGTAAGACAAATCTTGATACAATTGTTCTGCTGTAATGATAGTAGGTATTTCATAATTAGCTAATACTGGTATATTGCTATCGATTGTAATTAGATTTTTGTTTCTACCAACATTGTGATTTACCATATTTACGGAATATACCGGAGCATTGATCATATGAGCAATCTCAGTTAAAACTGGGAATTCTCCTCCGAGTTCTGTTTCATAGTTAATGCGACGGGACCAAAAACTACGTCCATTACGAGCATGTTCATATTCTTCTGGAAAATTCTTTTCTGTCCATAACTTGTAATCAATTGGCATCAATTCGTTCTTTGCCCATTTACAAGCCGTGAGATAACGACGACCAGCAATAACCAAATACTTATATTGATAGTTATATTGATGATCAAAGTCATGATTATACAATCTATTCATTCGTAGTTCAGTCATTTGATTGTCATTAAGTTCTAATGTACAACGTTCTGACTGAATAGGTAAACGAGCGTATACGAATTTGGGGTCTCCTCCACCGTATACATGAGCTACATGATCATAGTAATCTTTAAAGTTACTTTTTATTTTCATATATTGTTCAATCCGATTCTACTATAGTCTAATTTTGTTTTAATCTCACGTCGACCTTCTCGATCTTCTAATTCATTGTGTAGAATCTGAAGATCATTATGTAACTGTTGAAGATAGGGCTGACCGTATTTTTTCATACGATCTGGGGGATAATTTTTAATTACCTCTTCATATTTAATGATCTCATCCTTTTTTAATTGAATTTGATGTTCGATATTAGCCTTATTCTTTTTCATCTATCGCTCCAAAAATTCACGAACCCATGACAATCGAGCTTGCTCGTCTAGGGCAGTATACTCAACAATGTTTGCTTGAATATGATCAATCAATGGATAGTATTCTTCATCTATTGATTGTTTGATATCTGCTCTCATCAACTTGTCAGTACGTGGGTTACGAGCTACAAACTTCTTGATCAAATAGTACGGCGACTTGATCTTTGCCGACACTTCATCTTTTGTATAGAAAACGAAACCCTCGTGCTTAACAGTCTTAGACATTTCTACCAGTTCATCGATAGAAGTCTGAAAAGATTCAGCGCACTTACAACGCAAGAAACTCACCGCATACTTTTGCCAGTGATCTTGAATTGTTCCGCCAAATCCCTCGACCTTAGAGTCCCATGTGTTCTCACGCCAACCCAGAAAATACATTCCTGTTTGTTCTGGGATAATGTGTGGATCGTCGGGATGTACACACTCAAACATCATGGTGTAACCCTGATTCATGCTGATAGCAGATACCCAGTTGACCCATGGCTGTTCTTTCACCATCATTTCACGTGCCATATCAACATAGGGCGAATCAGTAGACCCAGTGGTAGACACCAAGATGTCATCATTGTACCAAGTCACTGCGACCATGAAACCATTTACCTTGCGATAAGCGGTAACAAGTGTATCATCTGACAAAACAGGAGACTTATCTTCGATTCGAAAATTATATATCTTTGTAAAAGGACGAGCAACGACATTAAAATCTTCATCGACAATAGTACCACGACATTCTTCTAGAAATTCATTCCACAATTTGTCATAGAATACTCGACGTTTGTATTTCAGTACGTAGATTCCATCTCCTGCTACCTTCTTAGAAACCAATTTTGGATTTTCTTCAACGAAGGTTTTTAATTCTAACGAATTCATTATTTAACTCCGTAGGTTGCTTTAATATTGTTAATGGCACTGAGTATATCAGATTTAATAATCTCAATACTATTCGAGGATGGTCGTTCTAACAGTTCAGTCACACTCATCAACAATTTGTACATGTGATCTTCCTGTAATTTCTGTACATTGGTCAAGTATGGAATTTCATATACTTTAGCAAATTTCTGACATATCTCTTCTGTCTTAAACTTAATGCTAGACATATTACCATAGCAATTGTAATTCAGAGTGGCATCATAGGTCTTTTTGGCCCACTCTTTACAACCAGAAGTACCAGTCCACCCTTCTGCACGAATAGCCGCTCTAATGGATTCTATCCATTCTAGTTTATCAAGTTTAATTACAAAGCCCATTTCTTTTCTCAGTATGTGTAAAAGAGTTAATTATAACAGAATTATTAATTAATGTCTAGTGATGACTTTTAATTTCACCAGTCAATGCGTCTGTAATAGCTTCTTCCATGCTAATGGCAATACGACCCGTTGCATCCATTCCCATATCACGACAACGATACTTTTCCATTCCGCTAACGTTACCGTGAAGATGACCGTGAAAATGAACACTTCCACGATGCATCTGATCCCATTCGGCAATTGGATAATGAAGCATCACAATCTTAGTACCATTATAATTGATATCTAGATATTTGTGAACTTCTTTAAAACATTTACGAAATGTAGGATCGTTTAGTGATTTACGATCATGATTTCCTTCTACCAAAATCTTAGTGCCATTTAGTCTACGAGCAATCTCGGTTGCTTTTTGAGCGTTACAAAACGCAAAATCGCCCAGTATATACGTCAAGTCATTTGGGTCAATCAGTTCATTCCATTCTTTAATCATCGTTTCGTTCATATAGTCTACGCCGTCATACACAAATCGTGCCCGTGATTCTGGGCAAAATTTCATAATGTTCGCGTGACTAAAATGAAGATCAGATGTAATCCAAGTATTCATTTTATTTTCCTTTTATATTTTGGCAGGGATAGTTGGATTCGAACCAACGATACTGATTTCAAAGACCAGTGCCTTAGACCAACTAGGCGATATCCCAACTGAACTTCTGGTAGTGAAGAGTGGATTCGAACCACTGACCTTGTGCGTATGAAGCACCTGCTCTAACCAACTGAGCTACATCACCATTATCATATTGAAATACACTCTACAGGAATCGAACCTGTGAACATCGTTGGCACGATGCTATGAATCCACCACTGGGCTTGTACATAGCCTTTGAATGTATTTCAATATGATAACATTGGTGGGGGCACACGGTAACGATCCGTGGTCGACCGGTTAAAAGCCGGATGCTCTACCATTGAGCTATACCCCCGTTGCTTGTCTTGCTTTCTCGTAGCCTTGTTAGACTTACGATGACTACCTGCCCCTGTCTTTTTTAGTACCAAACAAACGAAGGGGTTACGTTTGGGTACGGTCATCTTAGACTTCATTGTACTTCTCCTATTGATAAAACATTATAGCGCAAACTTGATTTAATGTCAAGTAATTTATTGGAAGTGGGAGTCGGATTCAAACCGACGATTGTAGAGATTTGCAGTCACTTGCCTTTGGTCACTCGGCCATCCCACCGTTGTTTGGTACTAGATATAGGATTCGAACCTATCCGTTGCAGCCCATCTGACCACTCTCCCGAACTTATAAGATTCAGCCGCACACCAGTGCTATCTAGCATTTTAAAAATTAATCTGTGCCTTACTCCTTGAGTCACTTCCAATTTCCTATGAGAGAAAGTGGCGAGTTAGGCTAATCCATTACGGGCGAATTATGGTGGAGTATACTGGGATCGAACCAGTCGTGCCCGAAGGGCGGCGGATTTACAGTCCACTGCATCACCATTGATGCTTCTACTCCAAAACTTTACTTTGCTGCTTTAGCTTCTTTACGAGCGTTTTTTTCTGCAGTAATTTCATTACGACGAATCTTAATCAATTTAGATAGTTCACCCAACGCTTTACGTGAGCGAGTACCAGCAGACGAATTTCCAGAGATAAACTTTGTATCTTCAGTTTGCCATGCTTCGATCTGATCATTGATTAATTTAATAGTGTCTGACATTGTAATTCCTTATATGAATATGTATTTACTGTCTTGTAACAGTGTCTTAATAAAATGAATTTGTTGTAACGTTCCACCTCCTTCATTTGGAACCATTTTACCCATTTATACTAGGCCGGCTGGGTTAGAGGTACATAGATTTAGTCGATAACGGGGTTTCTAGTTTAGCCTCATCGCGGAGAGAACCCTTTCACAAAGTTTTCGAGGCTTTGCTTTCTCAACATCTACTTACAACAAAACTTGGCGGACTGGACGAGACTCGAACTCGCAACTTCCGCCGTGACAGGGCGGTGCTCTAACCATTGAACTACCAATCCAAATTCTTTATAAATCTATTATAACTGAATTATGATTTACTGTCAACTACATTGTTATCCAAATTCAATAAAACTTAACGAATTATAGCATAATTAGAATATTTTTGTAAAGACGTATTTAACAATGATTTATGGTTTTCTGAATCTATTTCAAAATGAGTGAATAGAGTCCATCGATCAATATCATCATCTACTCCGTGTAATGTACAAGTATGACCTAACACATACGTATCGGTATCATCTGGCATTTCACAGTATATCTTTTCTCCGTTATGAACTACATATAGTTTGTTATTTCTCGAACCACTAAGAAGAATTCTGTAACCACATGGTTCATTTTCAACGTTGTTTTTATGTAACTTAGGATCTAAATCGGGCTTTGTAAAGTCAATATGAGCTTTAACTGCTGTAAGTTGATGATTCAATTTAATATTACGTATACTAGTATACGGAAATAATTTAAACCATTCTACTAATTCAGGATATTCTGTTTTTATTTCTTTAGTAAAGTCAGTAATAGCGTAAGGATTTTCATGACTATCAATAAGTTTTGCAAATTCCCAAAAGTGCCACTTTACAGATGGCTGTAATTTAGGAATAACCGGACACTTGGGCAAATCTATTGGACACCATAGTATATTTTTCATAATAATATTTATTTCAATTGAGTTGTTACGTATTTTTCAACAAATATCTTATTACGATTTTTAATATCGTCCCAGTCAAGTTCATGTTTGTACTTACTCATTAAATGATCTAAATCATATCCCAATGACGATAACTCGCCCAATAACCAAACTGCTGGCTTAATATGTTTCTGTGAATCTTTTAGTAATTGAATTGCTTTACTAGCCGCAGACTGAGAAGTCCATAAACTATTAGTCCAGAATTCTGGTTTATCATCGTATGGAAATTTATACCCATATAATCCGTGATTTAAATCGAATTCACTTTTCCAAACAAGATTTTCACTTTTGCTAATATGCAATCCAGAAAATCTCCAACTAGCAATATTATTATCTATACACCAACGTTGAGTATCATCTAAATTTTCAGATGTTTCGCCAGTAAGTCCAGCTATAAACGCCAGATGAAAACTTATGTCATTACCCCATTTCTGACGTAACTCTAATAAAAATTCTTTACCATGAACTCCATTCCATCCTTTGCCCACAATCTTGCTGGCCTTAGAATGAAAGCTTTCTATTCCAAAAAAAGCACTTTTTAATCCACTATGTTTCAATAACTCAATAGTAGATGGTCGTGTGCCTATCAAGTCTAATCTATTATATCCAAACCAATTAAGTTTGAATGGCAATCGTTGTGCCATTTCGGCCAACGCCTCTATCTTTTCAATACTTTCATTTACGGTATCATCTAAGAAAAAATACTTTGTGATTCCATAACGTTCATAATTTTCAACAAACTCAGTTTCTATAAGTTTATAATTTCGTATATATGTATTCTTTTTCTTTCCCAATAATGGATATCGACAAAATTTACATTTGAACTGACATCCTCTACTTAATTCTATTGGTAATACTTCTGTACTTTGTATAGCTAAATCATCGTAAAAACAATTTTCTAGATTTTTAATATCAAATTGAGGTCTTACGCTAATTTTAGACGAATGTTCATCCATAAATTGTAATAATGAATCTTCTGCGTGACCATGTAATATTTTCCAATCGTAACTGAATACATTTGTACTATTAGCTCCGCCCAATATCCATTTTACATTTAAATGACTTAATCTATCTCTAGCATTTATTACCCATTCTGGTTCCATTGTTACTGATAAAGATTTAGGATCAATATTATTGGTATTATTCCAAAATGTAGTACTAACTCCTATTCCGATTGTATTAAGATCAATATGCTTTAATGTAATATTGACCAGATTATCGGTACTCATTGAGTGACAAAAATCTATAACTTTAACGGTATAACCGTTCAATTGTAACCAATGAGCCAATTGATGTGGCCCAGCAGGTCGAATCGATGCATGATCTACATTGAGACAGTTCCATAAAATTAAATTAGCCAATTACTTTGTTCCTTGTATTATTTTAAATACTAAGCTAGTGTCTAATAAAATGAGGGAACAATGTTCCCTCAAGTTATACTACAATGTAAACAAAAACTTAGTTAGCTGTGTTGCTGTTGTACGTTGGTGCTGTTATTCCCTTGTTGTCACAAGCTGATAAACCCAATGCGCTCAACAATACGATTGCTAAAACTGCTGCTATTTTCTTCATGATTATTTTCCTTTATGAAAGACCTGCCATGTATTTATAATAAATTTCACATTGTATATATGTAGTTATTCATAAATTAGTCAATTACCATATTGAAATACACTGATCTGAAATAAGAGTCAGAGGAATCGAACCTCTCTTAGTGCCAGTTACTCTATATGCCCGTTTCAGTCAGGCATCAATGTACTTCAATATGGTAACATTCTACTCAGTCAAGGGCGTGTGACCATTGCAACTAAGTAGCGATACCATATTGAAATACACTTGGTCGTCACATTGTTAGGGACTAGTCCTTTCAGAATACCCGCAAATGTGTTTCAATATAGTAATCACTGCTGAGAATCGAACTCAACCGACCTATCTGCGTTGGATAGAGAGATACGCTCACTGAGAAGTTAATCTCACCTTGTCTCCTGTCTCACCATTATGTGATTACCATATTGAAATACACTACCATGATGTTACACTGCTGTATCTCAAGCAATACTGTCATGTCTACCCGATTGTGTATGTAATGTACTTCAATATGGCCCCACCGTTAACGACAGCATGCGTCCTAGCTTTATTTTAAGTCGGTTGATGCACGGTGGGAACACATGCCGACTATGGTTACTAAATTTCTGGCCGGTGTTTCACGAGGTTATCTACCGGCCCCACCTCGACTTTACGGCGATTTTTCAGTCACGTGCCTTACTGGTCGCTATCTTATGTACTTTGGGGTGTAGAACGGAATTTGAATCCGCATCCGCCGGCTTCACAATCCGGGGCTTTACCAATTAAGCTATCTACACCATTGAAACTTGGTACTGCATACGGGTTACGATCCCGTCTGGTCACCTTGAAAGGGTGATGACCTCACCAGAAGTCGAATGCAGCATTATAATACACTTTAGGCTGACGTTTACGTAACAAGCATGTAGGAGTCGAACCCACGTTTCCGTCTCAATTGACGGCGTACTTCCGGCTATACGAATGCTTCATCACAATTTGTTTCTCCGGCAAGATACTCGAATCATGATGGTAAAATACAGACCTTCTGACGATTGCCGTCATCAGCCTAAAATGTACTATTATTGGTACAGCTACGGGGAATCGAACCCCGCTTACTAGGATGAAAACCTAGCGTCCTAACCGATAGACGATAGCTGTATTGTACTATTAATCATCATAATGAAGTACACTCGCTCTGATTATGCGCCAATCGGATCTTTGAGAAAAGGAGTGCAAATGTACTTCATAATGATGACTCTCAGAAGTGCTTCCCAGCAGGTCGATACTTCCCAGTATCATAGAGTCAACGTACTACTATTGTGATTAACACAATATTGAAATACTCTCGTCGCCGTTTTCGCCTTAGGCTGGTAACGACCAAGACCAATGTTTAAGAGTACTTCAATATTGCGTCTGATTTTTAAAGAACGATTTACTTACTGAACTTCTATTATAGCGTACTACTGATTTATTGTCAAGAGAATTTAACTACTTTTAAAAATTAAATTCTCTTATCCAAGAAAAATGATTTTTGTCTATTTTTACCCACTTAACGGCGTTGCTATTAACATCGCCTACATGATAGCAAATACAGACCCAACCACGTTCGTCAGAGAAGCCAACTGTTTCCGCTACTCTAAGAACTTCAACAATCTTGTTGTTCATTTTAGCCACGGTTACGGTCATTGCTTTTCCTTTTTCTGATTAATCCTTAGGATTAATTAAAACTAATTTGTAAAACAAATCTAATTCTAGATCGACTTCATCAAAACGAATTCCATATTCTTCGCCTGATTCTTCGCCAGTCCCATAAAACATTTCTTGTGGATCCTCATCTGGAGTATCCCAATAGTCGATACGAATTGACTCGCCCGTTACTGGGGAATAAATTGCTGCCTGTTCGACAATTTCGATAACTTTGTCGATGCTCATATTATTCGCCATCAATATCGATTCCGAGTGAAATCATATAAGCGTCAAGAGCATCGGAATAATAATTTTCTGCCATTACTCGCATGATCAAACTACGATCAAACTTCATGCCGTGAATAACAACGGGACCTTCGGCATCTAATTTATCACAAAATTTTTCTTCAGCCTGTTCCATTTGATTTAGTAAATTCATGTTTACTTCCTTTTCTCTAGTGTATGTGTATATTATACAGGAATATCGATTTACTGTCAAGTTATTTTGTTGTATTGTTACAACATTATTCTGATTGAGTATGATCGATAAACATTACATTCCCAACTCGCTGCCACTTGTATTTGTTTTTCAACTGCTCAGTCATAATTCTGTCAACTGGCTCCCACAACTCTGGATGTAATTCTCGTAAAGCATCCATAAACGGAACATCGAAATTATAACTAATTTCTTGATGTTTTTCTGCCAATCGAGCAATTTCCTCAACGTCAATTGTAATTTTCATATTAGTCCAAACTGTTGAAAGCATCTTCAAACACTTTTAATACGTCAGCGAGTTTATAGTCTCGATCTGTTTCAAATAGCCACCCACCGTTGCCATGACGACCATCATCTACACAAATATAGCGTAGCGACTCGTCATTTCGTCTATGACTTGGGTGTGCATACTCGTGAATGTTAATCTGAGAATTCTTAGTGACAAAGAAATTGACATCAGTTCCGCCGTGCGACCCGTGGGTTTTCATACGAACAACTGCGACATTCTTTTTAGACATTGTACTTCCTTTTCTCTAGTGTATGTGTGTATTGTACAGTAAACAGGATTTACTGTCAATCAAATAGTGTTGTATTTTTACAACATTAGAAAAAATCACCGGCAAAGTAATCGCGTGGGAGACCCAACAAAAGACACAGAGATTCTGGGTTTTTAACAGCGCCTTCTCGTTTAGCGATCCAGCGAATGGCACTTAACCGATCATGATAGCCATTGCTCATAATAATCATATATTTAATACGATTCTCGAATTCTACTACGGCTTTTGCCTCTTTAGAACACGCTGTTAATTCGCTCATTTTCTATCCTTTTCTCTAGTGTATGTGTATATTATACACTAAAACCGAATTATCGTCAAATAATAGTGTTGTATTTTTACAACATTTGATGATCTAAATCGACACTCTCGCTATAGTAGCCATTTGACTCACCCAGCCAGCGTACATCTACGTATCCGTGAATAGTGGCAAATTTATAGAATGTCCAAGTACGTGACGTCCACGAATCTTCTGAATCTGGACCACTACCCGATACTTCTTCTGCCATTAATAATGGAGTTCCGACCAAGTCAGATAAATCACCAACAATGTCATTGATCTCTACATTCTCACAGCAACTTTGACTATGAAAAAATGTAAACGATTCTGTGTCATTTTTGAATACCATAGTGTCATGATCTGATGTAACTGAAGTAAATACTTTTCCTACCATATCTTCTATCTTTGAATTATAATTTCTCATTTTATTTTCTCTTTAATGTTCATAAAATATCACGCCCAAAGGCGTGATATTTTAATACCAATACTCTCTGTGTGGTTTGGATTCTAACAATACATCTTCTATTTCACCACGAATATATTGATGAATCAATCTTTTTGCACGTCTTCGATATGGAACTTGTGAAAATTCACGTCTAAACCAACTTGGCCCATTGTGTTGCATAATATGCTTTCCTGAGCGAGTAACTGCAATTTTACGTTGACCTTCTTTACTCTTTGAATCTAATTTAACTTTATTATAAGCGTATCGATTATTTTCTACTTTTACCCATTTATAAAGTTCATCTTGTATCATGTACTCGTCGTGCTTAAAACGATATGTTCTACTCATGTCTTTCTCCTTTTGCGTAACCTAACGCATTCGGAAAAAGTATCTTTCTGTAAATTTAAACATAATTGCTCCTAAAAAAATTGGCGGGTAGCAGAGGAGTCGAACCCCATCCCCATTACAGAGAACCTGGTTTTCAAGGCCAGTCGCAGGACCAACCCCGCTGCATTACTACCCATTGTTTTGGTAGATGATATTGGATTTGAACCAATGACCTGCGCCATGTCGAGGCGATGAGCTACCGCTGCTCTAATCATCTAAATATTTGGTGCCCCAAGAGAGACTTGAACTCTCACACCTTTCGGTACTGGCTTCTAAGACCAGCGTGTCTGCCGATTCCACCATCGGGGCATTAAATTAACTTTCTTGCTTTGCTGTTTCTAGAAATTCCATGTACTTGCGAATCCATCTCATAAACATCATAGCCTTATCAGTATCAAGAAATGCAGCGTCACCTGTTTCATCTAGAGGAACAGGAAATTCAAATCCGCACTCAGTCACATACCACAGTTCACTACGTTGGTACTTGACAAACTTTACAGTTTTTCCAGCAACCATATCCTTGATACTCATTTACGTCTCCTTTAAATTGTGTTACTCATTGGTGCTGATAATGAGGATTGAACTCATGACCTCTCCCTTACCAAGGGAGTGCGCTACCACTACGCTATATCAGCATTGCTATTTGGCGGGCAAGGTAGGACTCGAACCTACAACCAACGGTTTTGGAGACCGCTATTCTGCCAATTGAACTACTTACCCATAAAACTTTGGTACAGGGTCCCAGAATCGAACTGGGTTCTACGGTTCTTCAAACCGTCGCTGAATTACCAAACTAGCTCACCCTGCAAAAATGGTCTCCATGCCAAGATTTGAACTTGGACCGCTCGGCTCCAGACCGACTACGCTACCAGATTACGCCACACGGAGATAAAAAATTTTTGTTTAAATTGAACATTGTCAATTTGTAACTATGATTGATCTAAATTTCTTATTTTGAAATCCCACTCATCTTTATAATAATCAAGAATATATTTAATATGAACTCTAAATTCATCTAAATTTTTAAAATATCTATATTTAGATAATGATTCTTGATCAACTGTATGATTTAATGTTTTATCAAAATGACTTTCTGGTAAATTATTAAGTGTTATTATTTTACCCTTCTTAGGATAAAATCTAAGATAACTATCTATCATTGAATTTAAAAACGGTAATAAATTATTGTCTGCTTTAAATTCATACGGCTCTACTTCTGTAGATTTATGCCATCCAAAATGTCTGGCAATAATATATGATATTAACGTCTCTTCTCTATTTTCTCTTTCAATAATAAAAATGTCATGAGTTTGATTCTCAATTGAATATTCAAACCATGATCTTGCTGGATTAAAATTATAAATATCAGTGCTAACGATTTTCGTTACCGTATTGTCACTATTCATCTGATCTAGTAATTCGTCCCATTGTCCGGAATCAACAAATTTACTATTAAGCTCAGCTCGTTTTATCCACGACTCATTAGAAGTTATATGTTTATATATATTAGTAAGCCCAAATGGTTCATTTAATTTAAATTTACTCTTACATGAATATAAAACAGCAGTGCTTTTTGCTCTTGGCAAAGAATATAATAATATTGATTTCATAAAATTATTTATATTAAAGAGATCATGGAAAATTTAAATTCTTCGCATCTTCCAAGTGTACTCTTCTCCACTTGGCAATTTACCATCTACTACACTATCCACGCCCATCTTACCGACTTGGTTTGGATTCTCGCCTACCATTGCAACGTAAGCAAAACCTACGGAACGAAGACGATTGGCTTCAGTCAATGCTGTTACCATTTCTAAATAATCTTCACTTCTAGCTACTCCATCTTCTGAAGTCCAATATACTTTATACATCTATTTTCTTTTTTTTCTATTATTCGGGTTTAATTCTAAATCGCCATGTAATGTTCTCGCCTTCGAGAGTCTTACAGTCGTCCATGTTCCAAATAGGGTATTCAACATCGATCCAATCGTATTGAGTCATACCACTACCGGTCCAATATACTTGTATTGTAGCACCATTTGCCCATGCGTGTATCAATTCGGCATACTTGTGCTTTCTATCATCTTGTACTACATAATCAGAACGAATCCATTTGAATTCTTTTACCCATTTTTGATTTTCCCACGACGAATGAATTGATTCTTTCGGTGTAGGAATATCATTCTCGCAATGCCCGTCTTCAATATGATGATGAATATACGTATCTTGTTTCTTATCATACATACACCACGCAGTAACAGGCGATATTTTCTTATAACGATTCTTCATTATCTTCTCGGTAACCATTCTCTTCATCGTAGCCTATACGATTAGCACGAGCATCATATAACGCCATGTGTCGTGGTAGTTGACTATCGACCCAATACTGTTCAATTTTCTGATGATCTAGATCAGTCCATATCATTCGACCTTGAATAAAACTAATATCAGCATCAGGCACTAAACTTAGTAAATCTAAGGTTAAATCCCAATCAGCATGATAGTCAACACATAGTATACACCCATCGTGACGATATGATTGCAACCATTCATAAAATACTTCAGCTACTCGTTGTTTTGTGTTCACATACGATTTGGGATATTGTCCCAATAATGGAATAACCGTTTCTTTAACAAATGAACTACAGGCTTCTCGTCTAAAGTCAGTAACTTCAGCATAAAATTCAAAGCCAGATTCATCAACTGCGCCGATACTAATCAACTCACAGTCAATAAAATCTGTAAATTCAGTGTCTAGAAATATTTTTTTCATAGTTAGGTTTCTCTAATGGTGCCGCCTGAGGGACTTGAACCCACAACTTTCAGTTTCGAAGACTGACACTCTATCCAGTTGAGTTAAGGCGACTTGGTACCCACGGAGGGATACGAGCCCCCAACCTACAGTTTCGTAAACTGTTGCTCTATCCAATTGAGCTACGCGGATATAAAAAATGGTCGGAGTACAAGGATTCGAACCTTGGACCCTCTGGTCCCAAACCAGATGCGCTACCGGGCTGCGCTACACTCCGAATTAAACTTTTAACGACAGACTCTTACACTTTGATATGTTCTGTAATAATTATTCCATTGTTGTACATAACCACAACGAACATATGGAACTACATAAACAGGTCTAGGCTGTATATACACAGGAGGCTGTACATAAACAGGCGCCGATTGAACATACACTGGTCTAGTCTGAACATAATATGGATCAGCTACTACACATCCACTAAGTGCCGCTGTTGCTACGATAATTGCCAATGCTGCTTTCATAATGACTCCTTGTCATATATTTTGGAAGCGGAAGTGGGATTCGAACCACACGATCTCTAGCTTATGAGACTAGCGGGGACGACCAGACTCCCCTACTCCGCATCAGACCTTACAGTAAATCTTTCAGATTTTTGAGTTGATTGGCAGTCAATACAACTTCATATTGAACATGATCACCTACATCTCGTTTTGCTTCATCCCATTCAGTAAGAAAACGAAGTTGTACTGAGCCTTTTGGACTAAGAACTTCTCGTAATTCTACTTTAGTGTTAAAACCATCATTATTTACTAGAATTGTTTTCATATTTGTCTTTTGTATGTTAACTACACTATTACTTAAACTGGCTGCCTAGCGTGGGCTCGAACCACGGACCAAATGATTAACAGTCATCTACTCTACCAACTGAGCTACTAAGCAATTAAACTTTTTATTTCTACTACTATTTACACATTATAACTCATGATGAATTAAATGTCAACTAATTTGGTGGACCGTTAGGGAATCGAACCCTACGATAACTGCTTGCAAAGCAGCCAAGAACCCCAGCTCAATCACAGCCCATAAACTCTCGGGAGAACTGTTCTTTCTCCCTTCCCCTATCGTCAATGAACAGTAGACAATAAAGAGTACTCTGGAGCGGGATATCGGGCTCGAACCGACGACCTTCTGCTTGGCAAGCAGACGCTCTACCAACTGAGCTAATCCCGCATTATTTGGTACCCTGTCTCAGATTTGAACTGAGAGAATTTCTCCTTTTGAGAGAGACGACTTTGCCAATTTGTCCAACAGGGCTTGGTACTCGGTATTGGTAACGATCCAATATCTGCGCCTTATCAAGACGCTGCTAATCCATTTCAGCTAACCGAGCATATTTACAATTTTTAAACACACTATAACATCGATAAACTCGTGGTCGATCTTTGACAACAATGCGCTTAAAAATGATAAATAAGGTGATTGAATGCGGGGGTGGGGGTGGTTCATTTTCTTATATTAACTCTTTACCAAATCAAGGTCATCGTTTAAATCAACAAAAAGACATATCAGAAGCAGGAAATTTAGCATTTAAACATAAATTAGAAGCTGATATAGAATTTAAAAAACAATTTAGCGATAATCGATCTAGAGATATGAAAGCAGCAATAAAATCCGGTCGTGCCATAAATCCAGCAACATATCACAAATGGATATCAAATGATGATCTTAAAGAAACCAAATATGTATCTAAATATAATATAGATGATTATTTGATCAACGATTGGTATTACGGTAAAAAATATAGTAAATATAAGAAAAGAAACTAATTCTTTTCTATATGGGTTTAACCCATACCAGAAGTCTTACTATGTATGTTATCGCCACACATTCATGTATTCTGTCCGCCCATTAAGTGCTTATTTTATAGTGGTCACACGACTCGCGTTGCCTACATCCACTTACTACAAAAAGAAAAACCTCAGAGCTTTTGGGTCTGAGGTTTTTTGAATTGATTAGAAAGTTATACTTCTAACTATCTTGCCCTTCAAAAACCTCAATACTCTTATACTCATTACCACATACTGTGCCCATAAAATTCGCTGAATTATTAATTTGGCGTATTGTCGGGACGATTGTGGCTAAACTCGCATCATGCCCGAGCCAATATGATCCCGCTGACGCTAGTTGTAGCATCGAGGAAGAATTAATTGTCTGAGTAAGTTTCGAGTTCATGTTAGTATTATATATTAAGTTAGGTTAATTGTCAAGCACTTTCTTATGTTTATTTATCTTTTGTTTACCAAATGATATAATAAGTGCTATTTTTCAGTGTTTTTCTTCTATATCTATTCAATCGTGTAAAGAATATAATCTTTTTAAAACATCTGCACTAGTATGGTTATCATACTCAAACAAGGCTTTTTCGGTTTCGGGCAATTGAAACAATTGCCAATCTTTCATCTCATAATGATTTGAAATTTGACCATTTGGTAATTGTGCAATCACGATAAACCATCCACCACCAAAACATGTTTCTCCATTATAATGACACTTTGACTTGTGTACTGAATACTTGCCACTAGTCGCCCATTCATTAAACAATGCTGCGTTGTATGCCTTGCGAAAGTCGTACAGTTCATTGAACGTATGATAACCATCTGATGTGTCTCCGTCAATTAAAGGTTCTTGCTCAGGCTGTGCAAGCTGCGCCTCAAGTTCCGCAATGCGTTCGTAAAAAGGTTTTATCATGTCCCAGTCCGGATAAAACTCCTGTTTGGCCAGCTCTTGTGGTGCGGCAAGTATGGAGTCAATCCAGTTTGCCAATGCAATACACTCTTTTGCAGTGATATGAGGACTGCCAACAGATTCACGCCGCTTACCTGTGTATCTTCTTACTCGCCGCACAATCTCAGGCTCTTGCTCAGGCTTGGATAACTCAATCTCAATCGCCATCATAAGTTGATCCATTTTTTCACTTCTATGCCCACCTAAAAATCTGCTAAGAACTTTCAGGTATTTAAATGCTTGCTGTAATAATTCACGATCAGTCATTATAATGTCACTCTTCAATTAATAAGTTAATATTTTCATTCAAACAAGTTTCTTGATTAATCAAACCTGTACGATTTGAAATTCTTTTCATAAAACTAAGCTTTTCTGCTACGCCTCTGCTGCTATGAGTATGAATTATAAATGCTTTATTAATATCCATACCATTCCATATATCTTGTTCTAATAACAATGCTTTCTTGGGAAGCCAGTGTGCTTGATATGCGAATTGAGGTTTTAATGCTTGTTCTAGTGTAAGACCTTGATCCCACAACATTGAATTTAATATAATCTGTTCTGTATTATATGAATTTTCTTCCCAGTTATCGTACATTTTAAAGCCGATATCCCAGATACGTTGAGTCATGTTTGCTGGAAAATATCTTACTCCGGCATTAAAGTACCAAGGAAAATTTCTTTTATAATGACAACTTGTTCTCAGAGATTTCATACTAGTAAAATTAAACATCATGAACTTATCAGATATTTCCCAAGGATCCATATCATTAATAGCCAGTGTATCTGGATCGGTATATAATATATTAGTGTCGCCTTGTTTCCATAATTTATAGATTTCAATAAATGTTTTTTTAAAAGCATCATTGATATTTTCTACTGATCCCTGTATAAATTTTAATTCCCAGTCACCTTTAAGATATTTATTATAACTGTCTACACTAAGTTGATGCATTTCTACATATTTATTATATAGATTCTGCTCATTTTTTCTATCTTTAAAATACCAATTAGTATCAGTAACTTGAAATAGACTTTTAAATAGATAATTTTTCATACTTTATTTATCAATGTACATATCTCGTAATTGATTCATTCCAACACCTCTATGCTGATTACTTTGTTTGTGTCGCCGTCAGAGATTACACGAAACTGGCCCAAATAATTCCACTCGTAACCATCAGGCTCATATAGTCCAACGATTCTAACATGATTTTCTTTAAGCACGGGCTTTACACGATATAGAGTACGTTCACCCCACTGAGGCGCGCCATAGCAATCTGCCCATTCATCCATATAATGATCAAAATATTGAATCGTCATACCTTCAGCGAAAGCAATAATTTCATTGTAGTGTTTATTCTTTACCATTTCAGCACCTCTGCTGATTTTAATTTACCGGTTTTCCCGTCAAAAGTTAGCCGCAAATTGGGAGGTACAGCACTCCCTACCACATATACTGCGGCCGCCCCGCTGATTTCGGCGACAATTTGTCTAACAATATCGCATGGTGGTTTAGGCTTAATTCTATATTCTTCATCGTTATCCCACATTGGCGTTTTAACATCCAACCAAGTATTTTTAAGTTCAAAATAAACTTGAATTTCTGCGCCATTCGCCCAAGCTATAATTAAATCACAATGTATATGTTTCATAATTTTTTCTTCCAAAAGCGACGAGCTTCTAAGTCAAGTAAGTTGCTCTGAACAGCGTTATAAATTAAACTTGTCACTAGCGAAACAAATGGCACCAATGCCATTCCAATTACAAACGCCAAGACTTGCCACGGCGTCGGTTCTAAATGCTGCAATAGTTCGACTACTCCATAGATTATACCGGGAATGGCAGCTAATATTAATGCTGTTAATAATGCTGCTGTAAGTTTAATAAGCATTTCAATTTTCCAATTTAAATATAACGAGAGATTAAATATAACACGATTCCAATTAATACTACAACTACGTCAAAGTAACTCATACAAGTAAAAACTTATTAACTACTGGCTTGACTGGTTCTGAATCATGATTCATGATAGAGTATACACATGAGAACAAGCACATACCAGCTATCACTAGATAGAATATCACAGCTCCGGTCCGACCTGTCCATTTACTAGCATCAAATGCCAATACTGTAAAGAGTATGGCAAAAAAGAAATTGATAGAAAATAAGATCATACTAACTCGTATGGTTTATTCCAACGACCAATATTAATATCAAAGTAATGTGATACATGAAAGTAATCAATTTGAGCATCAGTATGATCGAAGAAATCAGGACCCTTCATTGCCTGAATCAACTCACCCAAGAACTTCTTGACAACGCCAGAATAATGCTCATGATACCAGTAATGATTTACTTGTAAATATTTCTCCGCGGGTCCGCCATTGCGAAATCCACCCGGTTGTTTCGATACAGTATCGTTATAATTCTTGATAAAATCAATGCTGCCAGACTTGATATTGACTACCAACGACATATGATTTTGAACCGAAATCGTACCCTTAACGCCGTACTTTTTCAGCACAGCTTTAATTGTGGGTGCTAATTTAGCTTTCATTTCTTGAGATACATAAGCCATTATTTTGTCTCCAACATACCAATTGAGTCATTAATACAGTCATCAGCAACCGACATATTGCTTTCGATTTCAGAATTTTTATTTTCACAAGCATCGTAATAAACATCAGAAAGAAGTTGTTGAGCTAATTGCAATTTTTGCAATAACTCATTGTTACGTAATTTCTTTTCATTGTTCTTTTTGATATTGTCCAAGATATTACGACCATCATTGATGCCAGTGCCAGCACTATTCATAATGCTTTGTAATTCAGCATTGCCAGATTCCATGGCATAATGATAAACTTGATCAACCAGATTTTCTGCTTGATTGAGTCCCTCAATGAGTTCATTCAAATTTACGTTCATTTTGTATTCCTGTTTATCAATGTAAGTGTGAATTATAGCAAATACTATAATTACTGTCAACTAAAGTGTTGTAAAAATACAACACTTTAGTCAAATTCACAGCCAACTTCAAGTTGAATATTGGCAGATTCCCAGTCGTGAACCATTTGCATGTCGCTGGCATACGCTTGAGCGTATTCGTCAGTATCAAAGCTACCAACACAGTTACCCACACAAACTTCAGTGCCAGCGATAATGTCTAATTCATAGACACGATAGCTCAGTGAGCTTGAATCAGGGCTAATAACTACGTATTTTTTAGACATTTTTGCTTCCTTGTTTAGACAATACAACCATTATAGAGGAAAGCAGATTTATTGTCAAATAATTAGTGTTGTAAAAATACAACAGCATAAATAGTATTATGAATAACAATTGTTGGTATGAACTCAAAATAGATACGTCAAATGCACTAAGAAAAGACTGGGTTTGGGACGTAAGTGAATTAAATAATAGTATGAATATTCAAGTGGTCGATTCTAGTATTTTTAATACTGAATGGCTAGACTATATGGAATCAATTGAAATTCCTATATATCGTGCCGTATTATTTTATCGATATCCAAGCGACAATACAAGACCTTATGCACACATAGATATAAACAAAACAGTCACTGGAGCTGTTCCGTGGGCAATAAATTGGGTAATTGGAGGTGATGATAGCAAAATGGTATGGTACAATTTTCCAAAAGATCATTACGATTTGTCAAAAGATAATTGTGTTGAGAGAACAATGGCTAATACTCCATATGTTTCATGGAAGATCAATGATCTTACAGAAATTGAACAACGTGAAATTAAAAATGTTTCTACTCTGGTCAGAACTGATATTCCTCATAGCATAACAATGGGAAAGGTTCCGAGATGGTGTATTAGCATCAAACGATCACTGTCATATACTTGGGAAGAATTAATAATTCACTTAAAATCGAAAAATTTACTTATTGAACGAAATTAATATAGTTCAGCTATATTATATAAATATTCGTAATATGTTAATACATCAGATACAGAATTTATCAAACACAAAAGTGATTAAACTTTTAGAAAAGGGTTTACAAAAAGTCACTGAATCTGAACTGATTAAAAATTATCACCCAGATTATAAAAACGAAAACTCTAATTTATTTTATATCTTACGTCATGATAGATTTAAAATAGGAAACTATTATATAGTAGAAGAAGATAATAATTATATATGTAGTTCTGGTTGGAATTGGTATAAAGATGACATTGCATTGGCATTGACTAGAACATATGTACTTTCAGAATATAGGCAGCGTAATTTAATAGCTAATCATATATTACCTCTTATAATTAAAGATTCCGAATCATATAATAGATTATGGATCACATGTAACGAGTATAACAAAGCAATATATAAAGCATTTACTAGAATTCAACAGGGCAAAAGCACTGGTCTCAAAAACGCTTGGGATAAAATATATAGTAATTTTTTACCGATTGGTATTAGAAGCGTGAATTTTACTGATCAGTACGTAGCCGAATACAAAAGGAATCAATCATGAGTAATACTGTTACAGAAAAAACCGGAACAGATTTTCTGTTTTATATACTATATCCAATTCATGCTGTAACATTGCTAGGATTAATTTGTTATACTGTCATGATAGGAATATCATTGATTAACGTATTAAGTTTTGTAATTGGATGGACATTGATATACGGTATTGGAGTTCATGTTGTATTACATCGTTATGTAAGTCATATGACATTCATAGCAAAAAAAGGATTAGAGCCTATATTATTATATATAGCATGTTTAGCAATACAGGGAAGCCCACTTGGCTGGGCATCAGTACATCGGGGCAGTCATCATAAGTACTGTGACACCTTAAAAGATGCTCATAGTCCAGTACATGGTACGTGGTATTCATGGCATGGATGGATGTGGGACTGGAATTCTTATTTCAATGCTCGTTCAGTAATAGACTTATTAAGAAATCCCACTCATGTGTGGTTTGCAAAAAACTATGGAGTAATAATATTGTGTACATATATTATCGTAGGACTAATTAGCTGGCAAGTACTGCTATTTGGATTAATGCTACCAGCTGTGATTGGATTATATCAAGAAAGCTTTGTCAATACACTGTGTCATTCTCCAAACTGGGGATATCGTAATTTTGACACTAATGATCATAGCAGAAACATTACAGTAATGGCATATACTAACTGGGGTCAAGGATATCATAACAATCATCATGCTAACTCAAAATCATATGACTTTGGGACAACCATTAGTGGAAATCCCAAAGAATATGATCCTGCTTTATTACTGTTGCCTTTTGTTGCTACTGTAGAAAGTCGTGAGTCGATTTATAAAGCAAGAACAGATAAAATAAATAATAAATTAACCTAGTGTTAATTTTTCTTTTCTTTTCCATAAGAATAAAATACATGATTGCCGATTACCATTGCGGTTTTGTATGGCCATGATGGATTAACACTTTTATTGTGAAAGAATAATACATTGTTCGGTATTTCATCATTCCACTTATCTTCGTGAATAACTTGCTCAGCTATTTCTTCTGCTGTTTTATATTTGTTACTAGTAGTATCAGGCTGAAGCTTTCCATGACATACCCAAGAGAACTGACAGTGTATAGTAGCTCGTTCTGTTTCTACATTTACTTTTCTCGTGGTCTGATAAATCACTTTACATGGATTCTCAGCAAAGCCGTGTAATACGCGATTCATCACTACTCTAGCAACTGCGATTTGTCCCATATAAGACTCGCCGCCTGCTTCGTAGTATATGTTATGAGCCATACACTTGATCTGATCACGTTTGGTCAATTTGATAATATCTGTTTTGATAACAAATTCAGATTTAATTTCAACAGGCTGAATAATAAATTCAGTTAAGTCCGGAAACTTAATTGGTTTCATTTCACTTATAAAACTTGGAGCGGCTGTGACTAGTAATACACTCTTTTTTTCTTCGTACTGTTTTAAATAATCAGTATTATTTAAGGACATTGTCCCAAGTAGTAATACTATAATTGAGATAGTCGCACATAATGTCAATGATTTTAGTTTGCTTATACTAAGCATATAATTCTCCTTTGATTATAACAAGTAGATAGTATCTACAAGTTCCAACAATCGCAGTTGCAAAGTATTACATCTACGATAGCTTGGTCTACTGTGGGACTAGAAGTCGGTGATGGCAATGATGGCACTGGTAAATATGGATTATAACTAAAGGTTGTAAATGGTCCTGGTCCCGGAAATGTTTGTGGGTTAGTAACTGTAGCTGCATAAGCAGGAATAGCAGTATCACTACCAATGGTAGTTGGCAAACATTGTGGGGGGCTATCTATAGTTACTGTAGCATACTGATATCCTAAACCAGCATTGGCTATAATTAATCTACTAATAGACCCATCGTTTTCTATTACTGGAACTAATAATCCTCCGTATCCAAATGGATATATGTTAACTTGCGGTGGTGACGACAAACTGTATCCTGTACTTTGATTAGTCATAGTCACTGACTGTATACTACCAGTTGGTCCTAATACTACTGTTGCGCTGGCAGCACACGGGTCAATTGCGTTTGAAACGTCGTTGTTAGGTGGTATACCAGCATTGTTAAGTTGTTGAGCATTTCTTGCTTCACGCATAGCAGCTACTACACTTTGACCACCGAAATTAGTAATATTACTAATGGCTTCTAATGTCTTGGCTGCTTCACCATCTCCAATGTCTTGAGCATAAGTCTCTAAGCTCTTTACAAAACTACTGATGTTATTACTATCAACATTAGAAGTAATATCAGTGGTTCTTGGAATAGCATATGGGATAGCTCTTTGCTCAATAAACAATTGATTACCCATTTTGTTCCACAAATCATTCAATCTATTAACTTGTCCAGTATTACTGTTCTTAATTGCTGTTATTTGAGCAGTAGCAGTTGCTAATAGAGCAGTTAAGTCAGCGTCTACTGTGGCAGTTGGACTAACACTTAGATTGAAAATATTCTTATACGTTTGCTGTAGTGCAGTAGTGGGTAGTGAATTTATTATTGATGTTATCTCTGTCATCCAATCTGAATATGGATAGCCACTAGCAGCACCAAAGTAATCACACTGACGATATACACCAGAATTACCACTACCCAATGCTGTATTGTTTAACAATTGATTAGCAGATGAAACACTTCCAGGAGTACCAGTTGCTTGATTAATCAACGGCAAATCTTTATTAGTTAATTCTAAATTGGTAACTGCTACTCCAAATTTTTCTATAGTTCCTTGTGAAATATTCTGAATTTGCTGCATGCTAGTAGAAAATGCTGCACAAGCTGTAGCCACGTCAGTTGGTAATATTCCAATAAGCTGACTTAATGCTGATTGAACTATAGAAGTTATTTGAGGATTAAGAGCATCTTTAGTATATATTAAATAATAAATCTTGCTGCTTAATGTTTCTGGTCTGTACTGTGGTACAGTTAAGCTACCATAACTATTAGGAAATAAATATAATGGATCTAATAAATCTGCCAATGTTCGAAGATTTGGTATTCTACAATTTAATTGTAATGTAATACCGCCATTCAAACTATATAGATCATCACCTGATATTAGCTTAAACGAATCATAGATTTTCTTTTCTTGATCTGGTGTAGGAATATAAGTTGGATCACATATCTTAGCTAATTCTTGACTAGTTAATCCAGCATACTGTAATGCTAGACCAACCGCTGGTGTAAGAGCATTGTATTTTTGTAGCGTGATTAACAACACGCTTGGAGTTCCAAATCGTGATATATTTGATAAATCAATTACTTTTCCGCTGTTAACTAAGTCAGTGCCCCATGATCTAAATGCTAGATTAACACCACTAACATCATTAGTTGTCAAGTCATTGATATTACTAAAGTTGGTAGACATTGTTTGACTATTGATCAAACTAGATATCTCTTGATTATTTTGTGACTTGTTACTGTCAGTAGTGGAAAATGAACTGGTAATGTCATTATACTGATTAAACTGTCCCGACCATAATTCATAATATGCTTGTCTAGCCAACAGAGAAATAAACCCGTTGCTAAAATATTCATCATAGCTAGTGGGTATTACATCATCTACACTAGGTGGCAATGCCGCTATATAAGTATCAGTGTCTTTCTGCCAACTATTTTTTCCAGGCCATCCAGTAATATAACAATACTGATTGTAATCAGTGTACACGTAACTGTATTCTCCGCTACTGGGATAATTCTTTGGAGGATAATTATCACTTGCTAGCGTAGCACCCTGCCAGCTTCCATATCCAGGATAACTTGGCTTGAATGTTGATGGTAAACTATTACCTAGTGCTGGGCAAATTCCTGCTCCCAACGATAACAACTTACGATAGGTTTGAACTGAAATATTAGTTACTGGTTCAGGTGGATCAGGTGGCGGGTCAGGAATAGGAACTACAATTGTTAATTGATAGTAATTAGGTATACTAGATGTTAATTTACTCAACACTGTATTGGAGCTGACACTCCCCTGATGATACCCTGCTGGATTCCATACGCCCATTAATGCTTGAGCAGTAGCGTTAATAGCAAATCCTCTATCAGATTTTAATTCTGACAATACATTTAATTGAAGAGGTGTGTAACTTCCATTTTGACTCATGATACGTTAACGTCCGGACTACCTTCTATTATTTTATGACCACAACTATTACCACTACCAACTCTGAGTACCGCTACTCCATCGCAAAATACAGTTGGACTACCGTCTGTAGTTTTAGCTGTATTATGTGGCTTTTTCTTTGGCTTAGGAGAGTGTGGAGTAATAGCACTAACGTGTAATCCAACAGGCTTTCCATTACAGAAGACCGTGCTGCTACCACGAACAATTTGTCCGCCACCGCCATTCTTATCTCCAACTCTACTTAACTTTGCCATATAATTATCCTAGTACGATCTTCTTTGCTGGTGGTGTTGAGATACCAGTAGTAACTTCAATGTATTTCACTCTAATCTGTTCTGCTGTAATAGCATACATTGTAATTCCACTCTTATTTATCGTCACTGGTTTGTCCATTTCTGCTGAAAACAATGATGGGATTAAGCCCATTCCCTGCTGATTTGGTGCAATCGATAATGGTTCGCTTACAGTAATCGTATCGACATTTTCGTCTAATACTTTAGTGATTAGTTCTTCGCCACTTAGTACTTTAATTGTGTAAATTTCGTTTGTTTTATATGTCATTATTATCCTTAATATGGTCTATTTTGTGTTTTAGTGCTGGCTTCAATAATTGGAAGATGAGTTGATGCTACGTATTCCATTACCATTCTAACTACTTCATACACATGATAATAATATCCAGCGTCTGAAGTAAATTGTTCTCTAGTAACTAATACGTTTACGATATCCGCTGCTATATCCCAAGAATCACGACCACAATCTGGATTATCAAAATGTGCGTACATTACTTCTATCGGAGTAAAAAAATCAAATTTAGTAGTTTGTTGTTCGTTCATTAATGTCCTTTAATTACGCTGTGGTACAAAAAAGTACTGTACGGAATCTGCGTCATCACGAGTTTTCATAAAACTTTCTTTAAAATTTGCCACATATTCCTCTGCAAGCCTCTGAGGAAGATTGCCTACCTCTACATTTACTACTAGGGTTTCACCTGCTTGCAATTTTGGTATTACCTGAAATTCTACGCTCTTTGTCATTTTACTTCTCCTTTAACTTTAATATTAAAATCTTCTTCTGTCATGCCGGCTAAGCCTTGCCATCCACCTGGAATGTGCGTAGTGCCTCTAAAGATTTGTGGCACTGAGCGATGACCGTTCTCAATAAGATAGTCACGAGCCTCAGATTTTTCACTAACATTAACTGTCGTGAATTCAACGCCACGACTTTCTAGTAATGCTTTTGCCATATCGCAAAATTGACAATTATCTTTTGTATACACTGTAATCATTTTTTCTCCTTGTATGTAACTGTTTTTGCGTATTCTACTTCAGCCTTGGCTACAACTTCAATCGCTCGTTGAATGTCGGGTGTGATTTTAAAAGTCTCAGATGGGTTACCCGCTTTCACCATAATGTCTGCGAATTTTTCAGCAGTTTTTTGAGCCGCAATTAACTCAAGATTGTGATCAGGCGTTAAATCAGGTACAATTTTCTTAACTTCTTCGTCTGGCAACTTCATGCTGATGGTGTCTGGCTTTGATTTATCCTTAACAAGTACCGTCTCGGTCACTGTCTTTGATTTCATTGTAGGCAGAATAATAGAACAGGGGCTTGTTATCTTGGAAGCACGATCACGCATCTTGATTGCTGTTCGATCTAAATAGTCTGCGAACCAATCATAGAAACGAACACGCAGACATTTGTCTTTATCATTGATTTTCTCAAACTTGTCTATTAAATCCACCATAGACTTAGTTCCTGGAAGACGATCATCACCCTTGCCGGTTGGGTCATTTGACCAACGAGGATCATTCATGAAGCCGACATTAGTACCGTCAGCATTCTTTGATTGTGGCACATGCGTACCTTCTTTGATTCGTTTCAATATCGCATCCGCAGAGATTTCTTTTGGTTTATAATTAGACTGTACTGTTTTGCTCATAATATTTTCCTTAATGTCATTAAGTATACTTGTCCTACTATAGTAAGTCAAGTATTTTGGATAACTGATTAGATGCTAGGCAATAAATTCTTATCGACGTTATCACTCATTAATCCAATCACATAATTAGTGCTTTCAGTTTCTTGAAGAGCGACTTGCTTTTTATTAATGTTGATATGCTTATTGAACCAAGGAATCGGATTTGACTTAGGATATTGCCCTACATATTTAATTCCAATTTCTTTCAATGCTTGAAATGCAGTCCAGTCCATAAAGTCACATAGAATATCGGCGTTCAAACCAATTACTACGCCCTTAATAAACAAGTAATGCGCCCAACGTTTTTCTTCAGCGATAACTTCTTCATACATCGCATACACTTCGTCTCGACATTCTTCTACGATAGCAGCGAATCGTGGATCTTCTTTGACAACTTGATTAATAATCCAAGCGGTCCAATCACGATGAAGAATCTCGTCTTGTAGAATAAGAGAAATGATGTTACCGTTGCCAATGTAAATCTTGTTCTCTACCATAGCAAGAGCAGTAGCAAACGACACCATGAATCTAAATGCTTCTAGAGCATATGATGCATGTAATGCTAACCATATAGCTTTGATGTGTTCTTTCTCTGTAACTAACTCGGGACTAATTTGCTTAAGACTGTTTATACTATGCAAGTTGTCATAGTATTTTCCGACACTAGCAGCCATCTCGACGATTTCTTTTGTATCGTGAATCTTATTGAATTCATCTTTAGGTACACCGTAGACATTACGAATAATATGACTATAACTCGCACTATGAATATTCGTCTCGAAGAAACTCCAGTTACTGACCAATGATTCTAACTCTGGAATAGAGATAACTGGTCCAAATATTTGCGCTGGCGCTCGACCTTGAATACTGTCAAGTGCAGTTTGTCGTAATAGATTCGAAGTGAAGATATGCTTAATCGCATCACTTGCATCTTTGTGATCCATCTTGTCTTTGGTCAAGCTAATTTCTTCTGGAACCCAAAAGAATCCACGAGCTAACTTTTCATACTTTTGTAATTTCTGATACTTAACTTCTTCATATCGTTGAACCGTAACTGGACCAGCTGGGTCCAGAAACATTGTTCTGCTTAGATAGTTGGTTTGCTTTGATAAATCGTATTGATATTTACTCATTGTTATCCTTATAATTTACATGCTTCGCAGGACTCATCTTCTTCGATTATTGAAGAGAATGCGATTACGTTACTAGCAGGTGCTTCTTCTGCTACATCTTTGCTACCTACTTTATTGACTAAGCTATAATAGAAACTCTTTAATCCCCAGTGTGTGCCCATCATTAAATTGTTCACGATCAATGTGCCTGGAACTTTACGATCTTTTTCTGGATCAACATCAGCATAGTTAGCAGGGTTATAAAACGTATTAGTACTAATACTTTGATCTATATATACGGCTAATACAGCAGCAGTCTTTAGATAGTCGATACAATCTTTCTGATCCCACATTAGTTGATAGCGATTCTTCAATCGTTTGTACTCAGGTACAACTTGAACGAATGAACCTGCTTTCGATTCTTTGACCGATATCAATTCCATTGGAAACTCAATTCCATTGGTACTGTTTAATACTACTGAAGATGACTCTACCGGAGCAATAGCCATTAATGTAGCATTACGAATACCAGATACTAATAATCTTTCTCGTAGTGGCTCCCAATCTAAAGATGGAGTGAAATCAGTAAGTTCATTGCTGCCTTCTGCTCTACGCTCCCATGGGAACACACCTTTTCCGTACCATGTTCTACTACTCAATTCACATGATCCACGTTCTTCGGCTAGTTCTATGCTAGCCTCTGTTAGATAATATGCTTGATGCTCCATCCAACGTTTAACTTCAGCTAATGCCTCTGGAGTTCCATATTTAAGATTTCGCTTGGCATGCCAATATGCTAGATTAGTAATACCCACACCTAGTGGCTCAAATTCTTTATTAGCCAAGAAACTTTGCACTGACAAAAAGTCTTGATAGCTCAATAGATTACTCAGACTACGAACCAATACTCTACATGCCTTACGCATTTCTTGTGGATTACGAAACGCTCCCCAATTAATACTTCCGAGAGTACATAAAGCGATTCTGCCCTTGTCATCTTCTAAACGTTGAAATGGTCTAGTTGGTAATAAAATCTCTTGACATAAATTACTTTGATAGATAGGATCAACTAAACAGTCAAATGGACCCTGATTAATCACGTTGTCAATATTTACAATGTAAATACGACCAGTGTCGGTACGTTCTTTAAGAATGTACTTCTTGAACATATCATCAGCAGACATTACTTTCTTTTTAATGTCAGTGCGCTTTTCATACGTAGTGTATAATTGCTCAAACAATTTAGAATCACGATAGTAAGCTTCATATAAGTCTGGAACTTCATGTGGATCAAATAGCGTGATTGTTTCATCGTTTTTATAACGACGCCAAAACATTTTAGAAATAACTATGCTGTAATCCATTTGACGAACACGAGTTTCATCTGTGCCTTGATTGTTCTTTAGAACAATCACATCTTCAAATTGAAAGTGCCATATTGGCAGAGTGACTGTACATGATGCATTACGAATGCCACCTTGACTACAACTACGTAGATCGCCAAACCATTTTTTTAAGAATGGAATCAATCCCGTGTGTTTGATTTCTCCATTACGAATTGGAGAGCCCACTGGTCTAAGACGGCCAATTTCCAAACCAATACCGGCACGTTTAGAGGCATATTTTGCCATCATTTCGCCTGAAGCAAAGATAGAATCTAAGGTATCATCAGCACTGATTAATACACATGAACTAAACTGTTTAGTAGTTGTCCCCAAACCAGCCAGTACAGGAGTAGCAAGAGTAAAATGACCGTCACTAGCACATTCATAATAGTCTTTAACATATTTTAATCTCTTTAGTGGGTTTTCATTTTGAAACGCAGTAGCAGCAGCAATAGCATATCTAATCTGCGGAGTTTCATAAATGTGTCCAGTACTGCGATTCTGTACTAAGTACTTTTCACATAACTGAGCAATGGCAGCAAATCCATAATCTTCGTCTTTGTTATGATCAATTAATAATTCTATGATATTCCATTCATCTTCTGTATACCATTCTAGTAATTCATCAGTATACATTCCTGATTCGACATTTTTCTTTACAATGTCGTGTAATTTTGGAGGATTATATTGATTGTAAACTTCTTTTCTAAGCATCGATACTCGCTGTCTACCAGCTACGTATTGATAATTTACATTGTTGATTTCGGGATTTTCTTCTTCATCGATCAAATCAACCATAGCTTTAAGTAGCAATTGATCGATAGTTTCAGTTGACATTCCATCTGCAAATTGGATCTGTGCTTTTAATTCTATCATACTAGGACTCACATTATCGATTCCTGTACAGCAGTATTTTACTTGTCGTTGAATTTTTGAGATATCTAGAGGGACTTTTACTCCACTGCGTTTAATAACATTAATTGGGTTCATAGCTCACTTTATTTTATTTTTAATAGATTCCAATGACTTGGAACTGATGATTTCGAAACTGGATAGTACATTACTTATCACGGTGTCAGGCCAGTAATTAAGTGTATATTTTGGTTTATCCACTAACACTAAGTAATGTTCTTCGCACGATTTATCTTTTGCTAATACTAATTCGATTGAATCAATGTCATTGAGAAGTAGAGTATAACACATTCCCACTGCTTTAGTCAATGAACAGTACGTATTTTCGGACAATATCGTCCATGGATCCGACCAATTACTAGAATCAGTCCATGACAAATGATGTTTAACAAATGGAGCTGCTTGCCACCATTTATCAATTTCTATACACTGTTGATCCAATGATAGTGTTTTAATTCTACTTCGTAATTGCTTCCAATCTCTCAGTCGATGTTCATAGGTGCTTTGAAAAACGTTCATACAAGATACTTATCATTATTGAATTCAAAATGAAATAAAAACGGGAACATTGTTCCCGTTGATATTACTAAATTACTTGACTTGTTACGGTGTAGTAATTGCGTTACTTGCGCTACTTGCAACACTGTTACCAGTGATGTTTGTTGCTTTAACTGTGAATGTGTAAGCAGTACCAGTTGTAAGACCAACGACAGTAATCGGTGATACAGTACCAGTAGTGCTAATTCCACCAACGTTACTGAAAGCAGTAAACGAAGTGATTGGCGAACCACCATCAAATTCAGCAGTGAAGGCTACAGTAGCAGTTGTTGCTGTTACGGCAGTTGCAGTGCCAATTGTTGGTGCATTAGGTACTAATGGTGCAACTGGAGGATATGTATCACCAGTAAATACTGCTTGTGCAGTAACTGTAACTGCGTTAGCAACACTAGCGGCTGTCAATGCAGCACGAATGTTAGCTTGTAAATCAGTAACATTCCATGCATTGATTGGATAAATTGCCATTGCCAACGAGTCATTAACTGCGTTGTAATATTCATATATATGAATTGTTGCTAATTGAGCAGTTGCTTGAAGAGCAACACCAACTTGCGTACCAGTCAACGGACCAGCCGCTGTAACTGTATAGAATGCCAAGAACGGACCTGCTGGTTGAACTGCTACGTTACTTTGAACTGCGTTTACGCCACTATTAACATACGAACCGCTGCTGTTGTTTAATACTGGTAGATAGTCACCATTGACTCTCGGGAATTGTGCCATTTTAAATCTCCTATTTTAATTGAGGTATGTTACCTCTATTCTTATTTATCAATAACCATAAAATATGAGCGTCTTGCGCTCATATTTTAATACTAATTTACTACAATATAAATTACGACAATGGTGGGTATTGATCACCAGTGAACGTAGCTGTTCCAGTAACTACTACCGAATTAGCAACGCCTGCTGCTGTTAAAGTAGCAATGATGTTAGCTTGCAATGTAGTTGTGGTCCATGCATTGATTGGATAAACAGCCAATGCTAATGTATCTGGGCCAGCAGTTGTGAATTGATATACCATTACTGTTGCCAACTGTTCAGTTGCCTGAATAGCATAGCCAACTTGAGTACCAGTCAATGCACTAGAACCACTTGCTGTAACTGTGTAAAATGCTAAGAACGGGCCAGCTGGTTGAACCATTGCGCCAGAAACTACTGCATTTGCGGTAGGATACGAATTAACGTATGCGCCGCTGTCTACGTTCATAACCGGTTTAAAATCACCGTTGATTTTTGGAAATTGTGCCATTTTGTAAAGCTCCTTGAGTTATGAGATATTTCTATCTCTAAATGTATTTATCAATTATGTTAAAAATTAACGAGATATGAAGTTAATCTCGTAATCATTCACTCGCTGTTATTATGGAACAAATTTGAATTATAATCGCCATGGTCTGCCTACGGTAGGAGAAACTGTAATGTTTGCCCAAGTGTCGAATACGTTGTATATCATATAATCAGGACTAGCTGGATTTGTTCTTCCGGGAGTAGCAACACTGAGTAACTTCACACTAGCTTTACCTTGTTGAAAAGTAAGACCTTGAGCCGCAGCAACGATTGCTCCTTGCTCTTCAATATAAGCGTTCCAATTACTATAGCCGACAGGGGTTGGAGGTGATGACATAATGTATTTAGCTGATATTTAGTAAAATGCCAGTGTTGAAACCAACTGTGACGTTACCGCCGTTTGGTATCACTGGACTAAATGAATCAATGTAGCAAATTAAATTGCCAGTAGCAGTATTGCCAGTATTAATATAGAATACAAGAGCTTGTCCATTTCCACCTGATGCGGGCGTAGTTACGTTAGCAAATACGACATTTCCACAATAGAAATTGCCATTAGCAGCAGACTTACTAGTCAGTGCTACAGACGCTGCCACAACGCTACCAGTCGCTACGTTAGCGATAACAGTATTAGTTGAGCTATAACTATAATTATTGCTACCTGAGCCACTGGTAGTACTCACCAGCATACATGATACGTTACTAGTCACTAGATTAGTACCTAGTAATAAACTTGTATCAAACGATGGATATATTGCATTTGCCATAATTTTATTCCTGATTATATAATGTATTTATCGCTTAAGTCAGTGGGGTTAAGAGGCCCGCTGTTTGTAATATAGATAGTTTATATTGCTGAGCAGCCACGGTTATTCCACCACCTGGAATAGTATTTCCGTTAAATCTAAATACGCCACCTGTATTTCCATCTCCTGGTTCTACTCCGTTAGTTGCGTTAAATGCAAACCAAGCATAACTAATCGAATTGGTTGCACAATATGCACCCATTTGATTTATCCACCCAATGTCTTCAGCATAATTCAATTGTGTTCCAAGACTACCCGGAGTAACTCCGGCGGCGGTGGCATTATAATAAGCAAACTGCGATGAAAGTTCTCCTATAAACACTGGATATAATTTTTGTTCTGCTAGATACCCCCATTGTCTACGCCATACTTCTGGCATATTTAATGGCCATTGTAATCCACCTTGAGCTGTATAATTAGTAGGCAACGTAATTGAGCTATATGGCGGGGATGCCAAATATGTAAACCACTGTCGATTAAATGATTGAACCGTATAAGGGTATTCATGAGGAGAATAGATAACTTTATTCTGAAGAGTGGTGGCGGTAGCAACGACGTATTTGTGTTGAGTCTGAGTATCGGCTGGAATATTATTGACGATTGCCACACTGTTTAGTGCCGCAGCGTAAGTAACTCCCCAATTCCATTGACCAGTAGTAGAATCAGTTGAATACTGATAGCCTGCTGGGCCCGTTGTTCCTGATCCAACTGGAGTAAAATCAGTTGAACCTGTACTAAACCAAGCTCCATCTTGTCTGTACAAATACATGCCAGTTGCATTTGCACCTGAGTAAGTTGAAGACAATATAGCTTGAGTATTATTGTTAACTGACGCAATAGTGTACGTGGCAGCGTTCGCTACAGTAGTTTTATCTGAATTCCAAATAGAAACAGTAGTTCCTGGAGTAAGTGCTAGAGCAACGACGTTTCCGGTGCTTCCACTGAAATAAGTGCCAGTTCCAGTAACGACGTTACTACCATTAATAACTGTCACCGTTCCGGGAACAATGCTTTGTTGTCTAGCTTCTTGATAACGAGCTGGACCTTCACATATCAACATAACTCCTGGATTTACAGCATGAATCGCCGCTGAACATCTTTCATAGAAACTCACAAGACTACTATTAGTAAATGATTCACTAGTTGCTTGTCCTACGTACCATGTTCCAGCCGGTGCATTAACTCCACCAAATGCACTCCCGAACGCTGGACGCCATGCAGGTTGAGATCCAAGATTAGTATTAACATCCCATGTTCCGTTAAAAGGCTCATTGATCAGATCAAATCCACACACCGCTGGATTACTAGCATATCTATACGCTAGTAATGTTAAACAATCTAATGCTTGCTGTTCATTTCTGATATTTCCAATTGATATAGATGGACTAACTGTAGCAGATGGATACGCAGAAGTGTACCAAAGACCACCAGTACTTGCATTATTATCAGTGTTTGGAGCTAAACAGTGTAGATCGAATATTACACGAAGACCTATTGTATAACAATGAGCTACTATTCTATCGACTATTTGAAGTACCGGCAAGGTACACTGAGGCATCACATAGGTACATGTATCAATTGCGGTATGACCTGATTCAAATAAATCTTGATTATTGAAAAAATCTATATAATTTAAAGTAGCATTTGGTTTAGTTCCATATGCACCATCCTGTAATCTAACGTCTGGCTGTAATTCATAACTAGGGCTGGCAGGATCCCAATTATGTGGAGTTGCCAGAATGGATCTATTCCATGTAATATCTTCACATATCATATATCTAAGTGTATTGAAACCTACTCGTTTAAATTCTTCTAATAATCCTTCTTTAGTGATTACTAGTGAACTCGCCGTGACTCCGGCGTATGAAGTGGTTAAAGTTAGTACGGTGTTACTTGTTATCGTTGCAATAGTATATGCATTGGATGGAGCAGTCCCTCCTATTAGAATAGATTGCCCTACTGTCAATTGAGGCAACACTCCCACAGTTTCATTCCAAGCAGTGCCTGAACCAGTGACTGTTACGTTACCATTAGTTACGCTAACTGTTCCTGGAATTATTACATTTTTATAATTTCTACTTTCTAATCCGTTTGGTCTAAATACCGAATCCGTCCCGACCCAAGATGCAGCTTTTATTATAAATTCGTTACTATATTGGTCGTAAAGTTTATGACCATTAACCCCTAAATTAGTACCAGAACTTAAAAATGTTACTGCCGGAGGAGTTACGATAGTCACAACACTACTAGTTCCATTAGGAACAACTGTTCCAGATGTAGAACCGGTCATGACTTGCAATGCAAAATTTGGAGCGATATCGGATGTTAATCCATAATTTATAGTTCTTGTAATTGTAGCGACATTACTAGTAATGGTAAATGATCCAGAAGTTTGACCGTCAGAAAACCATATTGAATTTGCTGTACTTCCTGAAGTCAATGACCAATAATACGTTGACCCATCGGGTACGTTAGTGGTTGACACAGTGAAAATCACACTGTTGCCTTCATTTACGCTAGTAATATTAGGAATTACAGAATAGGTAGCTGGGGTAGAAACAGTTAGCAAACTTGCGCCTACTGTTGCTGTAATGTTGCCGCCATTTGGCAACACTGAAAAACTATTGCTATTAATAATGTCTGTATAAGAAACTAATTGAGTAGTGGAAGTTGAATTAGTTGCTAGATAAAACACAAGTGCTTGACCAGCTTGTGCCCCTTTTTGAATCACCGATGTGAACACTATATTTCCACTAGTAAACGCACCGTTAGCTACTGTTTTACTAGTTAATGTCGTGGTTGATAATATACTTCCTGTTGGTATACTAGAAGCATATTGATGAGAACTGTTATAAGTGTAATTATTTCCAGTGTCACCCGTAGTGGTACTTACTAATGCACAGCCTACATTGGCGCTAAGTAAATTAGCACCTGGGCTTAAAATAACATTTGCGAATGATGAGTATATTACGCTTCCGATTGTCATATGTTTTTCTGTGTGATCTTATAAGGCAAATATATACTGAGACAAAGTAGACCAGTTTATAATAATATTTCCGCCCGTGGGAACTATCGGGCTTGAAGATAGTGGATATGGAACTGATGGATCAACAGTGTTTAAATACACTGCCAACGGAGAAGTTCCGGTGGTGCCAGTGTTCATATAAAGAGCGATTGAAGTTATGCCTAAATTAATACTATTAGTTCCGCTTGATATCAATGTACCAGTTGCTGCACATGCGTAACTAACTGTCGTTTGATTGCATCCAGTGACAACAAAAGCTAAACCATTATATAATCCTGGATTAGAATCGGTAGAAGCTATGCCCGAAACTTGTATTGTTTGCCCAATGGCGTATGGCGCAACAGATTGAGTAGCAAATGTTAATGTTGCTGTAGTTCCTGTTCCGGCTACAGCAGTCACGGTGGCAATTTTCTTCGCAGGAACTGCCGTGAATGTAGTGGCAGTTGCATTTAGAACTCCAGTTGTACTTGCAGTTACGCCTGCTAATGCCACTGGAGTTCCAATAATGTACGAGTTAATTGACGTTTTATATTGATGAGCAGTTGAATATGTATATCCACTCAATAGTGCAGCCGTCAATGGAGCCGTTATTGGTGTATACGGAGAAGATGCATTTCCTAGTCGCCCGTGTACTAAATCAGCACCAGGACTTAACATAGTTTGTTTAAATAATGGATATATTGCGTTTGACATTTAAAATTCTCGGTAAATTAATGATATGATATTATGCATACTTATTTAGTCTGTTTAAGTAAGAGTAATAGTAGGGATACCAACCGTAGATGCACTTGCAATTGCGTTTGGATAAGTGGTCAAATTAGGAATATTCATTGGCTGAGCATTAGGATTAGTTACTTTATAAATCGAAGGATTTATAATAGTAATAGTTCCAGTTGCTGGAATAGCGGCTGATTGTTTGTTAGGTGGTGCTGCACAATCAAATGAAAATTGCCATACCATTTTTAAATACACTGAAGTATCTTGATCTGATCCCCAATTCGGAAGATTAGCGGGAGTATTATTAGGTGTAGGAACGACTACAGTAGGAGTTCTCAGTGACATTACTCTATCTTCGGTATGCTGATGACAAAATTCTATTTTGCTAACCGGAGCATAACTTTCAGAAAGAACAAGTGATGCTAATAATGCCGCTGCTGTGTTTCCATTTTCAGGGTCAATTGCCAAGAATTGCAGTACCCCTCTACATGATACTAAATTGGGACTTATTCCTTCAAATTTTAAATAATAATCACATGCTAATAAATCACCTGGTGAATATTTAGTTGAAATTCCAGGAGGAATTCTTGGAGCAGCTTCGTATCCATATGAGTTCCATGGACCGTACCATTGTCCCTCATCGACGATATACTCAACTATAAATGCTTCGCTTCTACCTATGGCGGTGTGAGTTGGAACCGTGTATGGATAATTCCATGGACCGATAGTGTACGCAGGTGGCGATGTATTTGATGTTCCGTTTACATTTGGTTGAGTAAATGTCAATGATAATCCCGGTAATGTTCTAGTGACATTCCACGTATCAGTGAAAGTCACAGTAGGATTTATAGTGGTGGTTAAACATCCATTTGTCCATGTTGAATCGTCTTGAAATCCAACGGGAGTTCCCGGAAGAGTAGTAAACGTATATTGATTAAAGTTAGAGAATGATTCTCCATCATTATTACTAGCTCTATATATGAAATAATAATTGGGAACATTACCGTATTGATATCCGGCACCTTGATTAGTGTACGTATCATTCGTAATATTATTATCCTCTGCCCAAGCAGCAAATCCGGTTACTACATTAACATTACCCAATCCAATAGCTCTCCCTAATACAACTGGAGTATTGGATACACGATGAGCGGCATTTGGTCCAAGTGTACATGTCATATTAGAATTTGTCATTATACTGGCGGCACTTGTAACCAACGGTGCTACGTTTCCTGTACCGCCCGCTGCTGCATTGTTTCCGCCTAAGTATCCTGCCACTGGTGCTGGAACTCCTGCTGCTTTCATTGCTGCTGCCAACACTTTACCCGCTACATATGATCCGGCTGGTGTAAAATGCAATCCATCATAATTAAATCTTAGTTTTGGAGCGTCTGGTCTAAAATTACCAGTTTGTGATGGTATGAAATTATTAGCTGAAATCAATCCACCAGTAGTTGTCAGTATTGTTCCAGCAGGAACTGTAGTGCTAGCACTAGTTTGATACGTGCCTGCTCCACCAGGAGTGCCGCTAAGCTGACTTAGAATGATAACAGTACCAGTGACTGATGAATTAGAACAAAACGTTACATCGCTCGTTAAATAAGTCCCTGCCCCGCCAACAGTTCCGGTAAGTTGTTCAACGATCCATACAATTCCAGTAGCAGCAAAACCGCCAATTACTGGAGGAATCATTCCACCAGAAAGAAATTGAGGAGGAGCTTCGACTAAACTTGATATAATTTGCCCTGGATAAATTAATCCACTCGTACTCAATACGGTTAACGTTAGTCCAGCATTGACTCCAGGAGTCGCTCCATTGGTTAATCCCGATGAAGTTGCTGTTATATAAGGAGCAGTAGGAACTCCAACCGCTGCTGCTGTACTAGAGAAAGCGGTTATTGTTTGTCCGGGAAGTATGCTACCAACAGTTACATCTGTTACTGTTAATGTTGTAGATCCACTAGATGTGCCAGTAAATTGAGCAGTCGTGCTAGTAGCCAAAATTGCCGCTGCTGAACATGAAGTGCTTGCACTAGTCACATATCTTCCTGCTCCTCTGTGAACTTCTCCAGTAGTATACGGAGTTATTTGTCGAACAATCGTAACGGTTCCCGTTATTCCTGATCCTGTAATGCGTTGACCAGTTTGAATAAAACCACTTACGTTAGTCACAGTCAATGTTGTACCAGAAGAACTTCCTATAAAATTTGCAAAGCCGCTTGGTGATGTTAGTCCCGCTGGATCAGTTGGTATGCCAGTTGCTGTTATTGAATTACTAGAACAAGTGGTTACTGTATCAGTAGTGTAAAGTCCAGCTGAACCTCTAGTACCACTTTGCTGACTTACTATTCTAACCGTACCGGTAATACCAGTGCCAGTGAGTAATGACCCAACGCTTATAAATCCACTGACATTAGTGACAGTCAATGCAAATCCAGATGAACTGGCAGTGAATACTCCGCCTACAACAGTTGATAATACTGATGGAATTGGACCGAGCAAATCATACCAATGATCTACTAAAAATATATTTGGGGGCGATGTATATACATCAGTTGTTGTGAGCCATGATCGAAGTTGATCATTAATATTCAATATTGTTTGAAGTAAAGTAGCAACTTGATCCTGAGTATATCCAGCCGAATACCCCAATGTTGCATTACCCGCAGCTTGAAATAAATCTGATGTTCTCGGACTAATAGTTTGAACAAATACCCATTTTCCCACTGCTGCAAATTGCAATGCATATGTCATCAAATTAAATACAATTTGATTTGCCGTTGCCCCTGCTGCTAAGTCGTTAGTACCGCCCATCATTACGATCATGTCAAAATTATCAGCGTATACTAATGCGTTGATCATTGGCCCTACGTTGACAGATGGGTTAGGAGGTATCGGAGCTGGGTCAAACGTTGGTTCGAACCATTGAGACAACTTAGAACTATATATAGAAAAATTATAGCCTACGTTAGGCGCAGTAGAATTTTGACCTGGATTGGCATTAGGTTGTAACCCAGCCTCTAGTTCAAATGCATTATTAAGTATCGAATTGGCATAATTAACTATTCCAGTCATGCCTCTAGAATAATAACTTGATCGTAATACTGGGCCGGCACCTGTGCCAGTGTCATTTCCACGAGTGATGATGCTTGGATACCAATAATTATTTGCGTATAGCAATGAGTCGCCCATGATTCCCAATCTACGCCCTGGAAATGGAACTGCTGGATAAGATGGAGATGCCGATATGGTACATACTGCCGAATATGGGTCGATTACTAATCCTAATGTAGGATTAACTTCTCTAGCATTAGTAAGAAGAAGTTGAAACTGAGATGTAGATAATGCCTCGGTTGAAGTCATTAAGCTTACTGTCACAGTCTGTGACGTTTGCTCAGGTTCAAAAACTAATGTTCCTCTTTGTATCACATAATTAACGTAATTGACTGCCGATAAATCGACCGTAGTATAATCTACCAATACAGTATTCGTGCATGGAATATTAAGTGTTACTGTAAATACGGCATTTTGCATTAAGTTAATCCTTTAAATTGTACCAAATCTATCAATAAGTCCATCTTAATTGTTTGAACCGTACTATAATCTATATTCTCTAATAATCCACCCAGTGGATTCCCTGATTCTGGATTAAGAGCAAAGTAAGCGTATGACATTCCAAGATCAGAGCCAGTAAGATCAGTAGTGCCATTATTAAGCTGTCTATTCAAATAATCTCTAAGAGAATTCATCCATTGTTTTTCAAACTCAGATGATGTTTGATTTGAATCTGGTAATCCAGTGCTATAATCGACTCCGAATCCACCACCGAATTCTCCTAACCAAATAGGAATATTTAAATCAATATAAATAAATCCCCAATATTCGTTCCATAATGCTTCTAAATTGTTGGGATAATTTACAACGTTTTGTTGAGACGAATATGGATATCCAGTAGGCAACGGAAAGGTTGAAGAATTTGATGATAAGAACGGCTGCGTACTAACAGATTGCCCATAGTCATGCGGAGAATATGCTAGTCTGTTTGCAGGAACTATACTAGGATTAATCGGACGAACTCTCACTCCTTTAAGATATCCACCCCACCACCAATTGTCATATGCAGACACTAATGTCGATGTTGCTATAGTAGTTGGCTGACTAATAAGATATGTTCCAGCAACTCCATTTACACCAGGAACAGAAGTTGTAAGTTGACTAACAATTTTCACTGCTGTTGATAACGTAGACGCAGTACAAAAAGTCATGACGTTAGTAATATAATTTCCAACTCCACCGGGAGTTCCATCAAGTTGACTATTAATATGAACTGACCCGCCTGTACTCGAACACGCAGTTGGAGTACTCATCGACGATGCTATATTAGTGGTGTAAACGCCGACTCCGCCAGACGTTCCACTAATTTGAGACTCAATTGATGTTTCAGGTGAAATTCCAGACCCAGTAACTGATGAATATCGATATATTATTCCTTGTGAAATTGCAGATACCGTCAAAGTTTTACCAGAAGAAGTGGCAGTGAATTGAGTTACGTTGACACCAATGCCATTAATAACATCACCGATATTAATATACCCGACTCCAGTGCCAGTATTTACATATGTAACATTTAACGTAGTTGAATAATTAGCAGTACCAGTGAATTGAGTTCCTGTAATGCCGTTTCCACTAATTGCTTGTCCAACCAATACTAAGTTAGGTGCAGTTTCTACTATGCCATTATTTAATACTGCCACAGTAGTAGGTGCGGTTACGGTTAATGTAGTTCCGGATGCAGTGGCAGTATATGATGATGCTCCGCTACCAATACCTTCAACAAACATGATCCAATTTGGAACAATGGCGTTGACTATTGGGAATAAATTCTCACACATATTAGTCCAAGTAGGCCATGGTGCATTTCTCGGCTCATTGTGTGGATCGAATCCGATAATAACATTTTGTAATACAGGATTCGATGCGTACATTCCATAATACGATGTACTAACTCCGTCGCCGTATGCAATGATTGTTGTTCCTGCTGTACACTTAGTAGCAAGACTAGTAACGTAAACTCCGGCGCCACCAGTTGGGCCGCTAGTCTGACTTACAATTTTAACAACGCTGTTTGTTCCATTATTAGCAGTGATTGCCGCTGACGAACAAGTAGTTACTGCGCTAGTTATATAGCGACCAACCCCACCAACAGTTTCTCCGCCAGTTAACGGTGATATTTGATTGACAATGATAACAGTGCCTGATATTCCAGTGCCCGTTATAGTTTGTCCATTCCATACTATGCCCTGACTTATTGCTGATACTGTCAATGTAGTGCCTGATGACGTAGCAGTAAATTTCGAAATATTTACTCCATTTCCATATATTACAGAACCAAGTGCAATAGTTCCGCTAGCAACGCTACTGACTGTCAGCGACGTAGTGCCAGTTGAAGTTACAACTATCGTTGCTGATGCTAATGTATTGTTCGGAGTATAATTATCACGCTTAAAGTGATTTGCTAACTGAGTCCATAATTGAACCCATTCTACTTGAGGTCTGTACGGTGCTGGATTAGCAGATGGTAATCCCCAAAATATATATCCACCTAAAGGTAATTCGGTTGACACGGTAAACACGTATGGATTGGCAAGTGGCCATCCATCAGTGCCGTATTGATTGTCGTATATGCTACCGTCTGCCAACATACTGATTCTATGTTGATCTAATATTATTCTAACTCCAACTTGGGCACAATAATCAACTATAATATCCAATGTTTGTAATGAATTCATTCCCCACATAATCGAATTTAATGGACCAAGATATTGATTTCCGGGAACAGTGCCGAATAATAATTGTGAATTCAGACCCATGACCATGTCGTCAGAGAATGGTAAACGAATAGTGTTAAATCCAAGTTGAACTATTTGATCTATCATGGCAGTGTATGCCAGTCCTGAATATAATCCGTGAACTAATAATGACGGGCCGTCATATCCATACCAATTAATAGAATTCAATCGAATAACATTGCTACCAGAATCAACAAATTGATTACCAACTATCGACACTGGCGTTGGAGTAGGAAAAGTAGCAGTTTCTATGTCAGTAAAGTTGACAGACACAATCGGAGGAGAAACAAAAGTAGAAACAAATCTACTTATCGTGTCAGTTTGCCACGTATATGGCAAAACTAGATTTTGAACCGGCGTTAATGTCGGCACACTACTGACCAATGTAAATAAGAATCCAGTTCCTGTAGTAGGAGCACCTGATCCAGATGAAGTGCCAGTTGGATCAGTATAAGTGTTGTATTGTCTTACGTCTTCTATGATACACGTCATCGAACTAGTAGTCTGACTGATTATACTATCGATTCTCCAAGCTCTTCCGCCTATAGCATTAGATAACCAATCACCAGCACTGATGTCAAGCCCATTATAATAATATTTGGGAGGAATCGAATTGTATTGAGCAAATACATCGAGAATCACTGTCCATTTGTAAGTAGCATCTTGATATGATCCGCCATTAGTCCAATTTGCGTAAGCAGTAATAGAATTTATGTTAATCTTTAATAACTTTGGTGGTATTGCTGCTACTGGGGTATTAGTAACTGTAATACCGCCTAAGGTAGATTCAATGTGCAAATAATCTACAGTGATTAGTTGTGGAGTTCCAATAGTGACAGTGACATTTCCCAATACAGCACTAATTGCCGTTGTAGTAACTGGACCAATCGTTTGTGGTATAGTGCTAGTAGTGCCATATAATTCAAGTAATATTACTTCTAATGTTCGTCCAGTGGCAGGAGTGCCGCCGCCGTAGCTAGCAGTCCATGTCATGCTTCTAGTTGCACCTGTGTTGCCACCTGCTTGATACGCGGCTTGACTATAAGCACTACCGTCACTGTAGAGTATGTTAGCGATTGAAGTTGGAGTGGGAGTGCCAGTCAAAATTACAGTGGCGCCATATGGAGATTGACCAGTGAATCCAATGACAGTCGTATCATTGCTAGATAATGTTAAATTGGCGGTGGTAGTTCCCGCCCCGACAGTAGCAGCAGTAGTTATGTTACCTACTTGATACAGCCCGTTTGCTACATTAGCTAAATTAAGAACAATTGCAGTAGAACTATTATAATATACGTATTGCCCGCCTGATATTACAATACTGCCAGATGCTGGATTTAATTTACCCCAAACAAATACTGTACCTACTGCGTTTCCATTAGCATCTAGTCCATTAACGGTAGAAATTGGAGAACCCATCGACACATTAGCTATAGTAACGTTCGGAGTTATTGCTGGACTAGGAGATGAACTTCCGAGTGGAACAAAATAAGTCACTAATGTATAAACGGCACCGACCGGATTATTAGTTATGGTTATATTTAACGGAAATCCCGCTGCAAATTGACCGGTGCCGCTACTGACTACTGAAGGTGCGCTCATAGTAAATCACTCACTAATATCATATTCATTAACTTGTTGGGTTAGACGTGAATCTACCAATAATATCTGTCTGCCAGCTAGTAGGAAGTACGTTAGGTGTAACTGGAGTCAATATAGGAATCATTGTGCTAGATACTTGAAATAAGAAATATCTACCGCCTACATTAGAGTCTGGACCGCCGTAGCCAGAACCTGAACTGTTGCTGTACGTGTTAAATTGATTCACATCTTCTAGTTGAACTACTATGTTTCCGGTAACCGCACTTTGAGAAATAACAGATTTTATTTTCCACGCAAATGAACCATTTCCTGAACCTATCCATTGAGGTGATGCGCTGGTAGCAGACACATTATTGGCATTATATTGATTTCCAAACGTTGGATCAGAAGTATTTTGAACACTGACATTGAATCCACAAGTCCATTGATATGCAGTATTAGCCCATGATCCACCGTATGGCCAATTAGCAACTGCTGTAGGAGAAGTATTTTGTACTAAGCTTAATAGAAGAGGAGGGGTTGTAGGATTAGCCATATTATGCTGAGAATATTATCCAAATTGTTGCACTATTTCCACTTGCGGCTGCTGAAGTGGTATCAACTCCAGTGAATCGCAAGACATCCATCTTGGTCGAAGTTACGTAATTCATCGCTATCGAACCGGTTCCGATTATTCTATTAGTCCAATTGTTAGCAATTGAACCTAATCCCCAAACTGTTGATGTTATTGGGATAGCAGTTCTGTTATGAGTGACTTGAATGGTACTGGCATTATTACCGTCTGGATTAATAGTGACTGTCCATCCAACTGGAGCATTTGAAATTGAACTAGGAAGAGTAGACACAAAAGTAATGTCAAAAGAAAATGCTGGTACAGAACCACCAGTTCCAGTCCCAGTTGCTCCGATATATCCGGTAGCTCCTACTAATCCCGACGCGCCTGTAGCTCCAGCTCCAGTGCTACCAGTATATCCACTAGCACCCGTGGCGCCAGAACCGGTTGCTCCTGTTAAGCCAGATGAGCCAGTTGCTCCTGCTCCAGTAGCACCAGTTAATCCTGATGCTCCTGTTGTTCCATTTAATCCCGATGAACCTGTAGTTCCAGTTAAGCCAGTAGTTCCTCTTAATCCAGATGCTCCTGTACTACCAATCAGCCCAGTAGTTCCGACCAGTCCACTAGCACCCGTAGCGCCTGTGTATCCAGTAGTTCCGACTAGTCCACTAGCACCAGTACTACCGATTGTTCCAGTACTACCAGTTAATCCACTAGCACCAGTAGCACCTGTGTATCCAGTAGTTCCGACTAGTCCACTAGCACCAGTACTACCGATTGTTCCAGTACTACCAGTTAGTCCACTAGCTCCAGTACTGCCGATTGGTCCAGTAGTTCCGACTAGTCCACTTGCGCCTGTTGCGCCATTTGGTCCAGTAGTTCCTCTTAATCCACTTGCGCCCGTAGCGCCTGTAGTTCCTGATAGACCGCTTGCTCCAGTAGCACCGGGTAATCCAGTTGCTCCTGATGGTCCCTGAATTTTACCGACATCGATCCATGTTCCAGATGTATAAACCCATAGATCACCAGAAGTATTATCAATAACCCCGTTTCCGTTAACTGCTCCTGGAAATGCAGCATTTAAAGTCGCTTGTGGATCTGCTCCTACTGTTGGCACTGATCCTATGATACTAACTGATGTTCCTGCTGGACCTGTAGTTCCAGTTAAACCAGTAGTTCCTCTTAATCCAGTACTACCTGAATACCCGGTGCTACCAGTTAAACCAGTAGTTCCTGTTAGACCAGTAGTACCCGTTAATCCGATAAGACCGCTTGCACCAGTACTGCCGATTGTTCCAGTGCTACCAGTTAATCCAGTTGATCCAGATGCTCCATCGTATCCTGTACTTCCTAGTAGACCACTAGCTCCGGTAGCTCCGATTGGACCAGTAGTTCCTACTAATCCACTAGCACCAGTACTACCGATTGTTCCTGTACTACCAGTTAATCCGCTGGCGCCTGTTGCGCCTGTGTATCCAGTAGTTCCGACTAGTCCGCTTGCTCCAGTACTACCGATTGGTCCGGTACTACCAGTTAATCCGCTAGCGCCAGTAGCGCCTTGACCTGTTGCTCCGGTTGATCCCGTATATCCAGTAGCTCCAGTAGCTCCGGTTGCGCCACTTGCTCCTGTTGCGCCTTGACCTGTAGCTCCGTCAAAACCAGTAGCTCCAGTCGCTCCGCTTGCTCCAATACCAGTAGCTCCAGCACCGGTAGCACCTGTATATCCAGTAGCTCCATCGAAACCAGTAGCTCCAGTCGCTCCTGTAGCGCCGAGTCCAGTAGCACCAGACCCTGTTGCGCCTGTATAGCCAGTTGACCCAGTGGTCAGAGTGTATTCTGTAAGTACTTCTACGTTATTGAGATTTGGACCAATATTGCCGATATTAGGCGTAGTACCAATGAATAATTGCTTAGTGTCTTCCGCGTACCCCATTTCGCCCACGGCTAACTGAGGGAGATCCGCTACGTTTCCACTTCTGATTTGTATTTTGCTGATCTGGACTATTGTCATTGTGATAAATTCCTATACACTTATTTATCATTACTCTTTCTCAATGACAAACAGTGATAGATATTTATCTACATGCTATAGAATTGATAAACTCTATCCCACCATCGATTAGTCCAATAATCAAAATCATTACCTTCGATAATAAATTCTTGATATACAGCAGGTATAATGATCTCGTATGTCGTTTCATGAAGCTCAGGCTTTATGCACATTAAAATGACACCTTTGTTGATATTCGTTTTATAAACTTCATTGTGAGCAGTAGCATAAGCCGCCAATTGAAGTTTATAATCATCAATCCATTCTTCTTTTTTTGGTTTATTTGTTTGTTTAAAGTCTAATATGCTTTCTGCTGAATTGTGTATACCACAACAATCAGTTGTTCCTGCATAAATTTCAGGAAAATAAAGAGGAACTTCTACTCCCCAATACTCACTTACGTTACATAATCCATTACCGATAACTTGTTCTGCCATCATATGACTTGCCCAACTAAATGGATTAGAACCTCGTGCTGGTAATGTGCCTGTTTTTACATAAGATTCAAGATAAGTATGCATTCTTGTTCCGCGATTAGCGGCTTCAGTGGTGATAGTCTGTGCCTTTTCTGGACCGACTCTTTTTCTCCACTCGTATAGTGCTTTTTTATCTTCTGCTGGTTTGGTTGCTTCTAGAATTGTAGTAACTGATGGGACTTTGCCACTTGGGGTGACATATTGACGTTTTCCATTTACAGTTTCTCTAGATAATGAGCGATAGTCGAATTTTGGAACATAATGTGATGTGATCATACATCTATTGTATTACTTTGTCAATATAAAGTCAAATGTTTTGGATAAATTATTTTCTTTTTTTCTCTGCTCTACCGGCCATTCTTTTCAATGTATCGGTAGTTTCATCTGGAGCTTCTACTTCACTATCACTACTGCTTTGACCTTTGAATATAACATTGTCTCCCTGAATATTAGAGATCAAGTTTTTCAATGGTTCTTCTTCAAGCATATTACGAAATTGCTCTGGGCTTAATGATATTCCACTATGATCTAATGTACTCAATAAAGATTTTAATGAGTAAGGCTTTGTTGTATCAGTATCATTAAGTCTACCAATAAGTTGACTGATGATACCAGTCAACTTAATTCGTAGTGAATTATCGTCGTCTCCAGCGAATTCAAATAATCTCACGATTATCTCATCTCACGGCCGGCAGAACCAAAGTCTTCTTGATCTTCTGGTTCTGAAAATTCTGATGAAGGTTCATTTCCCATATCATTACCACCCATATCACCACCACCAAAATCATTACCCATATCATCGCCGCCAAAGCCTTCGTCAGAAGATTCTCCGGTGATTTGACCCAATGCACTTGTTAAGCTTCCTTTTGAAGTAGTCAATGACTGTAATAAAGTAGTTAACGCTTCTGCCACGCTTTGTTGATACGTTTCGCTTTCTGAAGTTCCAATTTCGTTGCTGATTCCATTCACAACGGCTGGCAATTCTTCAGCATTCATTTTTGAAACTTGTACGACCATTTTTTGAATTTGATCAATCATATCTTGAGCAGCCAAAATAACTTGTGACTTTTCAACTTCTTCATTTTCTGTTACAATTCTTGATTGAAGTCTAATATCTTGATAGTGATTATACAGTACTTGCTCTAACATGACCATTTTAAGATAAGATGGCTTAGTTTGATTTTTAATAAAATTATTACTGATTCTAGTTTCTTTTAATAAACCACGAACCTTAGACAACATCTGACGAGTAGATCGTTGATCTAATTTGTTTAAATTTACATCAAATTCAAAGTGTTCGCGAAGTGCGCGCTTGGTTTGAATTTTTCTTGATTGGGACATGTCGGTTAATTTCATTTTTAGTTTCCTGTTTATGATATTTATTAGAATATCTGTTAGCTAATATAAAGTATTTATCAATTTCTACCACAATTTGCTTTTGTTTAGCGTTATCATTTTGTAATTTAGTAGCATATACAGTAAATTGATTAATGTCATGTGAGTTCTTTAACTTTAATCTAGTATGTATTTTTTTATCAATTTCTATACTAGTAAGTTCTTTATCTAATCTATAAATTCTATTTCTTTCTGAAAATTTTTGATTTTTATCTAACTGTACCCATATCATTGCGTTCTTCATATAGCTAAATTCATACGATTCATAGTTATCTCGCTTGAACACGATCACATGATCAATTTCTCGTTTGATAGTATATTTATTATACAATACATAATGATTTCCAACTTTTATGATTATAGTGTTTATCAATTCTATTAGTGTATGCTCTACTATAGTTGACAACTGTTTGTATAGTTTGGTAGTTTTTTTCATTTGACTATCTCAAAGTAGATATTACGTAATTCATTCGAGATGTTTAACTGTTGTGACAGCTTAAATGATTCTTCTAAATTAACAATCATCGGAACTTGATCACAATCGCTTATCAGATTGCCTAACTCTTCTCGACCATTATTGAATACATCTGGATGCTCAATCGTGAATGAAAATGCCCATATATTGAATAATTTTGTATCTTCCACGTTATTAGTGTAAAGATATCCAAATTCATAATGATCGATGATATCTTTACACTGAAGTGTTAGCTTTTTGACTTCTGAAATATCTTCAGGTTGAGAACGCATATTGATTATTTGAAATATAGTTTCAAGATTACACTGTTGATTTCTTTGTTTATGCTCTTCTTTGCTTACAAAATCTGTAAACTTTTTTCTATTGATATTTGTTCTTGTGATATCGTACAGCGTGTAGCATTTAATGTTCATTCACTATTTAGAGTAAATGAACATATGTGTAGAATTATGTTTGAGCGTATGGATTACGCTTTTGATCGCTGTCAATTGGCAATTCAGGTAATACTTTATAAACTTCGTCTGATAATTCATCATCGTCAGGAAAAGCATGTGATCCATCACAGTAAGGTTGATCTTTGCTACGACCACATCCACATTTTCCAAAATCACCAATCATCGGAGTCATTATGTTACTCCTATAGTTTTTGCTATATTATACAAATTTTTGAGAATGACGCTCTTATCATAATCATCCATTGGATTTTTATTCATTAACGACTGAAACGTCTCAGATATTTTGTCTTCTGGTATCTCACGAGCTATGGTTATACTTCTTAAATCTCCATCTAATTTTGTTATTAGTGATTTGATAGATTTTTCCATTTGAGATTTACTAGAATAATTAGAAATATCTAAATTTACATTTTTTCTTAATTCTCTCTCAAAGTCATCAGAAGATATTTTCTTTTCAGTGTTGTTTGTTTTTTCGCCCGAGGTTTGTCTACTAGATGATCTTGACTGAGTATTAGAATGAGATCCGCCTCCACTCATCTTGCTCCACATCCATAGATTTTCCCACATTTTATTCATTGTCTCTGGATTAATTTTTCCAGTTGAGTCAAATTCTTTAGATGCTTTTTGTGCCAATACTTTTAAATTGCTAGAATAGGTATCATAGTGTTTAAATTGTCCAGTTTGTGTATCAAGAAATTGATTAATAAATTGCTCTGTAGTTTGAGTAATCTGCTCAGCCTCTAGCATTTTATATTCTAACAATGTACTAAACAATCTATACTGTTTGCTTTCTGGTAAACCAATTGATCGTCTTGCTCGTTGTAGATCACCCATTGGTATAGCATCTTTTCCAACTCCGCTAGCCAATTGAGTTAGAACTTTAGCTGCATCTTTAGATGCTGCTTGATTCTTCGAATCAAGCCATACGGGATTAAACGTATAACTTAAAGTAGAACCAGGAAATTGTATCTTTTGTCCTGGTTCTACTTTAACTTGAGCCGCTGTTGAAGTAGATGGTTCAGAAGTAGATGGTTCTACAGATGAAATTTCGTCTGATGTTGGGGTAGTTTCTGATGCTGAAGATCCAGAGATTGGTATATTCAATGATTTAAATACAGAATTAGTAATATCAGATGATACTCCATTATTCTGTAGTACTTTTTCAATTTCTTCACTGTCAGTTGGTGATCCTGCTTTTACCCACGCTTGTTTTAGTTTATTAGCAGTAATTTTAGTAGTTAAGTTCTGACCTTTAGTTTGAGCATATTGACCTACTTTCCCAGCAGTTTGTTTTATGGCGTTCATGACACCAGCTTCTGTCAAGTGAACTCCGCCACGACGACGACCTATGCTTTCATTTAATGACCACATTTTATTAGTTATGTCATAATCAATTGATTCTGCCGTTGGAACCGAAGCTGTTGGTTTGACAGAGGTGCCCGTGTGAGCGGCTGCCACACCACCCTGTGCAGCTGCGGCAAGAGTAGACGAAATCTTGTCAGCTACCTTTTTAAAATTGTCAGCGTCAGCTACTGCTTGATCAACTAATTTTTGATTATTATAAGCTATCTTTTCCACAGCGTGGAGTACCTCTGGATTTTCAACTATAGCTTTAACTTCATTCCAATATTTATTTGCTCCCGCCCAATCTTCAGCGTTGATATACTTCGAAGTCTGATCTAAAAGTGCATATACTTTAGGAGCCAACTGAGTTGGAATCTCTAATCCACGTAGATCACCAAAAAATGCTCCAGAATTCTTGCCTCCTATTGACACCGCCCGCTTAATAAAATTTAATCTACTAAGCTGTGTATATCCTGGAATCTTTTCGGCAACAACCTTAATATTTCCAAAATAATCTCCTAGTGAGGATATACCGGCGCCTAATGCTCCACCAATAGCGGCAGACTTTGCACCCTTACCTACAGCAGTTGATACCTTTTCGCCTTTCAATAATTCAGAGGTACCTCTTAGAATTTGAGCAGCAATTGCGCCGCCGGCAGGACCACCCGCCAATGAGGCTAAAGCAGTCATTATACCAATAACAGCAGCAGTTTTTCCAGGATTTGCCTTGGCCCAAGTTCCTATACCAGTTAATGTTTTTTCTAATTCAGGAAATTTTTGTGATACATTATTTTTAATTTTTTCAAACTTTTGATCAAATGACTGTACTGGCTTTGTATCTTGAATCCATTTTCCAGCTTTATTAATAGTATCATTAACTACAGAGGCAACATCCTTTACTTGACCAATAGTGGTGCGATTACCGCCCGCGGCTGTGGCACTTTGTTGGGCAGCCTGAAATATTTGATCAATTTTAGTCTGATCTAAGGTCACTTCAATTAATGGCTGAAGTTCTCTTGTTATGCCTTCGACAATTCTTTTTTGATCACGAGTCATCGAATGACATACGCTTTCTAATAATGCTTTATTTCTACGATTATGTTTAACAAGCGACTCGGTTAGTCCAATTGATTGTCTTGCTCGTTGCAGATCACTCATTGGAATTGAATCTTTAGCAACACCATTACCTAATTGAGTTAAAACTTTTGCTATAGCATCTGGAGCGAGTTTATTATTATCGTCTACAAATCGTGGTGTATAAGTAAAGTTTAAATTTGTTCCTGGAAACTGAACGACCTGACCAGATTTTGGAGTAGTCGAAATAGAAGTTGGGGCCGAAGTGATTGTTGAAGTCGCGGGCGTTTTAGGCGAATCTGTTTCAGACGAATCTGTTTCAGACGAATCTGTTTCAGACGAATCTGTTTCAGACGAATCTGGTTTCGTAGCATTCACTAACATGCCACTAGATTTAGCATGTGTTAACAAATCAGTTAGTTGCTTTGTGAACATCTTAAGACCAATGGCTTTTGCTCTAGAATCTAGTTTATCTGCTTTAGCAGTTTCTGGATGATATCCTACTTTATCAAGACCTCGATTTATACCTTTCTTAACAGTATTACCAGCCAAAGTTCCTAGATCACTCCAAGTATCTTCATTGACGGTGTTTTCTGATATAAGATCATTAATTTTCATTGTTCGTTCCCAGTTCGTTTCAGACTACGAGCAAACTTCTCACTGTCGCGATTTTTTATCGCTATCAAGAGTTTCTTTTCTAGTATTGCTGACTGTTCTGGAGTGAAATTTCTTTCGATAACTTCAAGCAGATGAATAGCAGAATTAATGATATTATTAGCTCTACTTTCTAGTATGAGTTTTGTATCTTTATTTTCTGCAATAGAGTTCAGTTCTTCTAGTAACGATCTAGTAATCTTTTTCATAGAAGTATTTATCACGACTACCTAGATTTAATTTGATTAAGCATAGCATTTAGTTTGCTACCCTGAACGTCTGCCACTACTTTTTTAACTGATTCTACCTCAATTATCTCTCCAGTTGACTGATCAATGACTTGAGTACTGGTTTTAATCTTATTTAATATAGTACTTGCGCTTTGACTGCTGGGCACGTAACCGGTACTTTCTCCATCATCGAAGATTCTAAGAGTTTCAATGTTGAAAGATAAGTCAATCTTTTGACCTACTCCACTACTGCTACGAGTTTTCATCAATTGAATTTGATACTGACCTCGTTCTCTCATACTACGACTAGTAAAGATACCAAACACATTGTCTGCTGTGTTGATTTTTGAGATACCACCAGAAATCATACTATGATCAAACTCTACTTCTTCAACTGCACTACGATTTAACTGTGATGCTGTAACATGTAGTACATTAAGCTCTTTAGCCAGATTTCGTAATTCTTCTGATACATATTTGTCTTTGATGAACAAATCACTAGGACTAACTTTGGTGCTTACTGGCATTAATAAGTCCAAGTAATCAACACATAAAAAATCAATAGTGATATTTTTTTCCATCTGTAATGTTTTAATATAGGCTCTAATGTCATTTACATTACTTTGTGCTGGCATGTATTTGATAAAGAACTTACCACTTTTCTTGGCAGACATTTTAACTTTAAGCTCAACATCATCGATATTCTTAAAAACATCGCGAGTTGCCACGTTAGTAATCATACTATCAATACGCCAAGCAGTTAATTCTTCTGATAGTTCTAAAGTAACATAAACTCCATTTAATCCCTGTTCTACCCAGTTAGCGGCCAAATTTTGCATAAACAATGATTTACCACTTCCAGATCCTCCAGCAAAGATTTGAAGCTCTCCACGATTAAATCCGCCGTATAGTTTACTATCTAGACATGGCCATCCAGTACTAATTTGCCCATTATTATTTTTAATAGACAACAAACGTGCTCTAGGATCAGAAAAGTAATCTGTGCCCATGTCTTTTGTTAAGCTGATTTGAACCGCGTCTTTGATTAATTTCTCAACTGGGTCAAAATTTCCCTTTTCTAATAGATCGTAACTTTTAACAATTGCTCGTTCTAGTTCTTGTCTACGAGTGAATTTTTCAAATTCATCTAGAAACCATTCGGTATCACTGGATCTTAAATTAGGCACCACATCAAGTTGAATTCCGGTTGTGGCTTGTATTTGCTGTGCGTCTGGAATACTATTATATTTCTCACTAAATTCTACAATAAATTTTGCCGCTACTCTTAAAGATTTATCAAAATTCTCACTATTCATAATGTTACTTATTCTAGTATATAACTGAGCGTCAGTTAACATCATTCTTAAAAATAATTCTTGTACATCACGAGTATATTCAACATTAGTCATTTATATTTTTTCTTTTCCATTTCAATTTTTATCTTGTTCGTAGTAGCTGACTGTATAATACTTAATAATGTCGCCAGCTTTCCGTAGCGTTTAACCGCGTCATTGACATCTTTTACATCATCATTCCAATTTGGAATACTAACCTGATACCCAAGTTGTAATGCTCTATCACATATGCTCATTCCACTTACATCTTTGTCTGGAACTACAATTATTTTTCTGTTTAGTCTTCCGATTATAGTTACTTGATCGTCGTTGATAGTGCTGCCCATATAAGCACAAGCCCCTATACTGATAGCGTCAAATTGACCTTCTACTAGAATGCATACTTCAAAATCATCACGCTGAGCATCAATATTAAATACATATCCACGTTGAGATTCTTGTACATACTTAGGCTTGTGATTATCGTAAAATCTACTAGTATATCCGACTAATCGCTTGTCATAGTAGTAGGGTATAATTATTCTATTTTTATTTCTGCCAAGCAATTCTGGAGTAACATAATACTCGTAACCACTTTCAGTTAGTCCACGACTAGTTAAATAATCTATATGAATTTGATGATCGGGATTGTTTGAGTCTAATCTAATGCTACCATCTGGTAAATTTATATCAGTGAATGAAACTATTGTTGGCACACGACGAACTATATTAATTTGTGCTCCTGACATTTCATCTTTGATTTTAACTGCTTCGATTGCCAGTTTGTCCGTCAATGACTTATCTGCTCCTAGCCAATCTAATAGATTTCTAAATCTACTAGACAATGTTTGACCAGCTCTGTATCCACATTTGAAGTTACAGTTGAAACAAGAGTACGTCACTGACTCATCAGTAGATATAAGACCTCCACGACCGCGCTTATCAGCCGATTGATTGTTATAAATGCAACAAATGGCATTGCCAGATATCCATCCAGTTCCATTTTTTTTAGTTTTTCTACCACTCTGCCATAGAGATTTTGTGGTGTCTATTATAAGATTTGTCATTGAGAGTTAACGCGAAAAAAGATCATAGTATATTATACTATGATCTTAATTATTAATCAAGTTGTTTGGACGTTTATCTTGTCAGGATGTCAACAACATCGCCATCTAGTTCATTTTGCTGATTAGCCGGTTCTGTGCCAGCATTGACGATTTGAAATCTAATATATGGATGAAATCCAGAAATATTAAATCCCTGAGTTGTACTGTCATTGACATAAGATGTTGTATCACCGATATTATAATAAAAGCTGAAATCGCCAGTGGTGCTTCCCTGTATCTGTAGATTTCCAGTAAAATTATTCAAATATACTTGAGTTGTTAATACTGGAGCATCAGCTCCGGTGATTATACTACTATAGTAAGTAACCGGATTACCATTTTCCATTGGAGGAACATGACTAGGAATAGTAACTCTATGACTTTCTACAAACGATGGCAATACGCTATTAACAATGTCAATAACACCGCGAGCACCACCTTGACTATTAACAAAAACTGGATACGAGAATGTTCCAACTGGAATTTCTAAACTATAATAACAATACTGACTATTAATGTCTTCTATTTCGCCAGCAGTTAATTGTAGTGTGGTAATACCAGTTACAGGTAAAGTGGGAGTAAGTGTTTTTTGTATCAAGATAGCAGTACCATCAGAATTCAAAATTCTACAGGTAATGTTTTTTCCGCTAATATCCACGGGCTTTTGATTTTGATTAATGAAAGAAAATTCAAGAATGTTATCAACACCTCTACTAATTGTTAGATTTTTTGCATACACTTTTTCGTAAGCTCCTATGGGCGTGGTGGCGGTGGTTAGTAAAACAACCCACTGTCTTTGATTGTATAAGTAAACATTGGTTTGGGCAGTCACATTGTGATCCTTGTTATAATATTTATCTTAGTACAGAATTTGGATAGATAAATAACTTCATAATATTTATCATATATGACAAATGACTTCTTTCATCAATTAACGCAGAATCACCCATTCATCACCGTATGCTCGTACGCGAGTGCTGAATATATAGGCATCATACAAAATCGTGATGACTTTATTACCACTTTCTATGATTATGGTAGCATAGTTGAATTAGAGCTAAAGAATCTATTTCTTGAACTAGGAGACAATTGGTGGTGGGAAAGCAATAGACTTATACCAATCAATATATTTTTAAGAAACGACTGGGTAATGTTTAAACCATATTTAAAAACATTTAATAATAAGAGTCTAGAAATACTTCACGGGCCATGTACTAGTATGAACGAATTATCTAAAAAGCGAGTTAAGCGTAGAAGTATTACGTTAGTTAAGAGAATGACATAATCTGACACGCTTCTGGATTTTCAGCTAACAGATTAATATGAGTAACGACCAAATGAGCATACGCAATTGCATGTGACTTTTTAAAACTATAGCCAGTATCGTCTTTCTTCCAAATACTTTCACCTACTTCTTTCCAACTTTTACCAATCAAATGATATTTTCCTGGTCTAATCACACTTATGAACATTGCCAGTCTTGGTATACTATCGATTGGCTCATTCATCTTTACCATAGTATGATAATGATTTCCAATTTGAACTAATTTTTCAAAGAATTCTCGATCTTGTAACAATGACCAATTGGGTTCTTTCATCAATTCAATTAAATGAGATTCATCACGAATAAGTTTATATAACCATACATTAAGTATATCTAGTTTAATGTATCCACGTTCTTCAGCTTCTCCATATAATATTGATGCCATGTCATGCTCTGGATCATATGGAACATCTGTTACATAAATTCCGCTATTGTGACGACGAATACTGTCGCCTGATTTTAAAGAAGCAGATACATGTTTAATAAGACTTAAAAGCTGAGTTCTGTCTCCAAAATCGATATCAACGTCACTGACAAATTTCTCGCTCATAGTCCACCGATCTCAGAAATAATTGAATTTACCATTTTAACTTCTTCTTTTTCTCGTTTGAATTTAATGTTCCATCTTTCTGGATCAATATACTCATAAATTATGCCACGCTGATCGTCGTTAAGTTTGCTTAAAAATTCCTGACCAGTGTTACTCTGATATAATATCCATGGGCTTATTTTCCCATTACATATTAGCTGACAGATTTTATTGCTACTAACATATCTAAATACATCTCGTAATTCAATTGACTCTAGTTCTGCAATTCTCATCATATTTTCTACGCTACGATGAATAGCATCTAGTTCATTTTCACTACGAAGATACTGTATCAAGTACTTAGAATAAACTGAATCACTAGTCCAATTGTCAAGCGATACTCTTTCTTTGAGCAAATGATCTATATAATTAGATGGGTTTACTACTCCAGCTTCTACGCAATATGTTCCGTACTTTACAAATCCAATGTAATATGGACTACTAGAGAAATCCGAATATGCCAGTTTCTTTCGTTTTGGTTGCATTGACTGATAAAATTTTATCCAAGAATTAAAGGCAATTCTATTCGCTGGTCTATCTTTGTCCATCCAGCGGCGCTTAGGCTCACATAAATGTTTAAGCAAACTTCCAGGTCTAACGAAAGATCGCTTACAATGATCACAGCTAAGTTCTTCTGTATTAGTTTCCGCTATCTTTTTCATATTGTTTAATGTCCTCTTCAGTAACTAATTCGCTCAACAGTTTAATATCGTCGAGTTTCATATTAGGATATAATTTTGCTAAGTTATAACAATGATGCTGAGATTTAGTAAATGTTTCTGCTTGTATAGTAGATTCAGTTTCTTGTTTGATTATCTTAGAAAAATAATCTTTGACATCCTTTTTTTGTGCTCGTTCTTTTAATTTAGTTACTTTATCTTTTAAATGTGGGAGCCATGTATGTAATTGCTTTCCTATTCCTGGACTTGAGGCACATAACATAAGCCATTGAAGTTCAGGATGATCTTGAACTGATTCATTGAACATATATTTATTAGCACAATGATCGACACTCATTACATAGTACGCACCAACTGGTCCAGATTTCTTAACAGATGACATCCAGTGAACCATCATATATGGAACAAACTTTTTCTTCTGTTCGTCGGTTAGTTCTGAAAACCAATTATAATTCTTAGCATCAATTTGAGCCAACGCTGTAAACAAGTCAAGGTCTTGATTTGTGAACTTTTCATCTACTGATACTGCTGATTTTCTGGTTGCCATTATAATACCTTTAATATAAAAATAATTGCATCTTGTTCTGTGTTGAATATAAGTTCTCTGCTCCACACATATGGGTTGTATGATATTTTCTTTTCACCGTATCGTGCGTTGTGCTTGAGTAAGAATTTACTGGTGCGATCAGACCAATATTCAATCGAATGTTCTAGAGTTAAGGTTGGATTATCATTTATCATTGCCCAATCTATTCTAGCAGCTTGATCTACATCAATCCACATAACGTATAGTTTATCTTTCCAATACATTTAGAACGCCTGAGAATAGTCCACTACTTCGCAATTTCTACTGATTTCTTTTACGAAATAGATACATCTTGGTCTATCTCCGTCGTCGATTGGAACACATAGAAATTGACCGTTCTTCAATCTAGGAGCAAACCACGTAACGTCATGATACACATCTAAAATTTCAATGTCAAGAAATGACGGTTTAAAACTGCTAAGTGGATTGAATTCAAAAGCACAAAATCCACGATCATTGATAGAGGTTAATGGAAGTGTTTCTAAATCTCCCATGTCAGGTTCACCAATAAGTATTTGCCAATCTAACGGCATCTTAATTTGAGCATCACCAATTCGTAATACAAGAGCTGGACTGTTAAAACTTTCCAAAAATATAAGTGGAATATAATGATAGTCTACATTTTGCGGATTACTATTATCCAGTATAGCAAATCGTAAATCATCTATCTCTTCTGGGAGATTTTCTAGATTATATGTGGAATTATTGTCAAGCGTGAGTATTTTCATAATGTTATTATATCACTTATAGGTATGTTTAGCAATACTAAATGGATAGTTTGCTTCACGATAGAATGACTTTCTTACTGTCAAATGTCGTTTGGCAAATCTACAAGATGAGGTCAGATCCCATATTTGAACAAAGTCCTTGTCTTCAGCTTTACGAATGCCACGACCAATTGACTGAATTACACGAGTGAATCCTTTTCCAGGCTCAATCATTACTAAGTTGAAGATTCGTGGTATGTTCAGACCAACGGCGGCAATACCGTAAGTAGCTATAATGACTTTATCGTCAGTAATGGCTACTTCTTTGTACTCTATGTCACGATCTTTGACTTTATCTTTGCCGCTTAAGAATACTGAGTTCTTGACTCTTGCTGCTAGTTCATGTCCTGCCGCCACACGATCAACAAGTATGAGTGTATTTCCAGTTTCTGCAACCTTATCAATGATCTTGCCCAGTTCATCTAGACGTTTCTTATCACCCAATAAGTGTTTGAGTTCGCTTTGATAGTTCTCTAGTTCTACACCATCTTGTAGTTGTACAATGTTCACATGACAACGAGCCAACACTTCCTTGTCCTGTAGTTCACTTGCAGTAAGATGATTGGTTACTGGACCAAGATTGACCAACAGTGCTGAGAACGCGAACTTATCTTTAGGAATGGTTCCAGTAAAGCCCCAGCGAATAGGAATTCGAGCCATTACTCCGCCCAGTAATTCTTTGAGTGCTTCTGCCTTGGCGCCGTGTACCTCATCCACTAGAACCATAACCACGTCTTCGATAAACTCTTGAATGGTTACATCTGCCACGCCGTTCTTGGTGTTCTTGAGCATGTTGTTCAGACTTTGCCATGTACACACTGTATGTTGCTTGTTGAATTCTTTACGATCACCAAAGTACACACCTACGTCTAAGCCCACATTTATGTAGTCAGCCTCAGTAGCACCCACTAGCGACTTGTTAGGTACGATTATGATAGAGCGACCATATGGCTCAACTGACTTTGATAGTACCGCTGATGTAATGGTCTTACCTGCGCCAGTAGCAACCTCTTGAATACTTTGTGGGTTCTGAAAGAAATCATTGACTACCTTGATCTGATAGTCACGTAGAATGATAGGCTGACCCTCTCGTTCATGACCCACTGGCCATGTTTTGCCCTCAAAGTAGTTCTCGTCTACTTGGGAGAAATCAAACTGAGTCTTGTATTCACGATTGTCGATCAATTCAACATCGTACCCATGTTCATCTAAATATGGAAGTATTTCTGGCAATAGATTGATATAGGTTGATCCACTTAATTGAAAGTAAGCAACTTTTCCATTCCATCTACCCAATCTGACAGCGGGCATGTATCTGGCTCCCGGTTTTTCATATTCAAACATCTTAACCAAAGCTCGTCTGTCACTGACTTCTAAATTTTCTATCTTTACATTGACTTCATCATTAATAATTAATTTACATTGTTTCATTCAATGATTATACTATAATTATTAAATGATAGTCAAGTATTGAGGACAACAAAAAACCCACCGAAGTGGGTTTTTTTGACACTTGAACAAATTAGCGTTTAACTTTGAAACAAGTATTTTCGGTAAGAACACGCCAGTTTTTTGAATTGACACGTACCAGATCGGCAATCTTGAGAGCCATACGCATTGACACTTCGCTTAATTTCGTGCGATTGTCCCACATATAATCAAGAATCAATTCGCCTTCTTGATTCTCAAAATCGTAATCTTTGAACAAGCCACCAGTATCAGAAGAATCAAGATGAACCTGACGAACCCGTAACATGGCATCACGCTCAGTATTGATAGTCAAATCCAAGTAGTGACAACGTGACTGAAGAGCATCAACGTGAGCAGCAATTTTACCACGAGAATTGCTGAAATTCAAGTTAGTAATAAAAATCACGCTGCCCTTGAAGTCGAAGTAATTTGGAATTCCTTCGTCGCGAAGTTTACGACTGTCAGTATTCCAGAAAATGCGACGACGTTTGCCACTATCGAGAGCGGCTTTGAGAATGTTAAGAGCATCCTCGTCATGAAAAATATCACAGTCATCGAACACTAACACATTTTTAGCATCGCTAAACTTGTACAGAGTAGAATACAATCCAAGCGCCGACATAGCACCCTTGATAATCTCGTAACGAATTTTCTTGCCAGCAAGACGATCAAACGTGCTATATTTTTCCAATTGAAATTCTACACCGTGTGATTTTCCAACTCCGGGTGGACCCGAAACAATCAAGGCACGAATGTCGCTGTTGATACATGCCATAGACATTTCATCAAGAATAGCAAAGCGAGTGCGAATACGAGCCATGGCTTCGGCATCAGTTTCGACTGGAACTTCTGGGATTGTCAATTCGGGCTGTACTACGAAATTTGAAACTTGAGTTTGACGACCAGTTTGTAACACTTCAAAATCGTCAGAGTCAATATATACTTGTTTTGCTTTAGTCGGAAGTTGACCGTTATTTTTTACTTGAAGTCGTCCATCTTTGCTTGACTCAATCGGACGAGCAAGAGTAAAAACCATGTTGTCAATCGACACATCTTTGTAAGACCCACGAGAAACACGAATTGATGTAGCCATGTATATTCCTTTTTTATTGATTCAATATAACTATTATAGCACTATAGCCATTTATTGTCAAATTTACTGGATTTTAGTGTAGTTTAATTGAGACACAAATCCATCACGATGAGCCTTGACTTTCCCAGTCAAATTGACAGTATCGCCCAATTTAAAAGTCGGGGGTTTAGCATAAGCAAATGACATTGCTAAATTTTCTTTAGTAATTCCGCTGATAAAATGGCAGCCATAATTCTGAGAATAGAAACATTTGACGATTTCGACGCTAAGAGTAACTTTAGACCCAATATCGCCAACATATTGACGTTCACAATCCGAAAGACGCTCATCAACAGAACGGCGAACTTGTGAACGGGCAAATGCACTTGGAAGACAAGAAACAAAGGCAATTTTATTTTCTGTCATTTCATCGGCTGACGCTAATGATAATGACTGAGCATCAAATTCATTGAGAACATCGCCCTTTAACACTTTGAGCAACAAACCCTTGAAATGGGCACGTACTAAATTGCCTTTAGCATGATCATCTTCGGTAATTTCAAATTCGCCATTCAGAATTTGACTTACTAATAATTTATTAGTAATTTTAGCTGGATTGAAATCTGTGACTTTGATGTATTCTCCGCCGTTAATGCGATCGGCAGTAGCAGCAGCAGCAAATACTAAATCAGTCGAATACATTTTTACTGCTTTTTTAGTGTAACGAGCCATTTTTCTTTTCTCTCTTTCTTCAGTGTATGTGTACATTTTACACGAAAATGGATTAAATGTCAAAGAATTGTGTTGTTTTTATACAACATAAAAAAACGACATTTCTGTCGTTTTTTTGATCAATCTCTGGTTCCTCTGTCTAGAGAAATTTCAGGGGAATCTGTTGATTTTTTGAATATGTTTGTGATATTCGATTTTTTGGTCTTTTCTATTTCAGCATCACTCGGAGTTGATTTATTTTTCTTTTTATCAGACTTAACAATGTTTGTCATATTCCACTGATGTGGGAATGTTCCACCTTCTTTAAATGACATTCCAACTCTGGCAAGAACTTCTCCAGATTCACTTTCAAGTATCATTGTACAATTTACAATTTCAGCATCATCTGGAAATTCAAATCTAACGTTGAATTCTTTCTTAAATTCTTCATAAACGTGTTTAAATGCCTCGCTTGTTCTACTACTTACGGCTATCATTTTTTCACGATCACTACCTACCAATAGATATACGTCATCAGCTCCGTCTAATCCAAGACGTTTTAGAATTCTGTTATTGATTCCTGCTTTATCAATAGCATAATAATACTTAAAAATTTTGTTAAACAATAAATCTCTCATTTGTTGATATCCACGATTTTGAGTGATATATTGATTAGCCTTTTTTCTATACTCTGGATCATTATTTTTCTTAGCATCATTTTTTATTGTAAGCCATTTGTCAGTAATAGATAGTACTGTTTCAATGTCTTCACGAAACTGAGGAGCGTTTTTTAAAAATTCCTCAATTGCTTTTTTACCAGTAGGAGGATCTTCTGTACCAGTTATAACTGTCATTAGATAAGAGGCAAAAGTAGCATTATATATATTAACGCCACTAGAACTTTTGTAAAGTTTTAAACTGGCTTTTATTTCTTCTAGCACTTCTTCTGTATCTAACTTTCTAATAGTTATCTTAACATCTTCTTTGCCCTTTTCAGAACGTGGTGCATCTTTATCAACAATACTTCCAGTTAAATGTACTTCAACTTCGATTAGTTTGAAATCATGATCATCACGAATTTCATCCCATATCTTCTTTGCCATAATTTCACCGCCCTCTTCGGCTCTTTTCAATTCAGCAAAAACTTGTTCTGGTGTACTTGCTTTAAACTTTAATATATTGTCTACAATGTAAGAGCGATAATCGTCAGCAAATTGCTTTAATCCCTCAGAGACATTTGTTTTAATTTTGATTCCGTTATGTTCTAATCCATAAGCCAGCTTCCAGCCGACACAATACTCATTGTAGTAGCCTATCATTGCGGTTAAATTAAAAACTTCTCGATCTTTCTTTTTTGCTTCATCTAACGATGAAGATGATGATGATAAATAGTCAGCCAAATTTATTTCTACCTCTTGTCCAAATTGAAGTTTGCTGAATACTTTAGAGAAATAAGAGACCAGGCGCTTAGACCCACTCTTAATATCGGACCAAAAACTTTCTTGTAATAGATCATTAATTTTCATAGTAATACTATTTATTCAAAAGTAAATAGATTTGATTCTATGATTTTTTTCCTCTTAGATACTACTGGAACTATAACTGGAGGTTGATAGTTTAAGATCAAAACTTCTACTCGTTCTGGTCTAACGCCCTTGGCTGATTTGCCGTCTTTGCGTACTGCTCCCTCTACCTTAGTCAAGCCATTGTTAGAGTAAGTTACTTGCTCGTGCCAGTAGAATTTATCTCTGGGCATAATGTCTTCTAATTCTTTAAAGTAATAATAACTTAAAGCAAACTTACCTTTCATGGAACTCATTTGTGTTAGCAATTCAATATGATCCTCACGTCCAAAACTGTTCTTAGTGTAATAATCTTCTAAGTTAAAGTATGGTGGATCAATGTAGAAGAATGTATCAGCATGATCATATTTAGTAATAACCGCTCTACAGTCCATATTTTCAGTACTCATTACACTTAGTCTATCTAAGTAATGTTGCTGTGAGAATTTTTCTGTATAGGTATAAAACTTAGATTTATACTTTGGATTACTATAAATTTTTGTCTTTTCATGTAATCCCAAGCCTCCAGTAAAAAACTGTGTTTGTAAGAACATATACTTGGCTGCTAGATCATAGTCAGGAGTGGTAAAGTTAGTGTTGTATACTTGAAATATCTGATCACGAAATTGCTCAAATACCACAGCGTTTCCCACGCTTGGATATAAATTCTTTAGAGCTAGTTCAAACTTCTTTGGGTCTGTGCTGGCACAAGTAAACACATTGTAAAGATGACGATTAAAATCGTTATACACATTGGTTTTAACTGGAGTCTTTTTGCTCATCCAGTACATCCAGAATGCACCACCAAAGACCTCAACATAAGTCTTAAAGTTGGTTGGGAATAATGGATCAATCCATTTGCTATGTTGTTTTTTGCCGCCGATGTATGGAAACATTGTTATCCTAAATTTGAAAGTCTTCCATGCCGGCAGTCTTTAGTCTGACTAAATGACCTAGCATGAAATTTTTAGACTCTAAACCTTTCATTACTGAAAGATATCGATTTCTTAGTAGTGCTACTTCATTACACAAAGTTTCCATGTCAATGACATCCTGTTCACCATCAACATAACGCTCTGCGTCTCTGCTAGTTAAGGCTCTGTTGTAATTTTCGAGATATTTTTTAAATGTTTGACTACGAAGTTTTTTAAGTTGAATATTCATAAAATTTAATACAGATTCAACTTCTTGTAATTGAGAGAAAACTTGTTCAGTCACTCCTGGAAGTTCAGAAATGCTTTTTTGAACAAGACCTTTAATATGAGTAGCAAATCTTGCCTGATTTAGATTAGCCTCATAATGAGCTATAAAATCAGGCAAAACTCCCAAGTCTTGTGTTACTTTATGATACCAGTTCATTGGTTACCAGTTTTCATCTGTTTCATCATCATCGTCATCGTCGTCTGTGTAATCTAACTCAACATCTAATTCATCTTCATCGCTCCAAATGTCATCATCTGAGTCAATATAAGATTTCAGTGCATCGATTACGACTCCTTCGCCACGAAATGCTCGATGAATTTCATCGGCACTAACATCATTGTCGATTAACATTGTAATGATATTCTCAGCAACAATGGCACGATCACTGCTAATAATGCTTTCTTTAACTACAGACCACATTTCAACAACTAACATCAAACTCATTCTTCTGTCTCCTCTTCGTCGGTAATAGTTGGCAATACACTTTTAGTTTTTTCATTGAATTCTGACATTACTAAATCAAAAATTCCATTAGCATTCTTTGCCCATTCTTTACGAAAATATTTATGAACTTCTCCATTAAGATCAGTGTAACAATAGCGATTGCCCTCTTTCTTAATCATATTACGTTTTTCAAGTAGATCAAAGAATCCTGAATATGGATTCATACCAGTTTCGTATGGAATCTGAAGTTCGATATCTTCAAATGGCTTAGCATAACGTGTCTTCATAATCTTACAGCCAGCCCTGATACCAAGAACATCAGTTACTTTGTTACCTTCATCATCAAGTTTCAGCTTGAGTTTCTTCATGGCAACTACGATTGAACTTGCATAAACGAAACCGCTACCACCCGAAATCTTTGGATCAGGTGAATAAGGATCTTGTGATTCATACGAGTGATTGGTTGCTATTAATCCAACATTGTTGCTTCCAAACATATTCACACAGTTAGTAACAAGAGTCTTCAATTGACGAGGCTTGTGACCAAAGTCACCCTTATTATCGCCCTTATCAAATTGCTCAACTTGAATATCAGTCATTAGCATACCAAGCGAGTCAACAACAAACAAGACTTTTGGTCTGTCTTCTTGTGGCAACGCTTTGTAGTCTTTCATAAATGTTGAAATAGTCTTACTGACATCATTAATCATGGCCATGTTTAGTTTCAACAACTTGTCTTCGGATGTTTCAACGCCAAGAGCTTTAAGCCAGCTTTCATCTAGTGCGTTCTCTGAATCAATTAAGATAACAAAGATACCCTGTGCTTGAGCATTTCTGATCACATTACCCGAACAGATATAGGATTTACCGGCGCCACTTTCGCCAGCAAATACGGTTACTTTACCAAGAGGAATACCCTTGTTAAAATCACCACTAATAAGAAAATTTAGGGCATAATTACCAGTTGAGATCCAGTCAGTAGGATCTGAGAATCCAATTGACATTCCTTCAATACTCTTAGTAATATCTTTTCTAAATTTACTCAGATCAAACGGCTTCTTCATTTATTATCCTTTATATAATTATACATAGAAAACGACTGTATGTCAAGTAAGTCTGGGCATTCTTTTGCTATACTATCCAATTCATAATCATTGGGATAATGTCTCAGTGCTCCTCTTGCTCGTTCTCTCACAATCGCTGGCACTCTAGGTGTTTTTCCAGGATCGCATAGTTCTTCTAGTAATTTTTTACCTTGTTTTATGGCGCGATAACGCTCATCGGGTAGGGTCATGTTTGTTCTCCGAATATAAGAATATATCCGAGAAATCGGATATATTCTAGACCTAATAGTTAGGCGGTTTTGTTCTGTCTACTACGAATCAATGCCAAAATATCATTGGGATTAGAATTCGACTTAGTAGCAGGAACCTTAACTTCTTCTGATGCTTCAGAAGCGTCTTCTGACCATGGTGGAGTTGAGGTTGATTGAGCTGGCTGATTAACTACAGCCTGAGTTTCGAATGGCTCGTCATCATCTGATTTAGCTGCAGAACCTACTTCTAATCCCCAAGGCTTATAGTATGCTCCCCAACGCTCGATATCATATGGGCGACCATCAACTGATGCTTCAAACATCTCTTTGATAATTCGCTGTTCTGATTCGCTTGGCTTCTTAGGTAAGAAGTCTTTAAGATTCAACAAACCATACTGTTCAATAGCCTGCTGTTCTGCTTCTGTCAATGCGGTTTCTTTACGAGCGAAACTTGAGGTTGAATAATCAGCCCATTCGCCTTTAGTACCCTTGACAATTTTAAAATCAAGACCACGCTGATAATCAGTTGGCAATTCTTCGATTTCTGGATCCATCATTGCCGCTTTAATAACGGTGAATAATTGTGGAGTAACCACAAAACGACGAATTGGATTCTCTGGAGGAGAATCTTCTGTTTTTGCATCTCCAGTATTTAACAATGGATTAGTCTTTACAAAACCTTGAAATAAGTATGTACGCTTTTTCCAATATTTGTTAGCCATTTCTTTTAAACTATCGTCTTTGTACCAAGTTCTTACTTCGGCTAGTACTGGGCAATTTTCGCCATATGTTTCCATACATGGAACTTTTACGATACGAACTTTATCATCAGTTGAATCGCCCTTTACGCCTGTGAATGTAAGATTGATAACTGCCTTTTCTACCCAGAAAAAAGAATTGGTTGGATCTGTATCTGGAAGAAACCGAATAACAGTTTGTTCGCCTGCTTTGATATTCCAGAATGGATATAATGCTTGATCACCTGGGGTTTTTGCTGATGGAGTAGATTGTCCACGATTTTCTTGTGCCTGCAATTTGGCACGAATGTCTGCTAAACTCATTTTGTATTTCCTTTATGTTTAAGTGTTGTATTAATTATGTATAAGTGTTGTAATCAGAGGAATTCTGATGGTGACTTAGATTACATTATATACGATCAATGATCTCTTTGTCAATAGTATTTATCATTGTTTGGTTAAATTGATAAATTTATATGTCCAAACTTATTAAGTTGTGGATTGATTTGTATCGGGACTCAGTACCGGATATACTGAGTATCTAGAGTTGTTGTTGTTGAAATATCCAGTTCTCTGTGCCCATTCACCAGCTACTCGATTAGCATCACTTTGAGAGTTGCCTATGCCACCGAATCTATAAACTTCTTGATCCGATCCATTAACCACTATCCACTCACCAGTAAATTCGCCCCCTGATAGTCGTGCGTCTCGTTGACGTTGACGCCGAGCTTGAGCTTGATGTTGTAAGTCCAAAGTGGATCCAGGAATAAAGTTTTGAGCAATATCCATTCCAATATCTTGAACATTAGAATTTGATCTAGTTTGTGTAGATTGATTCATTTCAGTTCGAGCCACTTCATTTAGTGGTTTAAGCTCAAAACCGGCTAGTCCATTACGTTGATTATGCATAGAACGTAGCCACGAATCAGCTATTACCTCAGCAACTGATTTGTCACTAGCCAGTACTTTACAAACTGTTTCTGGTACTAATTCATTATTATTTACTAGCTCCCACTTAGATTGAGTAAGATACGCGTCGGAAAGATTAGTTGAATTATTTGCTATAGTCAAAGTTCCATAATGATCTCTGACCGCAACACGTTTCATTGATGATTCTGTTGTACTTTCTCCTACTAGCGTAGCTTCCCAGTCATCGACAGATGCACGTGTGTTGTGCCATTCTGTTTCCCATTTTTTAACTAACTCAAGTGCATCTTTTTTGGTTTTTGCAAAAACATTACAGTAGTTATATCTTGGTTCGCCTTTAGCTGAAACATCCCAGTTTAATATTTTTCCTGATGCTGCTAGACTATCTGTATTTCTAATTAAATTTTTCTTAAAGAGTGTGCTCTTTAGTTCTTTTAGCCAATTATCTAATTCTTCCTTGCTTAGTCTTCCAGCAGAAAATGATGCTAATTTTTTAGCAAGCTCAGGAGCAATCTTTTCGGTAGGAGCAAGTAGCTTATATAATTTCTTTTGATATTCTTTTCGTTCGTAAGAAGGATCACTGGCAATGTGTATAGCTTGTGCATATCTACGTAGTGTATTTTGTAATTTATCTATATCATCAAAATAATCTGTATTGCCGGCACTACGAAATTCAATGTACTTGTCTTTAGGATTTATACTGATATATTTTCCAAACCCACCGTTTGGTGCTATTAAACTGCTAGCAATATTATCAAGACCCTCTTTCATCAAAGTGAATACATTTTCTATATCAATATTTCCTTTTGCTACTCTGGCTTTGATTTTTTCCATAGCAGACACACAAAAATGATTACCATCTCTGTCAAACTCTTCTAGAACATGCACATCACCTAAGAACAATGCCAGTTTAGTATAGTCTATTAAACTTGTATCTTGTGATGGTACACTTACGCTCATATGAAAACCTGTGCTTTCATTGGCATATGCATCGCGTGATTTTGCCCATTTGAAAAACTTAGGCATTATATCAAGACAATCTTTTAGTGGCATAGGAGGACTAACTATTTCAACTGTCATGTCGCTAGTACTACTAGCCTGTAAACTACCATCTGGTTCAAATACCCAATCTTTTTGTCTATCTCCGCCAGATCCATGACCACTACTTACAAATGTTCTTACTCCTAACTTTGCTTTTAAATCATTTGCAAGCCACTGTGCTGCCGACTCATCAAATCCTTCATCTTCGTCATAATCACTAGTCCAAAATGGCCAGTATGCATCATCATAAGCGAGATTCACGTCACTCATGTAACTGAGATCGGCAGCTGCCAGCCACTCATTCTCTATGTTTGAATCTTCTCCGTATTCTTCTCTGATATGCTCTTCTGTTTGATCATAGATATCATCGCGAGAGTTAATAGAGTTTTCTACCATATCATCTAATGTCTTGTCTGCCAGTTCTTTTCCAATTAAATAAAGTTGATAATCATCTAAATATGGTTTAACTTCTAATTTGTATTGAAATGAATCTTTTTGATAGTTATTTCTAAGTTTAATAATTTTGTTATTAGCAAAGATCGCGTCTTCTATTCTACCATCATCATAGCCATTATCTTTTAAATCAATTTTTATTTGCTCGTCCCAATCCCATTCATTTTCTATGATATAGTCTTTAATTAATCTTTCTTTATTTTTTTCAAAGTCTTCTGATGCTTGCTCAGTTACCCATTCAAGAAAATCTTCAGTTAAATTTGTTTGTAGACGATCTAGCTCTCGATAACCCATGTTATCGCCCTGTCTAAAAAAATCAATAATATTACTAATACTATTAGAATGACGATCATACTCCATATCAGGCTCTGATTCAGAATCAGTGTTCTCACGAATATCAGAAAAGCATAGCTCGGCTTCAAAACCGGCAATGATTCCTTCTGCCTCGGGACTATTAGCAAATTGAGCTAAACGTGTCGGAGCTTGACTTACTTCGTCTAATTGTTGAATTAAGAACTCATATAATTTCATATGTATATTTATCAGTCAATTTAATTATTATTATTTCGCGGAGGAATTTCCATGCCAACATCACGAGCATTTTGTAAATCTTCTGGATCTGCTGGACGAATACCATAGTTATCGTCTGGTCTCCATTCAGATTGTAGCCAGTTTGAATATGCAGAATCTGCATCATCTTGAGTAGTAGCAGGAATAATAGCAACATTATTATGACTACTAGTACTATAGATAACCCAATAACCATTTTGACTAGTTCTATAGCGTGGTCGAGTGTACTGACTAGATTGAGATGTATTTGTTGCTTGTAGTCGTTGTATATCAGCAGCATTCCCTAAGAAATATTGCACATTCTGTCCACCTACTGATTGTACCCATAGTCTTTTTATTTGCACTGCTTCTCCACCAGTACTTGCTGAAAATTGATATAATACCGGACCAGATCCTTCATTGCTATATTCACCTGAGGAATTTTGCTGTCTTGCTCTTATTATAAAATTACCATTTGGATCATTTGGAGGTAAATTCATCTCAGGTTCTTGTTGTGTAGCGGTCTCTGCTCGTGCTAAGATATAGTCTGATTGCACGCCATTTATTGATTCTACCCATTGTATTTTTATGTTATACGCTGCAGTAAGATTTTCAGCCGAGAATTGATACACTACCTGACCTCTAGCACCGCCCGTGCCGGCACGGCCCGTGCCATCGTAAGTTTTTACAACATAATTACCGCTTGGATCGCTTGGGGGTAAATCCGCTATAGACGCCGATCTAGTTTGATTATCAGCGTAAGTAGTATCACGAGATGCTCCAAAATCTGCTTGATTATATCCACGAGACCAATCTGAATTTTCAGGATCTGCTCTAGCACTAGTAATAGCCTCTTGTGCTGTGCTTCCAAATGCAGTACGAGTATTACCAGGTCTATATATGTTCCATACTCTCCAACTATGTACTGGCGATACTGGAGCTGGTCTTACTCCCAGAGTAGGACGAAATTCTTCTGGATGAGAATTTAACCATTCTCGTGCAATTGTTATAGCACTTCCTCTATTACCCTCTGGATTCTCAAATTCATGAATCAATCCTCCGCTAGATGAAGAGTCACTAGTTGACATATCATATAATTGCCATGTTTTTCTGTTATTATTAGAAGACTTAGGTAGGGGACCTTTTCGTGTTGATTGAATTTGTCTAATATTATTAATTAATCCAGTTCTTGAAAGATTACCAGACACGTAACGAGCAAAAAGCCAAACTGGATCATTTGGATCATATGACACTGCCGTGTCTTTTTTATTTATTGAAGATGGTGGACCAAATGTATCATCACTTCTAGTTGCAGTAAGTCTCACATCACCTAGCAACTTGTATAATTTCTTAGCATACTCTTGTTTTTCTGCATCGGGATCCATACCTATGCTCATTGCACGAGCATAACGTAACATAGTGCTTTGTAGCTTGGGAATATCTTTGATATAATCTTTACCGCCGGCTGAACGAAATTCAATATAGTTGTCTTTAGGATTAATAGTGTAGTATTTACCAAATCCTGCTGAACTGACAAATGATCTTGTAGCCAGTGAATTTAATTTTGTACGCATTGAGTCAAGAGCTTTTGTCACAGCATTATCAGCTGGTATTAGATTTTTTCTTCTTGCGTTAATTTTTGATTTAATTTCGTCAAGTGCAGACTGAGCATATGAATTTGCTATTCGACCAAATTGTTCTAGTACGTATGTGTCACCTAAAAATAATACAGCTTTGGTATAATCTAATTTATCACCACTATGTTCTGGCATACCAACGCTCATGTGTATTCCAGTCGAGTTATTAGTATAAGCTTCATGACTTTTTGCCCATTCAAAGAACTTAGGCATTATTGCTAGAGTTTGTTCTAGTGACATGGGTGGACTAACAATTTCTATGGGCATGTCTTTGATATTTTCTGCACGTACACTGCCGTCATTTTCAAATACCCAAACATCAGGAGGAGTATTTAGTTTTTCACGATGTCCTCTAGTACCAGTTTCTACTTGTGTTTTTACACCTAGTTTTTCTGCTAGAGAGTCAGCTAGTTCTTGTGCAATATTAGAATGATAGCGTCCATCAAATGAATTATTATTTTCTTCTACTTCTGAAAAATGAGGCCATGGAATATCATATGCATTTGCAACGTCAATCATTGATCCCAGACTATTACTTCTTAACCACGAACGTTCACTGTAAGTGTCATCATACTCAAAATTTGATTCAAAATCTTGACGAGCATCATCATAATCTTCGTTTTGATTATCTACCGCATCATGAACTCTTTGAGTAAATTCATTGAATACTAATTCTTTAGCTTCTTTATATTTGTCGGTAGGTCTGTTATTTGATCCTGCCATTGCGACATCAATTTCATCATCTGTCATTTCCATACGAACTGACATATAAGCCTTCATTTCTTCTTCAAAACGAAAAGTTTTTAAAAGATATTTTCTTACATAATGAGTGACGTGTCTATTAAATATATCTTGCATTTTTTCAACTTTCCACTCTACATATTCACTAGTGAGTCTGTCTTGAAGTCTGTTTTGTTCTCCAGAACTCATATTAGAGTCTTCACTGAAAAAATAAACTATATGATCAATGTCGTTAGCGCGCTCATTTGTACCATAATCAGGCTCATAATTCGGTTCTGAAGGATTTTCATCAACATGAAGTGCGTTTTTAAATACCAATTCAGCTTCAAATCCAGCAGTAATTCCACTGGCATTTTCTTTAGCCCATGACTTTAATGAGCCGGGACTCATATTGACTTCGTTTAATTGTTTTTCAAATAATTCATACAGTTTCATATATGTATTTATCTATAGACATTAAACTTTTCTGTATTTTAGTTATTGATTATGGATACAGCATTGGCAATGGAACTAATTCAATTCGTGGTATACGAAGTCCTCGAATTCTGGCATCATCTGTCCATTCTACTCCCAGTTGCCACGCATCGGTATGTCTTTGAGATGGCGGAGTCGTTGATGGCAAAGTAATATGATGTAGAACTTCATTAGTAGCAGAGTCGATAATATTCCATTGTAGCGATTCATCTGGATCAGTAGACGTACTAGTAGACTGTTCTGGTTCAGCAGTAGTACTCTCTGGGTCAACTCTGTCTATACTATAATTTCTGTAATCTTGTCCTATTGCATTTGCATATGCTCTTAAACGATCAATTAACGTACCGGTATTGTGGCTAATAAAGCGATACACTATACGACCATCTGATGCTCTTATTCCCCAATTGCCTTCAGGATTACTTGGTTCAAGAGTCTGTGAAGAGTTAGCCGGCATTCTGGGAGGAACTGGAAGATTTCTATCTCGTGCATCTATAACGTCATATGAATCTGCTGGGCGAAGAAAAAATCTTGCCTCACGCCCTAGCATGTAACCAGTATTTTGAAGCCAATGTTGATATGCAAGTTGTGCATCTTGTGCAGTAATAGCTGGAAGAAGAGCTAGATTGTCCATGTTTGTAACACCATCGGCTGAATTAAACACAATCCAATATCCAGTTGTACTTGTTTGATTAACGTCTAATTCTACAGGGTGGCGAGTTTCATGATTTTCTGATCTTTGTGTTCTATATTCTCGTGGAACTTCAGATATAGGACTTAACCACAAACGATCTCGTGAAACTCCTATTGCTGTTGCATACTGCATTGCTATGTCAATTGCCAGATTATTTCCCAAAGCTTGAAATTGATACAGTATTGGTCCTCGTCCAACTTGACGATTACTATCTCTATTTCTTATTGCCCAATTTCCATCTGAAGTGTTATTTGGCAAATAGTCCGGTATATGCCCAGGCTGAATATCATTTGAACTATCATATTGTCTGGATGTGGCATCATCTGATAGTAATGTTGCTCTAAATTCTGTAGGCTCAGTTGATCCTCTAGTCCATAAACTATAATGATAATTTTGTAGAGCATTCATGATAGCAGCTCGTTCAGTATCACCAAATCCAGGAACCGTCCATGAAAAATCGTTAATATTAAATACTTCCCATCGAGGTAGATTGTCGGGGTTATTTTGTGTGGTAACATTTGCTGCGCCCGTTGGAGTCGAACCTATCGGTCTAGCTATAAAGTCAGAATTTTGCCATCCTCGATGAGTTTCTGGAGATATGTGCCATTCTGCACGAGCCAAAGCTATAGCTTCATCTTGACTACTGGCCTGAACAGTTGTTTGTGGCCCACCTTGACGATCTCCTCCTTCGTATGCTCTATATGCAACTCTATAAAACATGTTCTCGCCTTTATCTGACTTTTTATAAAGCTTACGAGTGCTTTGAATTTGTTTAATAAAACTTTTTAATGCTGCTCGTGGCAATTCATTAGCTACATATTGAGAAAAATACCAAATTGGATCTTGTTTAGATACAGTTGTTACTTTACCATCAGAATCTTTTTGTAATGTAACATCACCTAATAACTTATATAATTTCTTAGCATACTCTTGCTTTTCTGCATTGACATCCATGCCTATACTCATTGCACGTGCATAACGTAACATTGTATTTTGTAGCTTAGAAATATTATTAACGTAATCTACTCCACCAGCTGAACGAAATTCAATGTACTTGTCTTTGGGATTAATCGTAAAATACTTACCATATCCGGCAGAAGAGGCAAATGCATTTGTAGCTAAAGAATTTAACTCTGTTCGCATTTGTTTAAATGCTTGCTCAATTTTATTATCTGGTCTTGGTATAACAGTTCTTGATCTGCTTGAGTTAATAATATCTTTAATATTTTTCATTGCCGACTGAGCATATGAATTGGCAGTTCGACCAAACTGTTCTAGTATGTATTGATCACCCAAAAATAATGCTGCCTTAACGTAATCTAAATCATTACCACTGTGTTCTGGCATACTAACACTCATGTGTATTCCAGTACTTTTATTAGCATAGGCTTTGTGACTTTTTGCCCATTCAAAGAACTTAGGCATAATTGCTAGAGTTTCTTCTAGAGACATAGGTGGGCTAACAATTTCCACGGGCATGTCTTCGCTATTAGTTGAATTTAAGCTACCATCTGCTTCAAATACCCAAACATCAGATGGAGTATTACGTTTTGCTGCGGAGCCTCTAGTACCAGATTCTACTTGTGTTTTTACACCTAGTGTTTTTTCTAGACTACCTGCCAAAATAAGAGCATGTCCTACATGATAGTGACCATCTGCAGGGGCAGAGTTATTTACTCGACTCCAATATGGCCATTCATTCGCGAATGAAAATCTTGAGCCTACATCACGCATATTAAAGATACCAATATTTCTCAACCAACTTCTTTCAGAAGCTTCCCAGTTTTCTATAAACTCGTCATAAGCTCCCTGCCAGTTTCCATCATGATCTCTCATAGAACGTTCAACTAATTGAGTTAATTGATCTGATACTTCTCTTTTTACAAATATGTACTCATCATTATCAGTGCGATCTGGATCATTCATTATATCAGTTGCTTCTTCTGAAGTTTTACCCAGTTCATTAACAAAATATTCATGAATTTTTTCAGAATATTCCCAGCGAAGATCAGCTTTAATATAGTCTCTTATCAAGTCACGTGCCTGTTCAGCAAATTCCTCAAGTACTGCAGTGTCTCTCCATTCAGTGTAAGAATCGTGCATTTGTTGTTCAGCAGAGTTTCTCGTGGATAAATCAAGTAATGGACTAAAAAACTCTAGGATTTGATCTATAGTATTGGCTCGCTCATCTCTATCATAATCAGGTTCTCGATCTTGATCTTCTTCATCATCTACTGTAGGGTTAAGCATATCTTTAAATATTAGCTCTGCTTCAAACCCCGCTTTCATGCCACTAGCATGTTTTTTTGCCCAAGATTTTAATGCACTAGAACTCATATTAACTTCATTCAGTTGTACATTTCTTTTTTCATTGAATAATTCGTACAATTTCATAGTTAGTGACCCATGAATTTTTCTGTATTTCTATTGTTTATTGCAGCAATTTTACGTTCTCTGGGAGTTGGTTCATTAGTTGATAGATCAGTTGGAGTTCCAGGAATAGCACTTTGACTTCCCATTCCCGCTCCGCCATTGTTTGGATTATCTGCCTCGTCTAATCCTTGTTCTACTGGAAATCCCATTCGTTCTGCTGCAAGTTGCATATAATGTTCTACCTCTCCATCATCTAACTTTGACGGCATACTACTACGCCATAAATCAAATTTTTGTTCATAAGTGGCTTCTGGATCTTTTAATATATCTCTCATTGGAGTAGCTCTAGGGCCAGCTTCGTTAGCATATTTATCTCCAGATTCTTGACGACTTATTACCGTTAATTTGTCGAAATTATATATAATATTGCCAGTTGTTTTTGCTGGTTTTCCATTGTATCTGAGTAAATATTGAAATTCGTTCTTCTGATCTTCTCCGACCATAACCATACAGTTTTTATATCCGCTATTGTTTAATTCATGTAATACATCAATTAAATTTTTAGCAGTTTGAAATACATTAGCGTGATTAGGAAATACAGTACGATAAATTTCCAATTTCTCATCGGGCATCAACGGGTCGTCTTTTCCAATGGTTTCACTTACGATAAAATAGGGATCAGCGTTCAATCTATGAGCCGTAGATATGACCGCATGAGCCAAGTACATATGCCCTTTGTGTCCCATTCCACGTCCCCACCCTACTACAGCGGAATCATTATTTCCAGTTTTCTGAACTGACTCAGCTAATAGCTCTCTTATTTTCACGATTTCCCGCCACGATTTTGATAACGATTTGCTGCTGTAAATCCAGAACGTTTGACAAATTTTAATGGTTGAACTCCGCCTGCTGGGTCACTAACGAATCCTTCACCTCCTGATCCATAGTCAAATGGCAATTCTGCTCTAATGCCAAGAGTTCCAAGTGTCGGTTTTTCTATTTGATCAATAACCATATCTTTCAAATGCATAATAGCACGAACTACTAAGAACGTTGCTCTTAACCCGCTTTGACTGCTTTTTATTTTATCAATAGCAATTGGTCGACGACGAGTAGTCAATATAATATCAGTAGTTGCCCATTGACTCATGTTTGATCCTAGTGAATCTAATGCTCCCGGCGTATCTACCTGACTGTTTACGTATTTGTAAATAACTTGACGCCATGCAGGGCCAGCTTGTTCTGCATTTCTAAATGTTTGTACCCATTCTTCGCTAGGTGTTAAAAATTCTTCCATTCTAGGAGCAGATTGTTTAATAAAAGTCTCTACTCTTTTAAGTTTTTCAATTGGAACGTTTGCCTGAACTTCGGTAAATTTAGGAGGAATAATAAGAACGCTTCTACTTCCAATTCCTACATGTTTGTCACCAACTGCTTCACGTTGACCGCCCATTCCAGGAATTATTTTAAAATATGCTGTGGCTGCGGCGGCGCTGGTACTATGACCTATCATTTGTCCCAACTTACTATTAGCATCTACGTGATAAATTACTGTATTAGGCTGAAATGAAAATTCTCCATTTTCCAATTTTGGTCTGACTTTATATAGTAATCCACACTCTAAGAATCCACGATACTCAATTGGAGTTGCTTCTTCATATAGTTTATATAAAGCCATCATCTCTCCAGCAAATTTTCTACGATCATCGTTGTTGGCATCTTTAGGCTCATACTGTTTGTATAACATTTCTGAGCTAGTGTTAAGTTGACGACTGAATTTATCACCAAAGTGAAACTGTCCTTTTTCGTCTCGACCGAATATAATTGCTGGGCTACCGTCCCACTTAACTTCCATATGTCCGCTATCTTGATTAATTCTAATTAATCTTTCTATAGCACGTATGGCGCCTTCTGGGCCGTATATATACGCCAAATCTTCGATGTGTTGAAATTCTCTACCTACCGGCTCTGAATTTTCAATGATGAATTGTTTTGCTCTCATAGTCCGCTCAATTTTTTAATTCGTTGTAGTGATTCAGAAAGTTTAGTTGAATTATTTTTCTGTTGATGTTCTTTTACTTGATTTCCTCCACTTAGTGCCGGAATCTGAGACATCTCTGGAGCAGCTGGTTCTTCTTCTGGCTCTTCTTCTGGCTCTTCTTCTGACTCTTCTTCTGACTCTGGCTCTTCTTTCGGAGGAGCTGGTGAAGCTGGAGGAGCTGGTGCTTCAGCTGGTACTTCAGTATCATCACTTTGTGGCTCTATCTGATCTAAGATGTCATGATATTCATCGCCACGTTGCTCACTCATCCACGCTATAATTATACTACGAGCATCTCTATTAGTATCTCTAGAGGCCGCTCTACGTAATCTAGCATAAAGCTTATCATTCTCAATTAATCCATTCAATTCGCCAAGTGCATTTTTTGCGTCAGGTCCCAAAGCCAAAAATTCACTATCAGGGCCAAGTAACTCAATCAAGTCTCCACGTTGTCCTGGCTGTGATGGACTTAACATTTCATCTAAGATATTATCAGCCCAATTTTCAAACATCGAAGCACCCGAAGTCTCTGTTATGTTTAAATTTAATTTATTTAATACAGGAAGAGCACTTTCTATTCTAGAATCAACCGAGCTATTTTTAAATAATTCCATTAGACTAGAATCATCTGAATCTTCCATCAGAGTAGGAGTCCAACTTTCAAAATAGTTATTGTATCCACGAACACTAGTCAATCTCTTAAGAGTTTCTCTTAAGAATTTGTAATGTTCTGTAGCTTCTACTACAATTCGCTGCACGCTTTCATTAAATTGTTTTGTTTTTGTAGCTCTAACAAATCCACTCAGCTTTTTAGCATCTTCTACTATTTCGGTAATATGCTTCCATCGTTCATCATTGTGAAGACCGCCCTCTGCTAGATGTCTAGCAAATATACGACCAATTCCCGGTCTAGTACTAGGCACAAGAACTCGTTCGCCGTGTTCGTTTTCTAAAAAGATTCTTTCAACATAACGATATCTAGCATCGTTTTCATCTAAAGCCTTGTTGTGCTTAATGATCATCTTGATAGCGGCTGGGCCATTGTCACTGTAGCTTGTCTGACGAGTTCCATAGTAACCTTCGTCTAGCTTTCTATTATGCTCTCTTACTGCCATATCTGAATCGATATTATCCAAGTCATCTAATTTTACTTTAAGTCCACGACGAACAGCAAAACTTCTTAATTGTCTGATAAAACTAACCCAGCCCCCATTGTCCTCGTCTTCATCTAACGCTCTTGTAACTTCGGTATTATAGTAAACAATTAAATTATTTTGATCATCTATCGTAATATCGACCGTTCCGTAATTTTTATCACCACTTTTAAAATTAAATTCAAACGCTTCTGCCTTTTCTGGCACAACAGCGTTTTCACCTGAGCTAGAAAGTGGTTTAACTTTAAATCCTTTGGTTGTTAATAGATCATTTAATTCTACGTTGACTGATTCTCTGCTTTTTGGCATGATGGGTTACCTAGTTTGTCTATTATTTATCATTTTAACCTATCATCGCGATGAATGGCATTGGAGCTATCATTTCACCGTGATCTCTGATATGCTTATTGATATTAACATGAAAACTTTGTAGATGTTGAAATATTCTCACAGCCAATAGTGTTGACATTACCAAATCATCAGTGTCTCCAATCTTGGCAGCATAACTACCACCACTTGCCACAAATGTCTTGAGTTCTGATATCAACAATTCGCTTGATATTTTCATCTTTTTACTTTCAATCAGATTCTTTAATTTGCTACATGCTTCTAGCTTACTACGATTGGTAGTTGTGAATCCACGACGATATCTTTTGACGCTACCTAATTTTTTAGGTTCACTAATCATATTTCCGTGAATCTTATCTTCTCCAAATTCTTGCAATGATATTAATGCTGCTTCTCCAATTGTATTATTTTCTAAACTATAATACAAGTGATTAGGTTGATTAGTACATTCGATAATATGCTCGTTTATTTCACTTAATATTTTTATTTGTTCTGGAATAGTAGTTTTATTGTGTCGCCATTCTGCTACTTGAGTAGTAGTATCTGCTTCGAATACTTGTATGGCAGATGGATCACCACCTGTACCTAAACTAGGATCTAATGCCACTACATATATTCGATCTTTAGTTGGTTTCTTGAACCATCTGACTTGACCAGTTTTATACAATGGTTCTTTGCTTGACAATTCAGTCAATTTAATGTTGTCTATTAGTGTTTCTTCATCAATAATAAATTCAAGTTCGTGTTCTCGTCTAAATCTATCTTCACCAATTTGAGCAATTTCTCTTGCTTTCCATTCTTCATCACGATCAGGATGTTCCCACCAATATGCCTTATATGCTGAATAACCATTAGCACCCAATTTAGTTGCATTGCCATAGGCATCAACTTTCTTGTTAGCTTCACGCCATATTTTTGAAAATTGATCTTCATCACTGTTAGGAGTAGATGTAATAATACATTTACCACCAGTTGATAGTGTAGGTGAAATGGCAGTCCAGAACTCTTTTGCTATACTAGGGCGAACGAAAGCGAACTCGTCTAGATATAATAATGACAGCGACATACCACGACCGGTCTTTTCAGTGGTTGCTCTTGCTACAATTCTACTTTTATTCGCAAAGTCAATATTACCCTTGTTGTATGTTTCGACTGCTGCTTTTAACCACATTGGGCAAAACTCGTAGCCATAACGAATACGATCCATGATCTCTTGCGCTCCACTATATTGGTGAGCGGCAATTAATACTGTTTGATCAGGATGAAACATTGCAAACCATAATAGATAACCAGCGGCACTAGTAGTCTTACCGGTTTGTCTTGACATCATACTTACTGAAAATCTGTTAGTATGATAGTTATCAATCAATCCGATTTGAAACGGATAGGGGGTGTACAACAATTGTCCTAACTTAGGATGCTGTATATAAAAATAATTCTCCATAAAGTATCGATATCCCGTTTGAGGATGACAGCACTTGATGATCTCATTTACTTGATCTTGTGTTATATCTATCTTTCTGCTTTTTGTTCTAACTAAATTATTATCACTCATATTATTCTCCAAACGGGTCTTCACCCGTTAATTCTGGTTTGGCATACATAACTTTAAACCAGCGTGGCGAACCATGCTTGATATTATTTTCTTTAATGAATTCTAGTCTTCTACTTTTGTCAATGAATTTATCTTCAATTGACTGTCCCTCAAATGATCCATCACTGACGCCCATTTGTTTCAAATTTGCTTTTAGTGTTGCTAGCTCATCATCATATGATGAGTTGATAGTGTGTTCTGATAATTCAGACATACGATCTTGAATACGCTGAGCGTTTTCTTCTTTTAGTTTTAGAATATCATCTAACGTTTTATAAAATTGTGTAGCCATAGTGTAGTATTTAGTTTTATAACGCAAAAACTCTAGATATTATTCTAGAGTTTGTTGTTTAGTATTCTTCTTCAACTATCCATGGATCAAGAATAACTATTGTCCCATTGTTTCGCATCATGAAATTTCTAGGATTTAGATCAAATGTCCATCCTTTTCCCTCAGCAATGCGACTAAGTTTACTCATAGTTTTGTAAAATAGTTTTAAACTATCTTTTCCGCTGGTTTTTTCAAAATGATCATATAATTCTTTGTTTAAGTTATATTTTTGAATCATTTCATCAAAACTATCACCCATTTCCGCATCAGTTGACATATTGTATAGCTTCCATCCCCAAGTTGGTCGTAAATCAATTAAATGCTCTTGACGTATTTGTAAGTATACATGTTTTTTCCAATAAAAACTTTCAAAACCATAGAACTTAGGTAGAAATGGATTGCTACTATTATCATTACAATAATTGGCCCAAGTAAAGAACATTTTTTGATCTTTTGAGAATATTGGTCTTTTTCTTTTTCCCGATGGAGAAAGTGCAACATCATCTTTAGTTCCAAATATTTTAAGAACTTGTCCAGTTCTCGGTTCAAGAAATGATGTTTGATCGCTTCCTTTCCCTAAAAACTTATAACCTCTATCTGGATGAGTGAGATATTTAATGATTTCTGGATCAGTGTCAGTATATTCGTCTATAATTTGATTGATTTTCATGATATAGTATTTAGTATTGTACTAAACAATCTATATCATGCTGAAATTTGTTGTTATTATGTTTATTTAATGTCCAATGCTCTTTTTTTAGTAGCAATTATGCAAAATAATTTTTCTTTTGTAGTTACGTCATCGGCGGTAATGTCAAATTCAATTGTCTTAAAACAATCAACATCAAATCCAGTTCTAGTTAACAGCGCCGCCACTTGATTAGATCCAAGTACGCTATAATGATTTAACATTGCTTCGTGATTCTGAGTGGTATCTGGTGCTGGAACTTCGATGTATATTTTTGAATTTTGTTTCAATACTCGATTGTATTCAATGAGCGTAATTACAGGAAATGGACTGTGTTCTAGTGCTTGGCGCAAGAATATAAAATCTACACTCTCGTCATCGTACCCTGCACTTTGTGGAAGAAAACTAAAATCAAGCTGTTGAACATTATGTCCTTTGTCGGTGCATAGTTTAATATCATCCACACTCAATGTTACGCCAGTGAGATTAGTATACTCACGAGCTTTCATTTCATCTAGAAAATATCCTGCGCCGCATCCCAAATCTAGAATTTTTGCAGTCTTTGGTAAATTTAATGGATCAATGAGATCGGTAATTATCTTAGTGGTTAATTCTTTTTCATTGGCGTTTTCGCCGTCTGCGTGTATGTGATTGTTATAGAGCCAGTCGATATAAAATCGAATCTTAATTGTGTCTACTGTTTTCGATGCATCAAGCATATGTATTCCTTGGTGTTAGTGACTTTATTTATAGAGTTCTAACACTCAAAGAATATTATATTTTACCGGATGGTTTCAGAATTGGAGGAATACCTGCTCTAGATATTTTAGAACCTAATTTCTTGGCATTTTGTTTCATCGTATTAGGATGAATGTCTACTGTTAATGCGGTCTTGAAACGTGGATCATTTTTCTCTGCTTCGCTTGGAATGTATCCACTAGCTTCAGTCACACGATTTTTCTTTCTTGCTAATTCTCTTCTAATTAATAATGAAAGATCGATTTTGTTTCCAACAGTCTTAAGATTTTTATTAATCCATTTAGCTCTTCTATAGTCTTCATTTTTCAACCAATAGAACATTTCAATTCCGGTCTTCATGGACTCTCTGAACATCATACTTAATGCTTTTACGACTTCTGTTAAGTTGATCATATTATTTTGTTCACAATACTGCTGTAGTTTATCTAATTCATCGGCGATATAATCATTACTTTTTGGAAAAGGAGTGGCTTCTGATACAACTTGCTGACTTTTTTCTTCTATGTCAGAATCAGGAACAACTTGTACCGGAATAGTTTTTGTTCCTACTAATTTATATGCCCAAAATCTATGATGACCGTCTAATACTTGATACCCATTTTTGTATTTACGAACTAACAATGGAGGAAGTTTATCACCACGCTTTAATCCCATTACTATTTTTTCAACATTAGCTTTACTCTTTGGTTGATTCATCTTGTCATCTGGCTCAAAACCAACTAATTGATTAACGGGTATATTGACCACCGGACCGGTTGCTTTATAATTATTAATTGTTGCACCATACCAATTAGGATCGGTACTTAATGTTATTTTGTCTTCCGCTACGTTATATGTCGGATCAACTTTTTGACGTTTCATATTTTTTGGTTGTTTAGGATCAGACGGGTCAATGTCAGTCGTTGACAATCCAGTCTTTTCTAAATCTTTAATATATTTGTGTTCAGTGTCTTCATCGCCAAATGATATTATAGTGCTAGGCGGTCCTTTACCAAAATCATGTTTACCTAAACCTTTCAAATTACTAATATGTTGTCCCAACTTGTACCAATCGTAAACGTCAGAAACATCTACTTTAACAGTACCACGAGGCATAGTAGGAGGGAATTCTGGACCAGGTGGTCGATCACTTGAATGATAATCTTCATCTACCGTTTGCTGACCAAGTGAAATATTGGCAACGTCGGCTACTTTAATATTAACTAACTTGAGCGTACCAACTGCCACTTTAGCAAAATATCCTTGATTGTGAAGATGCATTATTGCATAATAAAGATACTGTGGCTCAAGCACGTCAGTACGCACAATTTTAACACCAATTCGTTCTGGATTAAATTCTTTAACAGGTGTGCCTACTGTTTTATCACTACCTTTGCGAATTATCCAAAAATCTGCATCTGGCATATTGACAGAAACTCTTGCTAAATCTTTAAGTCTGATAGAGCTTGTGTTTTCAGTTACATCTTGTGGTTTTTTCAACAACTTAGCTGTAGATAAAGCATTGGCATATGTACTGCTTTTAGCAGTCTCGACTCGTTTACCGTAGTTATCAATGAATAGAATGGTGTTATAGGTAGGATTTACCTGCTTTGTTCTTGGATGTCTTGTAGTCCATACTCTAATAGAGTTATTGCTTTGATTATTAGGTGAAATTTTAAACGATGGTTGATTCTTATTTGTTCCCTTGGTTATAGTAACATTGTTGCCAAACTCCATGGCTATTATTTTCGCAACTGTATCTAAAGATACTATATTATTTCCGAAATCATCGTCACCGCTTCCTGAGGCAAATTCGTTTAAGTCTTTCGTCACACTGAGTCTACTCGTAGACTCTCGTAACTGACCCAATCTGATCAATGTATCAAACCTAGCCTTAGTCATTACCCATTGACCATTATGCAATCTAGCACCCATGTCTTTAAGTTGCTTGTCTGTATATGACCCACTTAGTTTGCCTTTGAGCCATACCAATGGCTCTCGTTGCTCTGCTATCATTTCATCTAAACTTAATTTTTTACTAATTAAATCATTTAAATGATCGTATAATTTATCAACGTAACCGTGAGTACGCAACGCTTTATATGCTAGGTTCTCTGGTCCAAACTCACCATGCTCGTCTAGACCAGCCTGACGATACTTTCTGAGTGTTGCTAGTAGATTTTGTAATTTATCTATATTAGTATCACGTAATGCTAACTCACTTAACTGAATTAACTTAGTAAATTTAAGTTCAACGCTACTTTGATCAAAGTTAGCTCTACGCTTGGACGGAAGTTTAGTCCATTTGTTGTTCAATACACTGTACTCGCCCAATGTTCTAACTGGCTTATTCGAGTCTTGAACATAAACTTCTACGTCATACCCTTTTATTTTAATGTTATGATCATCATTGAATATATTCTTTTTTGCAGTGAATAATTCTAAGTAGATATTGTTATTATTAAATTCATTCATATCAGTGATAATATGTAGATCAATATCACTATGATCTGTGTATGAATAGGCAGCATTGCTGCCACTCACTACAATATCTTTAATATGTAGTTGATTGATGCCCAATGAGTCTACAAACTCTTCTGAAATTTCTAACAGTTTGTGTCTGACTTCCGGTTTCATATGCTCGTCATTAAAGAGAGCAGGATTCAACTGATCGTGAAATTTAATGGCGTCGCTTAGTGAGAAGTTATCTAGTTCTTTTAAGTTCATCTTGTATTTATGATAATTACCAGAACTACTGATATCTTACTGATTTAGTGTTAGTGTAACTTGATTTGGATTTGATCTGTGTTGAGCTAAATTATTTTCACCAAACACAATAATATTGTATCCTATTTCGTTTAAATAGTCATATAGTTCTTTTCTTCTAGCTTGATAAAATGGCTTCCATGTCCATGCTTCAAATATGATAGGTGGATAGTTATTCTTTTCTAAAGTGACTGCTGCGCCTTTCAGAACTTTCAATTCCATTCCTTCTACGTCAATTTTTATCATTGATACATTCTCAATGTTAAGAGAATCTAACGTAAAAAGAGAAAAGCTTTCAGTGCCTGATGTGGTAGAAATTTCATAATCATTCTTTCGTACATCTTCGTCTAAAGAAAAAGCACCAATATTAGTTTCTAATCCATAGTCTGGAATAGAAGCTGATATAGTTTCAGTTTGATCAGATAATCCGTGATTATATACTTTTATATTTTCTATGTCATTTAGTGCAATGTTTTCAGACAATTGTTTATAAATCGTAGATTGAACTTCAAATGCTATCACTGAAGTATCTGGATTTTTCTTAGCCATTGGTATGCAATATGTACCGATGTTTGCGCCAATGTCGATTAAAGTTCCAGGTTTCGTATTTAAAAAATACTGAGATAACTGCTTGAGTTCTGGTTCATAATCTCCATTGACTGCAATAATTCTACTAATGAGATCATTTTTCCCAATTATTTTATACTTTATACCGTCTGCGGTCGTAATGATCTCATTCATGATTATGCTACTGGAGGTTGCTCAATCAACTGTGCTTTACCTTGCTTAATCAGTGCTTCTAAGTACATTGGGCCAATGCTATTCAACAATGCATCTTGGTTCTCAGTACAGAATACGTATGAACCACTATGACGCAACATAATACGCTTATCGACCCAAATACGACCACCTAGATCACGCCAGTTCTCACAGGCAGTCCAATCTTCGCTGTAATAACGACCTTGACGAACGGCAGTATCCCAATATGTACGAAGATACTGATCATAGATTGGATCTAAGCCAATGTCATTCTTATATGCTTTTACTGCTGGATGACTAGACATTTTAGCAAACACATCACGCTTGGTCAACAAAAATCCAGTGCCAGTTTTGCTAACTTCTTGAAGACCATTTTCGCCTTCTTCTGCTCCGTCGAATCCGTTAACTACCCACTTGATAGGCATAGTCTTCATTGGGTATAATCCACCGATCATGTCTTTGTCATGATTCAACAATGCTAATAAATGCCATGATTCCCAACCGATATCAGCGTCGATGAACATCAAATGAGTTGATTCTTTCTGATGTAAAAATTTAGCAGTAAGAGTGTTTCTTGCTCTTGAAATCAATGATTCATTAACCATCGTCTCTAATGTCCAATCTAATCCATACTGACGTGCAGTGTTACTGAATTTAATAAAGCTCATGAACGTCGATTCAGTCAACTGACCGCCATAACATGGCATACCAATATGACATCGTGTAGTTTTTAGAAATTCTACGTTAACTTGAATTTGAATTTGATTTGGATTTGCTGCTGGCGGAGCTGGTTCTTTTTTATCAGTCACTGCAACTGGATCTGCTGCTTGATCTGGCGATGGTGCTGTCCCGCCGATACTTGCTGCCTGTGGTGCTTTATCTGCTAATTCTAGAATAGCATCTACTGGAATTGTGTTTTTGAGTTTTTTGGTCATTATGTATCCTGATTGATATACTATTTAATATCAATAAAGACACTCGAAAAATTTATTTCTCGTCTAGATAATCACTGGAATTTGATTCGACTTCATCTTCAACGATAAGCTGTTGTTGTTTTATTTCTCTGTAACTCTCTTTAATGAGTTTGAGCAACCGCAACTTCTGCTCTGGACTGGCAGTTTTAACTAGCTGTCTGCTTTCTTTTATCAGACGTAGAAGTTGTGATTTATTCATGTTAATAACTAGCAGATATTACTGAAATTGGCCCTTGTGTCCAATTATTCACAATGGCTCTCAACCATACATAATTTCCAACTAGATTATAGTATCCAGTCTGAACATTGTTAGTCTCGGGAGTGGTTGGTAGTTGATATACTGTGATCCAATCTGCATCACTGCTAGGACTAGTACTAATGCTAGATTGAATATAAACATTTCCAATAAACACTGGGTTTGCTGGTTGATTATTAGGCTGTGGGCCGGGACCTAGAGTCCAGCTAATTGTTTGAAGGTCGCTATTGGCAAGATAGTATGCCGCTGCTTGATTTTTCAATCCAGTAATCGCACATACTGTTCCAGGTGGCCCAGGATATGCTGTCTGTGGTATTAGAGTCTGAATTGTTCCCTGAGACATATTACGCTAACTCTACTTCTACTACAACTCCTACTCCGACCAACTGTTCAGTTACTTCAGTCAGTGCTGAAATAACATCATTAGTGGTAATTGATTCAACGTCTACGTTGTCCTTAACTAGCTTGCTCAATTTAATTACGATTACTTCTTCTTGTATCTTTGCCATGTTATTGCTCCGTTAAGTATTTATCTTTTTTTCAATATGACACACTTTTCCAATCCATTCTTGATGTTGTAAGCATAGTATAGTGATAATAGATTCGTCGTTAAAATCAAAACTAAAATGAGGCCATGACCATGTTCCGGGTGTTGTCGAGAATGGACTCTTTTCTGCCATAACTTCACTGCTATCTATCCAACTTATCAGAGATTTACTGAGATTGATATCATAGCGTAGTAGTGTATCATTAAATTGTTTTATCTGCTCTATCGTTCTAAGCTCACAAGACAAATAGATTCTGAATTTATATTTAGGATTTTCTCTATATACAATCCCCTTTTCAAAATTCTTCATCGGCTTTGATTTTAAAAATTTTACATCTAAGAAATCATTGACCGAATCAAGTTTATCTAACAATGACTGAAAGATCGACATTTTATTCGAATACACATCCAACTTGTCACATTGAATTCTAATCATAACATCAGTAGGCACACTTATTGTTTCTCTCCATAATGAATACGCTTCAATGCTAGGAAGATTATCAGAAATAGTTGCAAATGAACGGCTGGCGCCAAACGGCTGATATACAAATCCATTCCAATTCTTGTCAGAACCCGAAGATAAATGTTCTCTAAGACTAATTACTCTAGAGTCATAATCTGAATTATTCTTAATGTATCTAAAATAGTGAATGGCTGACATATTCAAGCTAAGTCTATACTGAAACTTATCAAAGTATAAACTTAGTCTTGACTTGTCTATCTTAAATTTATCAGGCGTTATCACTCGGATCACTTTTAACATAGATGATTCCATCTGGACCAACTACTGCCATATTTTCTGACAATTTTTGAGTAATCTCAAACTCAATTGTATCATCTTTTAGAATAACATTGATCTGAGCACGTTTCAATCGTTCAAATAATACCTTTTTAGCAAGCGGTACTCTGATTAATTCATCAATCTTACGAGCTAGTGGTCTAGCTCCCATTTTGCTATCATAGCCAGTTTTAGCTAAGTATTCAATTGCATCTTCACTTAGATTCAAACTAAGTTCATGCTCTTCGATAAGTTGCAATTTGAGTTCATTGATAAACTTAACCACAATTTTCTTGACGGCTAACGTATCAAGCTTAGTGAACTTACAGATCATGTCGATACGGTTACGCAATTCTGGTTTAAAGAATTCTTTAAGAGCCTTATCATCTTCACCAGATTTATCTTGATCTCCGAAACCAATATTATTTCGTTCGCTGTCAGCACTACCTAAGTTACTAGTCATGATGACGATGGTATTCTTCGCATTAACTGTTTTACCGTTAGTACCAGTGATACGACCTTCATCTAGCAATTGTAAGAATAGATTATATACGTCAGGATGAGCTTTTTCGACTTCATCAAATAATAAGATTGAATATGGGTTCTTGCTCAAATCATTGATGATCTTACCGCCACCTAGATTTCCCTCTCCATACCCTACATATCCTGGAGGTGCTCCAATAAGAGCAGCAACTGAATGCTTTTCTTGATATTCACTCATGTCATACTTAAGCAACGGCATACTAAGATGTTCGCTTAGTAATCTAGCCAGTTCTGTTTTTCCGGTACCAGTAGGTCCCAAAAATAAGAAACTCGCCATTGGCTTTTTGTGATTGGCAATTCCAGCATAACTAACGTACACTCGTTCTAGAACTTTTTGTACAGCCTCGTCTTGACCATATAGTTTAGTCTTGATATTATCTTCTAGTGATACAATTCTATCTGAGATTCCAATGTCCATTTTATCTTCTGGAATACCACACATCTTTGTAACTTGTTCTTTGATGCTGTCAGCCGTGATAAGAGCATCAGTATTCAACACACGATGTTTAGCACAAGCTGCATCTAGTAAGTCAATTGATTTGTCAGGATTCTTACGATCATGAATGTAACGATTGCTAAATTCTACTGCCGCAACTACCGCGCTGTTATCAATTGTCACACCATGAAAGTCACTCAATCGCTCACTTAGACCAGTCAAAATCTTTTCAGTAGTTTCCATATTAGGCTCATCGATACTAACACGATAGAATCGACGCATTAAAGCACGATCTTTCTCAAATGATTCATAGTATTCTTCCCACGTAGTAGATGCAATGATCTTTAGTGTGCCTTTTGTAATAGCTGGCTTAAACATGTTAGCAAAGTCAAGTGAACTATTGCCACCACTACCTGCGCCCTTCATTGTATGTGCTTCATCAATGAATAAGATAACGTTCTTTTTAGCAGTCAACGCATCAATGACATTCTTGACTTTTTCTTCAAAATCACCACGATATTTGCTGCCTGCTAATAATGATCCAATCTCTAATGAGTAGAGTTCGTGACCACGTAAGAATTCTGGAACATCATCAATAATGATCTTGCTAGCTAAACCTTCAGCGATGGCAGTTTTACCAGTTCCTGGATCACCGACCATCAATACATTACTCTTAAATCGTTTTGCTAGAATCAAGATAATGTCTTCAATTTCTCGTTCACGTCCGATTACTGGTTCAATTTTATTTGCACGAGCAAGATCGGTCAAATTGATAGTATATTCTTCAAGAATCTCGGTTGCTTGTTCTTCGCTAAGTTTAGTACTTTCTTTGCTATACTTGTAATTTTTCTGCCAGAAAGAAACGAATTCATTACGAGTCACTCCCCATTTCAATAAGAAATAGTTAGCGTGACTATTGCTTTCTTGAAATATACTCAAATACAAATCAATGATTTCAATTTGACGACGACCAGTAAACAGTACCTGAGTAACAGCACGACTGAACATACGTTCAAGTGCATTGGTCTTCTTTGGCTGAACTGCTACTCCTCCCTTGGCTTCTAGAAAAGTTAAACCGTCTAGATAATCAGTAACATCATTTGCCATTAGATTGACATCTACACCAAACTTATCTAATTGTTTTCTGAATGGTTCGTATGTAATCATACTAAGCAAAGTATGCTCTAGTGTCACGTACTCATGATTTTTCTGTTTGGCAAGATTAATTGCTTGCTCAATAATACGTTCAACTTCTGGGTTATTAATCATTTATTATCCTGTTTTTTGTTACGTTCAGATTGTAGTAATTGTAAAACTTCGTCGCTTATAATTTCTGGTATGAATGGTGAAATGATGACGTATTGATCTCCTATTCCGTTTGATGATTCTAGACCTTTGCTTGGAATTCTTAAACTCGATCCTGGATTGGTTCTAGGAGGAATTGTTATTTCTAATGTTTGATTCAAAATAGTAGTAATAGAAATAGTAGTACCCAGTATTAAATCAAAAACTGAAATATTCTCGGTAGAATAGAGATCCAATCCTCGTCTTTCAAATTTTGAATGACGATGAATTCTAAACATGATTTGTAAAATCCCGTCTGGCATTAGATTTTCATAATTTACACGCTGTCCGTCTTCTACTCCCTTAGGAATAGATATGTTAAAGGCTTTTGGGCCAACCGCGGTTTGAATTTGAATAGTCTCTACTACTCCATTAGCTACTTTATCTAAAGTTACAAATATAGTTACTGTATATACACGAGTTCTTGGTCTGGCAAATTGCTGAAATATATCTTCAAATGGATTAAAGCCTCCACCGCCAAAATTGAAATGAAATCCATCTGGCATTCCTTGAGAATGAGGATTATCATGTTGTTGACGAGCCTGAGGATCAGATAAAATTCTGTATGCCTCTTCAATCTTTTGAAACTCTTCTTTGTTGCCACCCTCGCGATCTGGGTGATGCTTTGCAGCCATCTTTCGATAAGCCTGTTTAATTTCTTGTTCGGTTGCGGTGTTAGATACACCTAATATTTTATAATAGTCCATAAACTATTGTAACACTATATTATAGTAAAATCAAACTTTTTGGTTATATTTAGTAAATTCCAGCCAAATTCTGCATAGATTTTAAACTTTTGTCTGATGTATCATAGCTGGTTACTGGTTCTAATCCGGCTATAACTCTCATTTCGTTTAAGTCCGAATCTGATTCTGAATCAGATTCTTTACTTTCTCTATACTCATGTGGACTCAACTTAATATTTTTTTTGATGTTTTCTTCAGTGGCATCATAGAGTTTATCATCTATTTTTAATTTCCATTTGTCCGTACCATAACCAGTTAACGTATTTAAGTCATCTAACATTTCCATTACCTTTTTTGGAACAGTACTTCTACGATTCAATTCTGCGAATATGACATATTTTCCAGGACTAATTTCACCTGGACTATTTTCTGCATCAATGATAAAATCATATCCACGTTCGAACCAAGTAACTAAATCATCACTTGCGCTTTTACTTTTTACAGTAAAACTAAGAGTAACAAAATCACTATCATTTCCAATTTTTGATTTGTAGTGATCTATATCTACGATAGGAATTATTTGATTTTCCATATCTAGATGTCGCAAACTTTCGTTTAATTGTTTAGTCATATTAGTCCTTATAATGGGGGGAATTGTGGAGTTCCGCCTCCCAAATCAGGGCCGCCCAATCCACCCATACCACCCATATCATCGCCAGGCATTCCTTGGTTTTCATCTTGATCTGTTTTTAAGCTTTCAGTATCATAATCTTTGGCGTATGCATCATCCAAATCTTCCAAGTCAATAGTTTGTCCTGCTAAGTCAATACTACCCTCACGAATATCATTCATCAAGTCCTTAGGAATTGTTATATTCACAAGCCATACTTTTCTATCGATTACTTTTGGGTAATGAGTTCCCGGTTTATAATCACTCGGGTCTTTGATTTGAATAGGAACTTTAATCTGAGTCTTTTTAAATTTGATTGTACAACCAAGAGGCAATAATCTTTTTGCTCCACGTGGGTCAGGCATGATTCCATTAGGCCACATAAAAGTACAAACTACTTCATATTTACGAATGATTGGGCCATCTACTAATTCGCCTAATTCCCAGTTTTGGAAAGCATATATATCTGCTTCATCCAAGACTCGTTCGAAGTCTAACAAGGTGGACATTGTCCCATCGCTTGTCATGATTCCCTTTACGTTCTGAACAATTTCTGTCCATTCTGGCGAATCTAGGAAGGTTTTTTTCTTTGTCATAGTATAAGTATTTATCTATTATAGATTTTTATCAGACCTTTTTTAAAATTAAGATTATCAGTGGCATAGAGATATATTTATCATATTTTCATCGCTAATCACATACATGTTCATACGTAATGTCACTTTATAAATACTTGATCTGTGATTCACAGATCGGATGTAACCCCCAGGAGATTTACCTTGTCTAGAAAAAAGAGCAACACAGCAAGAAAAGAGCAAGACTATCAAACTTATTCACACTCACAGAAATCTCAACAAACTTTTTATCAAAAACAGCCTATGAAAACTGAATCTAATGTTTTAAATTTCAATCCACAGAAACAACGAAAGACAGTTAATTTAGTTCCAAAAACCGTCAACCAAGAACAATACATATTAGCACTTCAAAATGAAGAAACTGATGTAGTTGTTGTTAGTGGACCCGCTGGTACAGGAAAAACATATTTAGCTATCTTAGCTGCTATTCAAGCAATGCGTAATCGTGAATGTGATCGTATTGTATTATGTAGACCTAGCGTGTCGATTGAAGATGAGAATCATGGTTTTCTTCCTGGTACATTAACCGAAAAATTAGCTCCTTGGGTTCGCCCGATGGTAGACGTATTACACGAATACTATGCAGTCAAAGAAGTAGAGAGTATGTTATCTGAGCAAATCATTGAATTCGCTCCATTAGGTTATATGCGGGGCCGGACTTTTAAAAGAACTTGGATTATTGCAGACGAAATGCAAAATGCAACTCCTACTCAATTGAAGATGTTATTGACTCGTATCGGAAATGATAGCAAGATTATCGTCACCGGTGATATCGAGCAGACTGACCGTATAACAGCAGACAATGGATTGATGGACTTGCAGAACAGATTAGACGCTAGACCCACTGACAGAATCGAAACATGTTTCTTTGATGCTCGTGATATTCAGCGCCATCGTTTAATTGGAGAAATACTAAAACTGTATAATTGATGTGACTAATGAAAAATGAACAGATTAATCTGTTCATTTTTCTTTTACTTAGTTTTTTCGAATTTTGTATTTTGTGCTAATATCATTTGTTCAATGACATTTGGATAAATTTTCTCATAATACTCGTTCAGTTTCTCAAATGAGGTAGGAACAATATTGCTCTCTATCACACACTTAATGATTTTTTCTTCTTTGTAATCCATGATTACATTGCAAGTTTGTAGATCATTAGTCTTAATAGTCTTGCTAAAAATCATCTGTTCGTCAATTTGACCGCCTGGTTTTCTGACATAAGTAATTAGTAAATAACGCATTATAATCCTTGTGTTAATTCAATCATGGTTGCTGCAAGTGAAATTTCAGGAATACCAACCAATGATAAGTTTGCCAATCCATTTCTAATAACAATAATGGCAGCATCTTTTTGTTCATTACTTTTACCCCACAAATCTAAATTACTATACATCCAGCGATAAATGTCTTCTAGTCTTGTTGGATTTAGACTTAAGAATTGTAGTAACTGAGTTCTACCATCTCCGATATTTCCAGATTTAAACATCTGAGTGATTTCAATCAACATTGAATCTTGATCTTCAATACTATTCTGTACTGGTAATAATTTATCATTAGAACAATTATTTTGAAGTTGATTTAAACATCTACGTAAATCTGGGTAAGTTACTCCCACATAGCTGTCTAATGTATCTAAATCAAACTCAATATTCTCAGTGACTAGAACAGTGGCAACACGAGCAGTAAATTCAGTTTTATCTGGTTTGTTAATATGAAATTCAGTTAAGCGAGATTTTCTAAGAGCTGGAACGATTTTATGAGCATAATTACAAGTCATAATGAATCTAACTGACGAGTTATATGTTTCCATATCACTACGTAACATTACTTGACCATTTTGAGTAAGATAATCAGCTTCGTCTAATAAAACGATCTTGAATTTACCGAATGGCATTGTTTGAACAAAATTCAGAATCTTTTCACGAACAACTTCTACTCCATTTTCTCGTGAAGCATTGATCTCTAGTACATCAAATTCATTGATTCCTAGTTCATTGATTAGCACTTTTGCTAGAGTTGTTTTTCCAGTTCCTGGTTCACCAGAGAATAGAAGATTTGGAATTTCACGTTTTTTGATCCAACCTTCTACTTGTTCTCGCTGTCTTTCGTCTACGAAAACGTAGTCAGCAGTTGTTTTTGGACGATATTTTTCAGTCCAAAGTTTATTGTGTAAACTCATTTTAATTTCTCAATAGTTCTATTGTGATGATCTGACCGATTCGTTCGCCCATTTCTTCATCGTTGGTTATAATATGTAATTTGTTGTCGTTCTTGTCATTAACTTCATCGTATACTCTATACTCAACGATGTATCCACCATTGGCTTTATAAAGTGAAAAATTCATTCCATTGGCACGAATGCCACTGTTGGTGCTGACAACTACCGATTCAACTGAGTCATATTCAGAAGTCTCATGATGACGCTCAGCCCATCGAATGAGTTTCTTCAGATATTTTCGTATTAGACGAGTCATTAATATACCTTAGTACTTTGAGTCTCATCTTCGTGTCGAACGTCATCTACTAATAGAATATCTTTTGGGTCAATTTTTCGAATAGTCGTTGGGCCATTTTCGTCTTCAATGTCGATACCACGAGTCCATCTTCCATGAGCAACTAATACAAATTCACCCACTTTGATGTCTTTTTGGTCTGGGCCGACTTTGTAAACTTCTGCCCAACGAGGTCTAATTCCGCTATCTTTGCCGTCATCTCTAACGATCAAAATAGAACCAACCATTCTCTCTTTGAATACCATGTCTTTGACGATGATAGTATCTTTCAGAGGAAAGATTTGGCTACTTGTTACTTGATGTGCTGCGTGGCTTATTTTCATATATGTATTATACTTGTATATAAATGATTAATCAATATTTTTGGAAGAATCAATTTTCTTAGACGAATCTTGCTTGTTAGGAATTTCTAAAATTTCATCTTCTGCATCAAATTCCAGTTCTTCTTTTGTCAATTCCACTTTGTTCATTTTAGGCTTGACATCTGCTTTTGGCATTGACGATTTAGCCTGAGTTCTAGTAGATTCTTCATGTCTGTTTATTTCAGACTGAGTAGATCCAGGTGCTGGTGTAGTAGTGGTCGCTGGTCTAGGAACAGTTTTTGCCACACCTTTCATATAATATTCATTAACACGCTTATTAGCGTCTTTAATAACATTACCATGACTGTCAATAATATCTCCACGAGCATTTACGTTTTGATTGCCTACTGCACGAACATGCTCATTCTTTGTTTTTATTGCGCCCATATCAATTGATTTACCACGAGCTGACACATGTGTTGATCCCATTTTAGTTCTCCATTATCTTAAAAAATCATTTATATCTAAATCGAAATACATAGAGTTGATTCGATGAATTCCAATTAAATATAAAACATAGCTACAAACGCTGCTACCACGCCCTACGCCCCATAATATATTATTTGCTCTCATAGTGTCAACTAGATACTTAATATACTGTAATAAAGTAAATAAATCTCTGTCTACATACAAAAGTAGTTCTTCTCCTACTCGCTGACGTTCTGAATCAGTAGTACAACGATTTAAAGTCCATTCGGCAATATCTAGATTTTTGTATTCATCTGGCATATACCAATTACATTGTAGTCGTTTATCAAAATCTTCAATTGTTTCAGTACTGGTTATATATTCAACAATATTCGGAATATTAGCCAATTCAAGCTCAGCACTGATATTTATGGGCGTTTCTACATAGACCTTAGATAATATTCTGTCAGGATTTTGTAAGTATATTGTACACAAATCGTTTTCGGTAAATATTGGCTGACCGTAGATATCTTTTTTCATTCTACTATTATAACACTAGTTATCAATTTGTCAAGAAAATTTGGATACTATCTAATATCTATTTTACCAATAACATCTTCTTCGTGATCATCTAGAATTTCTTTGTCTCTTTTGTCTAGTTCGGTTTTATAGGTATTAAGAGCCATTTGTAATTGATTATACATTCCATAATTATTAGTTCTACTAGCAAAGCTAAGATTTCGGTTTAACTTAGATATGATATCTACTAATTCTTCTACGGTCTTGTCGGTTACGTCGCCGATCAACGGATGTTGCATTCCAGACATATATCACCAAGCCTGAGTGGCAAGTTTATGCCATATTAAACTAGAACCATTATAATCATTGCCACAATAGTACATATAATTAGTAACGTTTGCTAGCGTTGGAGTAACTACCGCTCCTAGCCCACCACCGCTATCAGTTATAGTTATTTCCGGAGCATATAAATATCCAGAGCCGGCAGTATTAACTACTATATTAGTAATTACTCCGGCTGTTTGAGTAGCAGTAGCCACTGCTTGAATTCCACCCTTGACATGGGGTGCGGGAATAACTACAGAAGGGGACAAATATGCTGTTCCTCCCTGTCCGATTGCTATTGGGCCAATACCATATCCAGATCCAATACACACATCGCCTGCTACATCGCCTGCTTCTCCAATTTGAGCTGAGACAATACGTGATACTACTTGCTGAGCTTGTCTTGGTAGATTTACTGGCTGAATAGTAATTGTAGTTCCGCAATCTATGCTACTGAAAATATAGTGAAGTTGAGTTTCTACTGTGGGCATTAGAATGTCTCCGCCAACTCCATTTCCATAATAATTATTGATGGTGTTTAATCCATACACAACATTAGATGGCAAATTCAAAACTGCAGCGGGATTAGCAACAGTTAGTATTACCTCTACTCTACTTTCTGTTCCAGTAGGGCTCCATTGTCCGAATTGTAATTGACAATTGTTAGTTATAGTACCGTATTGAACATCTCCACTAGTCAGATTAATAACCACAGTACTAGATAAATTACTACCTAAGTCATATGTAGTAGCTCTAAATCCCAATGTTAACACATTACTAATCTGAGCGCCTGCCATGTCATTGTCTAGAGTAGTTCCTGTCAGAGCAGCTTTGAGAATTGCTTTATTTTGTAAGTCAGAAATTTCCGTTCCCGAAGTGTTTAAGTTGGTTACTAAACCAGCCCAGTTATTTCTAAATCCCTGACTGAGATTATTAGTCCCGGCGACAGGAAAATTTACATTTATCGATCCAGTATTGATTTGTGAGGTCATTGTTATATCCAGTTATTATAATATTTAGTCTTGAGATTGAGTAGGAAGAATTGTTTTTCTTGGGAAGAATACGTACTTATCCGCGTCGTTTCCAATAATGTTAGGCTGAGCACTAGGTAATGTGCCCCATACAGGTACACTAGAAGGATTGAGTCCATAATAATTGTACGTCTTGCTGCGATCTACTTCAAATCTATCTAACTCAAAATTAATTTGATTTAATGTATATGGCCACTGTGTCGCTATGTTATTAGCAACTATAGCAGAGAATCCAGGCTTTGTATAGCAAATAACCCAAGCCGGAGTAAATCCTAATATAGTATTGTTTGGTTGTAAACTAGTCATCCATCTAGGAAGAAAGCTACTATCATTTATTCTACCAATACTATCATAAATTTGCTGACGCATATTAGGTAAACTATTCGGGTATAAGACTCTTGCTACGCCGGGAGTTAAACTAGTATACACTCCCGGACTAAACAGAATCTGTTGATTAGCTGCTAAACTTTGTACTACATTTACAGTAACTGATGATGATTCTGAATCTATTGATATAATAACAGGAGGAGCATCGTATGCATCATTAGTCACTGTAGTATTAACTATCGCTAGTAAGTTCATTCCCACTTCGAGACCTACAACGTTGTTTAAAACCAATGTTAATCCATCAACCGTCGAGACATAAGTTTTTAGTTCAGTAATTGTTGGATCATAAGTTGTAGTATCATATATATCAGTTAGTGAAGTGATCCAATTATTCAAGTGAAGATTTATTGCTCGGGGCCATATAATTTCTTTGCTAATAGATACCCCGTTATTATTCACTAAGTCATCAATAATTTCACTATACACAACTTCATATATTATATTAAGATTCTCATCTGTGGCATAGGCAGTCTTGATCTCACCAAGCGTAATGTTTCTCCAATAGTGATTAATTTGAACTGCTGCTATGTATGTATCATAAAAATCTTGTGCAGTAACAGTTGGCACTCCATATATGTGTTGATATTTTACCTCAGTTGATAGTCCAAAATAAGGATCAGTTAGTCTATATATGTATTCTCGTGGTATAATATTTCCATTATATAGTAATGAATTTATTATCTCTCTGTCGTTCAAATCTGGCAACGCTTGAATATATACATTATCGTAAGGAAGATAAAATTTCTGTGCTGTTGTAAGCGTGAATGTTTGAACTGAATTTATTTCAGGATACAATGTACTATAAGCTTGTATACTAAACGTATAATTAGCTTCTACGCTCTGATTCACTATAGCGTCGGTTGATTCGAATGCCAATCGACCACTAATATCTCCGCTAATTAGTAAAGTCAAATCTGGAGGCAATCTACTTAGTGTAGGACTGCTTAGATTATTATAAGTCAAACTGTCAAATTTATTATCATATGCTATGATAGTACCACTATCGCCAACAATATAAAAATTATTAGTGTTAACACTGTCAAATACAATATTATATAGATTTGTAGTAGAGATCAAATTTTGAACTAAAATCCAAGTCACTCCATTATCGATACTTTGATATATAATTCCACTATCACCTGCTATTAGAATTCTATCTACTGTATTGTATCCAGAAGTATCAATTGAAATGGTCTTGAAATTATAATCAACAATGAAAGAAGTAGTCCATGCTATACCATCTACGCTACTAGCAATTAATCCAAGATCGCCAACCGCAATATATTTTGTTCCGGTATATATTACTGATCTTAAACTTAGAGTAGTAAGTATTACTTGAGGTGTCCATGTAATGGCATCGTTGCTAGTTAGAATAGTACCGCTATCACCAACTACTATATACTGTGACGAATAATAAACATAATTCAAATTATTTGTAGTTCCAGACGCTTGAATAGTAGTCCATGATGAGGTATCGATAGTAGTAACAATTGTTCCATTATTTCCTACTGCAATGTATGTTCCGCTATTGACTGCCACTGAATTTAATTGATCTGATGTAATACTGTCGCTTGGATAATACGTTGTATTATCATCAAAAATTCTTCCAATAATTGAATTATCGCTTTGATCATATCCAACTAATATAGTTAGTTGATTGTCACCATCGTATATGCTTCCAGTAAAATATAAAAAAGTCACTGGACTACTGATCGGTGGCTGATTAGTCCATGTTAATCCATTGCTGCTTCCAGTTACATATGCTCCAGAATCACCAAATACGTTAAACTGAGATGCGTTTGTTGTTATAGTTTTTAAATTTGACTGGATTGATGAACTGACTAGTCTATAACTTAAATCTAAATTACCCTGACTTTGTGCTAATACTGATAAGTCACAAATAGCACCATTATTAATGACGCCCAAATTACTGTTTGTCAGCCATGTTATCTGAGCATTAATATCTCCAATAATTGTCAATGACAACGAAAACGTATTGCTTCGTAAACTTGGATTAGAAGTTTTAAAAACACCCACTGTAAAGTTATAAGTAATAATATTTTGACCAATAACTGGCAAAAGACCACTTAGCCATCCAGCATCATTAATTTCTATTCCTGTGCCAGAGTTGACATTGAACTCATAAGTTAAATCACTATCATCAGTAGTATCAAAATTATAACCTATAATTTTAAAAATGAACTCTGTGTTCTGTACAAAATCACCCAGACTCGAAGAAGTAATATAGTATGGGGCATAGATATCAGTACTTGATATAATATAACTTAGTGGCTCAGTATTCAATATAGTCGGGTCTCTTCCTATGAAACCACCAACTAATTCTTTATTAAGAATCGTAATACTATAATCAGTCAGACTACGCCCAGTATCACTAGTAATTTGCAATGTAAAATTATAAGTCTTATTAATTGGATTATCAAGCGAGTCAGTTGGTGGAGTGGCATATCCACGAATTACTCCAGTAGTGCTAATTTCCAATCCAGTTGGCAATTCACCTAATGCTACTACGATTATTACTACTCCTTCTGGATCTTGATTTATATATTGAAGCTGAAATGACTGCCAAGTACTATCATAGGAGGTGAATAATGCTCCACTTGGAGTAGTAAATGATGGAATAGGAATTTGAATATCTAACGTCATACTAAACGTTCTATCTCTAAAACCAATCAATACTGATCCGTTGTACTCAGTTGCTCTAATAGTAAAATTGTATGTGGTAGATTGATTTATAAAGTCAGAAGTTCCAGATAGTAAACCAGAGCTACTGATCGTAACTGGGCTTATAGTTCCCACTGGCAGTGATCCGTTAAGTAATGAATAAGTAACAGTATTAGATATTTGACTAGGTATGGCAACAAATTGATAGTTTAGAGGAACATTGTCGGTAAATGATCCAATGGATCCTGCTGCAGTTTGCCAAATTAATGTCGTAACGTAAATTGAGAAATTTCTAATATTAGTGTTAGCTATTCCATTAACTATTTCTGTAGCACTTACGTTAAAATAAAAAATAGTGTCAATGCTTACGTAGTTTGGTATACCACTAATCACTCCAGTAACACTGTTAAGAGTAAGATTAGATGGCAATTTTGTACCATCTGCTAACACATATTCAATAGTGCCACCAAGAGTAGTAGTGGCACTTAGCGTAAATGTTAATAGTTGACCCTGAGAATAGGACCCGATACTACCAGCCGGCGTGTTCCATGATGACATATATAATTTAAGTCCTTTGAGTATTTATCTCTATGGTTAAACAAAAAGGCTCAACCTAGTTGAGCCTTTTGTGTACTACTCGATACGATTAGTTTATACCGTCTAACTTACGAAGCATTGCACCCATACTCAAATTTACATCTTGTGTTTCGCCAGTTGTTTTTACACGAACTTGACCTTGACCTAATGTAGTTTGATCCTGCTTGATATTATTTAGACCTCCGCTAATTACTTTAGTCATAAAATCAGTGCTAGTTTGAAACTGCTCATCTTCACTTTGTCCTACGGGAGAATTGGCCCATTCATCTAATTTCTTAGCTGAACATTTATGATCTTCTTCCATCATAGAACCACATTCATTACACTTTGAAGACTTTTTGTCGATTTTGTTTAATTTTTCCATTAAACGCTTAACTATGTCATGCTCGTTTACTGCTCCTTCTGGAGTGTACGATGCTGCTAATCCAGCATCACGAGTAGCATCACTTTTCTCTTCGTCTTCTTCTTCTGAATTGTCTCCGTTTCCAGAAGCAGTTATGTCATCGTCGGCTTCTTTAACAGGGAATGTTTTGTCTCCAAGTTTAAATGATTTCTTACCAGCTTTTTTAGCTTGCTGATCTTTGAAATGCATAACGCCAGCACCTTCTTCCATTTCATCTTCTTCTTTAACTGGGAATGTTTTATCTCCTAGTTTAAATGACTTCTCTCCAGATTGTTTAGCTTGCTGATTTTTAAAATGCATAACACCAGCACCTTCTTCCATTTCACCTTCGTCTACTTCAACACTTTCACGTTCCATACCCTGAGCGCGGTCATGAGCGCGATCTACGTGTTCGTCGCCGTAACATTCTGGACAACCTTCTCCATCACATTCTGGACATACTTCTTCATCGTCATAATCATCATCTTCTGTTTGATCTTCGTCCACTTCTTGCTCATAATCATCGTCGCATTCTTCGCTATTATCTGGCATAGAATTTTGAAATTGATCTGAAGTATTAACAACGGCAACATCAACTGGTCCCTGACCATGCTGTACCATGTGCTTTAAAAATGCCATAGAATCTTCGCCATCATCAATGTCATCATCGCCTAATGATCCAATAACTTCATCATGCATAACAGGCTCTACGGTAACTGATGCCGCGTCATCTGCTGGTTGACGATATTGACTTTGTCCAAATTCAGCTCCACCTAGACCAGCACTTTGGATAAGCTTCATCAACATGTCTGATTCTTCTCCAGTAGCACTTACATTGACGCTGTTAGATCCAGGAGTACTGCTTTTTGTAATGTTAACAGTTAGATCCTCAGTAATCAATGATTTTAATTGCTTGTCCCAGTTTAAAAAGTCGATTGATTCTTTAATTTTCTTTTTTTCTGAAGTTTTGCCAGTAAACTTTTTACGAGCTTCAGCTTTTGTCATTTTATATTCTTTCTTAAACTCAGCCGGAGTCAAATCAGTAAGATCAGCATCTAATTGACTTACTTTACCTTCGTCTATTGGACCCCAATCACTTTTAGCACGAATAGCAAATTGAAGTTCTTTCATTTTTGTGTTTTCTTTGCTTCCAAGCTTATGTGGGCCACTTGCTTTTAATTTTGCAAGTTGACTCTTTAGTTCGGCTTTAGTCTTACCCTTGAACATACCCTTTTTAGCAGGATTGATCTTAGCTTCTTTGTCAAATTTTTCTTCTAATTTTTTAACTGGCTCATCATTTTTTTTATGATAATTTGCCACTTTTTGTCTTGCTGATTGTGCTGCTGGACTACGTTTGGCTGCCGCGACTGCTTTAGATGGGTTATCACGATCATCACGACCGCGCTTGCCTCTGCCAATAGCGGCTTGATCAAAGTCATCTTGACTAATTGATTCATCAAATTCTTGAGCAGCTCTACGTGGTACTCCTTTTGCTATTCGATCAGTTACTTTTTTCTCTCTATAACCCTTGTATGAGTCCTTAGGATCATTCTTGAAAGTACCTGGTTTTTGCTTCATAGCTCCTTTGCCATCTGGTTGAAATTTCAAGGCTTCTGACACCTCTTTATCTCGTGTTAAACGATCAACTGCTTTGTTAACGCCAGCTTGACGTTTTGCTATTTTAGAATCTGCTTGATCTGGAAATCGTTGAACTTTATCTCCATACACTGCTCCGGCCATGGTTCGAGCACCTTTTTGAAATTCATTATGCCCGGTGACCTTGCTTTGTCTTTTTGTCGCATCAGCACTGGATTTCTTAACGTAAGAGCCAAGAGTTGATTTGTCTAGTTCATTAAGACGACTTTCTTTCAGAGTTGATGTCTTTTTACTCATTTTACGTTCCATTGTATATTCCTTATATGGTGTAAATCCTCTAATAGGATCACGAGATACTGGTAATTGATCGTCAGTAGCAAAGTCACGAGTATGATTAGCAGATTGACCAATCTCACTAATAGTTTTTTCATATTCGCTGTCAAATTCGTCTAACATACTACGAGTCTGATCTTCTGTATCGAGTTCTTCACCAAAATTTCTTTTGTATGCCTCTTGACCTTGATTGTACTCAGTATGAGCAGCATATGTCGGTCCGGCTGGAGCGTGTGGGTTTTTATTAACACCCTGCTGTGCATGTGAATATCCTAAATCATGTGCTTCTTTGCCCGGTCTAGCTGTTGGGTTTCCCAAAGCATCATATCCATCTTCTTCCATGTATTCTTCATCTAATACATCATCCATTTCGTCAAGAGGGTTTAATGGATCTTCTGCCAAAGCATCATCTATTTTTCCACCAATTGCTCCGCCGACTTCTCTACCAACGGCTGATCCTACTGGGCCGCCTTCTGCTCCCAGTACTGTTCCGGCTACTTGACCAATATCAGTAAATGTACCGTCTTCTTCCAACTCATCTTCACCCATTAATGGCTGTGTATCTTGTAAATAACATTGCTCTACGTGATCTCGTAATTTATCCATTGGACCATGCCAGACATCACGAGGAATACGACCATCTTTATGATAATGATCACATAATGCCGAGAACATATGTTCATCCATACCCCATCCTTCTTGACACATTTTGTGCTCATGTGGATAGTTTGCTATAACCTCGTCTAATGTACCTTCCATTACAATCTTAGAATCGGTAGATTCAATGATCTTGCTTTTACGTCTAGTAGTTCGTCCTTCTTTAATTGCGCCGCCAGCTAAAGTCATTTGACCATTTCCGATAGCTTGTTTAATCGTCGATGCTAATTGTGGATTGGTAACTTGTCCCAATACTTTATTATCTTGTTTAATAACCTGAGTATTAGTTTGTGCTGGCTCCATAGTTACTTGACCTGCTTCGTCTAAATCAATATCACTTGATACATCTGAACCAGCATACTCACCACTATAATTATCATCAATGTCATTACCTAACATGATATCATGTAATTCGCTTAATATGATTTCATAAATTTGTTGAGCATCATCTTCTGGAGATAGTTGATTATCTTGTGCTACTTCATCATATTTTTCTTTTAGTTTAGATGCTACAAAAGCCTCAATTTCACTAGCGGGTGAATACTTACCAGTGATGATATCATGAATATCAATATGACCGTGATTAATATCTTGTAGTACAGAAGCAAGTTCTTTTACTTTACCTTCTGTAATAACACTTTCCGTTAAATTATTAGATTCTACTTGCTGTATATACTCTTTTAATTTGTGAGTCACGCTAGTTTTACCAATCTTATCTAATCTCTTTTGAGTTGGCAAATTACCAATGATCCATCTAGCTAATGTTTCAGTGTCATAGTTTTTAGCATTACCAGTTTCTGGATCTGCATTCTTTTCTGGAGCTCCACGACGACCTTGAGTCTTCTTTTTACGCTTTGGCTTGTCATCATCAAAATCGGTTGAATGAAATTTATCACCTGACTCGTCATCTGTATCAATTTGACGACCATAACCACCTGCTTTTGCAGTATGCTTACGAATAGTTTCGCCCTTGTCAGTCTCACGACTTGACATTTCACCTTCGTCCAATCCTAACTTAGATAAATTACCCTGTTTACCAGCCAATTTAAGAGCTTGAACGTTTGCCTGTCGATGTAATTTAGAGCGTTTATCAAAGTCAAGGGCATTTAGTTTTGATCTTACCGCACGACTATATTCACTAATTTTTGGAATTCTATCGTGCATTGAATAAAAGTTTAGTATCTCTCCAACTAACCGATCCTTAAAAGTACCACTGGTATCTTTATATGAGCTTTCCGACACACCTTGCTCATAAAGATCATCATCGTCATCTAAATCGTCTGAATAGTCAGTATAGTCAGGACGCTCAACTGGGGTAGCAGTTACGTTGGTGATTCTTGTACCGTCATAACGATCACTTTTCAACAGCATTGTTGTAGCCTTATCACAAGCAGCTTCTTCGTTTGAAGCAAAAACGTTGATTCCAATTTTACGTTCAGCAGTTTCATCATCTTGTACTGAGTCATCATATAAAGTAATTATTACACGATATTCGCTTTCATCAGATCCGCCACCGCCACTGCCACCATGATCGCCAAATCCAGGACTTGGAGCAAATTCATTTAAGCTTTCTGTGACGGTACATTTCTTACCAGTCATATCAGTGGTTTTAGATGCCGCTGATTCAGAGATTTGATCTAATTTTTGCCATATTGATTTAATATCCATTATATATTCCTAATATTATTTGTTAAATGATGCGCCAGTTTTTGGCTTTGCTTGACGTTTTACCGTGCTCATTGGACTCTTGGTATTTCCTGGTTCTTTTCTCATGTCAACCGCAGGCTTAGTTATTGGGCCAGTCATTTTGATTTTTTGTTCGTCGTAATCTTTAAAAATTTCAGGTAAATATTGAGCACCGTATGCTTTGCTGGCTTCTTTACCATTATCACCCATTTCTTCATGAGTTAAGATTGGACTTTCTTTCATTTGATTGGCATATTGTTCTTCTTCAGAGTTTACGCTATCATCATAATTTGCTTGAATCATTCTAACTTTGTTCTCGTCGTAATTCAACAAACGAGCAACTTGTTTGATCATGGGTTCAATTGCTGGATATCTAAACTCAACATCAATCATAGTAACTGCTTGATTTTCTAAGTCTGGAAATCCGTATGGATCTTTTTGAACAGGAGTTGATTTTGGATCGCTGATGGTTACAGGATCAAATTTCTGAAGATTATAGCAAAACATATCTAACCAGTTCTTTTCTGGTGTGCCGGCAATCTTAATTTTGTATTTGTAGGTTCTAACTGATTCTGCCAAATACTTGCGAAATGAACGTATTGTCATTGTGGTAATTCCTCTGTTCTATGATTTATTTATCTTTATTGACTGGATTTTCTGTGACATTACTGTTCAATATCATCTTAATGAGTTCATCTCGATCTAATACTGATCCAGTTCCCAATCCAATAGGAGAATCTGGTGATCCTTCGCTCTTTTTACTTTGTACGCTTAATTTTCTATCAAGCTCTGCTTTTTTAAGCTGTAAATCGATCATTCTTAATTTTTTATTGACCTTTGCTGTCTTTGCAGTAATGGCATGTCCTAACATTGAAGAGGCTGAACTAAATATCTCTGCTGAGAAACGAGAATCTACTTGCATTCCTAAGTCCATTAGATTATTAAAAGCTTCTTTTGCTAATCCAGCTAAATCATCCATTTCTTTATCACTAGCATCTAATCCTTTAACTTGTGGTAGTGCATTTTCCACTTTAAGTATAGTGTCTAGTGTGCTTTGACTGATTTGAGTAGTCTCTTCTTGCTCAACTATTGGATAAGTCAACGAGTCATCTGATTGACCTTCGTCTTCGTTGTCGTTAAGTCCAAATAGCTCTTCTAATTTTTTTGTCATTTTCTTCCCTGCCCTTGATAAAATATTTGATCTTCTGTTATTACTCGAAAATTTATACCTGTTCTATGACACCAAGCCTGTGCTGCTTGCCATTTATAATGATTTACTGCTATGGAAGCTTTGTCTCTAGCACTTTTAGTTTTTTCTGTAATCATAGTCTGACTCTTTGGCTTTATTTCTATTAATTCGGTAATAGTTTTATTTCCAGACTGATACATAATCAAGAAATCAGGAACATAAACAGTTTGTTTTCCCGTAAGTGGGTTTCTATAAGGAATTCTCATTGGCTCTGAAGCCCATTGTAGAATTTTGTCATTGTTATCAGCAAAGTTCATGAAAACTAGTTCCCATGATGATCTATATTTAATTTTTCCAATTCCTACATATTTCTGTGGATTTTTTGGAGTAAAATAGCCCTGTGAGTATCTTGACATGATTACTGAATAATATTACGCTGAATAGTACTACTAGGCGTTAATATCGAATTTATTCCATACATGACAACTTTAGTTGGGTTTAAACTATTTAAATAATAAGCCATTGTTAAACTTACTTTCATGCTATCTAGACCTTGAAATGTTTGTAGCAAATCAAGAACTGATGTTCCAGACTGGTTAGCTATGGCATACAGAGTTGATGCTGACGATTGAGCAGAATATGTGTTATTAGTATATTTCTTAAAAAATGATACCACTACATCATAATCATTAGCAGATGGAGTTGCAGTAAAATTATTAATATTATATATTTGTGAACTAGTAGCCATAAATTTCTCCCATACTACTATTTAGTGTCAGGAAATATTATTAAATTTAGTCACCGGGACTAAAATTGGCAATAGTAGGAGCGGCTACTACTGATGGTGGGTTCTGAAGTGGTAATGTAGTTCCGATTATTGGACTACCAAGATCAACCGGAGTAGCGACAGCTACTGGATTATTTTGTAAAGTAGGCACCATAGAATTATTAGGATTTCTAAAGTTACTAGAACTAGTCAATTGAGCCGATACTCCAACAGACGCTGATATACTTGGGAAATTAAATCCGCTTCTTCCAGTTCTTAAATTAAGACCAATATTAACTGATCCTGCTATTAATGTACTTGCTCGTGTTGCTAATATTCCAGGAGGATTATAAAACATATTAGATGCGGCGCCTGCATCTTGTGCTCTTTGTACTGGGCCGTATGAAGAAGGAGAAGGTATTGAATTCATAGTTCCGGCTCCAGGATCTCTCATACTATTTCTACCTAATACTAATCCATTAGATCCAGGAACAGCAATAGGGCTAATATTCTTGTCGTATTCTCCGTCTAGTCCAAAACCAGTTACTATTTCGTCTGGTTTTTTTCCGTTCAATGCGCCCTCTCCGTATTTAACGGTCTCGTAGCGAATTGTCATACGATTTTCCATAGTGGCACTAGTAGCATAATAGTCATATGTATCATGTTCAAATCTTTCAATAATGGGATTAATGAATTGATACATAGCAAAGTTATGCTGATTGAAGCCAAATACTTTAATTGATTTAAAAAATGGAACTTTAGCTACGCCCTGAGCAAGAGCTTGAGGACTACCAGCATTGTCTGTCAAAAGGCCCCAATCTAAATTCTTACTAATATCTGAATCGTATGTAGTTCTTTTATTCAATTCAGCAACTGCTTGTTCTAATTTAGCACCGTTGGTATCTGATGCATTTTTGTTATTAGATGCTGGAAGACCAGTCTGATTTAAATCATAGTAGTAATAACTAAAATAAGCATTCCACATTTTTCTAATTTGACCATTATTGTCATCATGAAATGTGATTTGACACGGATCATAGGTCAATTTTGTCTGAACATAACGCTTACGATTATACTGATTCATCTCTGCTAGAGTAACACTGAATTTTGGTAAATTAATATTTTTTACCAATAATCCAGGAATCTCAGAAGATGGCAATATACTGTCATTACCACTAATCAAGGTCCTGTTTATGTCGAAGTATACATGAAACAGCCATTTAAATTTAGGAGAGTTTGCATAAGCATTCGATCTAAAAATTAGAGACGCATGCTTATAGTCATGAAGAGTATTCGGGCCAGCTGGCTTAAATTGTTGTTGGAATACTCCAGCCATATATTAAATGAAGCCTTGAGTTTGCCCGATACCACTAATACTGTCGCCAACTGTACGACCAACGTTTGTTCCTATACCAATTGAGTTTGGAGCATCTGCTGTTGGTGATTGAACTGCGTTATCGAATCTGATACTAAGCGCGATAGTAGCTGCTTCATTGGTACCATAATTTAAACTATTGTAGTTAGCACTAGCAATATAGCAACCATAAAGTTCCCAACATTCTAATACGTTAGGTTCATAACCACCATTACCACCATCAAGAACATCACAACGAATTTGAAATTTATAATCAATTCCAGCTGCTGCGCTTGACTGCTCACTAAAGTCAAATTGTTTCTGAATTTGTTCACCAACTAGTTGTTGAACTTGACCACTAGCGTCATCACGAACGTTAATAGTAACTGCTTGCCATGTTGGCTTACCAGCTAGATAATATCTACTGTTGTAAACTTCAACTGGTATTTCTGCAAATTCAACGTTTGGACGAGTAAAGTCAATTACTTGTTTTGTTAACTCTGTCGAAGGTTGGCTGATTCCAAATCCATCAAATAAGATTCTAAATCTAAATTGTAGTTTGGGCATCAACAAGCCCTGTGAGTTTAATTGTCCAGGTAGTGGAACTGTCATATTTGAGACTGAACTAAAAGCCATTTTATTTCTCCTTAATCTTATTTATCATTAAAATTAACTGGGGTTTCCCCCAATTAATTTTAACCATTCGTAGCTATTCCAGCAATTGCGCCTGTATTCAATATACGAATTGGTATATAGATAAATTCAACTGCTTTAGTTGGTTCAATCGCTATATCAACGTAAAGTTCATTTGCATCAATGATAGCGGGTGTGTTATTTGTGGTATCACATACAACTAGATAGTCATAAACTCCACGCTTATTCATAATATCAGACAACAATGTCTGACACACTCCACGAACCGCAGTTCTAGTAGTATTATCATTAGGCTCAAACAAGAATGGTCTAACAGCAGTAGCCAATTGAGTACGTAAGTACACAATCAATCTTGCTACGTTAGTTCTATCCAAAGCACTTTGACTATCAAAGCTGTTTTTATTACCATAATTTAATATACCAATATTAGTAAATGAGGCAATTGGGTTAATAAAGTTAGTATATTCAACGTCTCTTAAACCTTGATTATTTTTATTAACTATAAAATTTCCACTCTGAGCATCGATATAGCCAATGTTTGTAGCATTGGTAATAACACCTCTACGCTGACCGGCTGGAGCAAACCATGGATAAGCAACAGTGTCATTATAAATCATAGTACGTAAAATCATGTGACTTGATGGAATTACAACTTCTTTTCCAGTTAAGTCATTTGTGATACCGCTTGGGTAGTAAAGACCCATGTATGTATCTCTTGTTACCAATCCATTTCTATTAGTAGATGTCGAACCAGCAGTGTTTCTTGCCCAATTAATAATATCTTGAGCATTTGCTGGCAAGGTCATTGGTGTGTCACCAATAACGTAAGCAGTTTGTCCACGATCATTGTTCAATGTACACAGATTAGCCTCTACTTCTTCGTAGCCAGGAGCCGCGATCAAGTTTAAGAAAGTATCTTCGTCACGAAGTTGAGTAGTAGTGTCAATAGTAGTTCTTAGTGCCTCTACTACCAAAATACGTTGTGCGGCAGCTCCCATATACGGAACTCCGTTCGACGAATTACCGCTGATTGTCACCCAAGTGCTTGTAAATTCAGGAAGAATAGCATCTGGAAAACTATTGCCATTAAAGTAATTAACAGACCATTGTTTTACGTTGTAGCTACTACGACGAGTATTCCACAATAATGTACCCTGTGGATAAATGTCTCCCAGTGGGGCATCTAAGTCAAGATAATCACTTACTAGTAAACTAGTGATTGTGGGAATTGGATCATTGATTGGATCTACAGTACCGCTGTCAGCCCAACGAGCATCTGCGAATAAGATACCATTTTCAGTAGTATGATCAGTATTGTCAATTAGTACCCATTGATCAACACCGTTATAATTTTGCCAACGATTTAATAATGGATATTCACTTAGATTGCTAGTGTTAACCCATAAATCACCATAAACTAACGGAGTAACTCCGTCACTTTGAGTAGAGGGGGCATTTGCTTGAACTAATGGACCAGTAGGATTGGTAGTATTAGGAATAGATGAGCTTGGCAATCCAGACTGAGTATATCCAACAGACTGATATGAAGTCCATACACCGCCAACGTTAGTCATGATATCAACTTGATCTACTGTACTGTAATACCAATTTGTACCGTTAATTGGTTCTCCAACTGGACTAATTAAACTTGGTGTGTAATTAAATATTTCCCAGTTACTTAACTGAACTGAGTACTGTGGAGTTGCAAAATTTGCTAACCATTCAACGCCAGAAACTGCGCCAGCATTAATTTGAGTAACTCTTACAGTGTAGGGATCAGTTGCATAACCACCACCATCGATTTCTAATACGTCGCCGACAGCATAATTAGAACCACCACCAGCTATAGCAAATGTAGGTACATATCCAAATGTCGATACCGTTAATGAACATCCAGCACCTGTGCCGATGATATTAGTAGCGGCGAAATAAGAATAAGAAATAGTTTTAAATGGACCCCATTTTGATCCAATTGGGCCAGTTGGGCTGCTAATGCTTGAGTTTACTGTAAATCCAGCATCAGTTACAGCAGAAGCTGGAGTAGTAACTCCGCTATCATCCATAATTATAACGCCACCAACTGTATGGGTCAATACAATAGCACCAGTTGAACTAACAAAAGCAGTTGTATTTGGAATGTTTGCTGCTGTCCATGCTGAAACAAAAGCTGTAGCACCTAATGTTCCAGTTGATGGCATAGTAACTACATATGGGCCGCTTAAGCTAGCACTGTTAGGAACACTTACGTAGACTTCAAATGTAGCATTATTGTCAAACGAAGGAGCAGTTACTGTTCCGACCCATACTCCAGCACCGTTGCTTGATCTTACATATAACTGAAGAGGAGCACTTGAATTTTCTCCACCAAAATTATATTGAGCGTATACGCTATTAGCAGGAATATATTGTCCACCACTAGTATCTAATGAGTTATTGATAACCCAGTCATCGATTGCCAATGGGCAGCTAATAGTTGAATAAGAAGCAGTTGAGGCGCTATATTGACTAAAAGAAATACTTGTTCCGCCGTTAGGGCTATTAGTTTTGACCCATACTGAACCAGTAGGATGAGGTTGAGCGTCAGTAGTTCTCCACAATGGTTGTTGTGCATTTGTGCCATAAGCAACATTAGGAGAATAATATGTACCAACTGTTACGCCAAGATCACTTAGAACACCAGCAGTTGATCCAGCACCGATAACTACGTTTACAGTACTTGAATTGCTATAGATTTCCAAACGACCGTCAACGTTTGCTGATGATACAGCATGAATATTAGATTGATTGATTTGTCCGACTACTCCAGCAACTGTGTTGTTAGGAGTCACTGGAACAGTAACAGTAATACCATTGATAACAATAGATCCGGCAGAAACTGTTACTGGAGTGGCAGTTCCTTGAGTCGTAGGCCAGCTAGTATTCCAATCTGGACTACCAAGTGCAACCCACTCGTTACTAATATTTTTAAACCAATATGTATCATAGCTAGATGGTGAACCATATTCAGTTACCAAAGTAACTGCATAGTCGCCAATATTTCCAACTGATTGAATTGGTTGACATGTAGGAAGACTTACATCATTAGGATCAGTGATAACGATTGGGCTAATTAAGGTAAATGCTCCAGTGCTTTGATTAAACTGAAAGATACCCCATGATGTAGTGGTAGTGTTTAGCCAGAAAGATCCATCAGTTGGTGCTGCGCTTGGACGTCCAACGCTACCTTTAAGTGCAGCTAAATCTATATCTGCACGAATAACATAAGCTAAGTTACTAACACCTAATACACTGTAGGCAGCTAGTAAGCCATACTCATTGAGTTGATATCCGTTAATTGGAGTTCCGTCAGTAGTAGTATAGAATAACGGGGTACCAAAATAGCCAATTAAATCACGCTGACTTGTCACAGCATATAATTTATTTGCATTTGCTGCTAGTGTTCCCGGAGCAATAGCAGTTCCGGAAGCGTCTACTTTATTTTGAGCGGTTGCCATGATAATCAACGGTACCGATGCTGGTGGGGCTGGCAAATATTGACTTTGATCAATAACAGTAATTTGTAAGCCAGGTGATAATAGAGCCATTGTTTTCTCCTAAATTTTAGTATTCAATGTAATGTGTTACACACTTTCATAATAATATTTATCTAATAATAGGAAAAATAGGCTCATACAACACTCTACTAGTAGAGTTGAGCTAAATAATTATATGAATAGACCACTCTGTAAAATCTGCGGTAAATTACCACGAGCACCTGCTTATTATCGTAACGATAAAAGATATTATCGTAGTAGATGTAGCAGTTGCATTAGAAAAAATCGTGGAATAAAATTGGCAGATCCTAGATGGAAACTAAATGGCTATAAAAAGAAAACACAATGTGATTTGTGTTCATTCAAGGCAAGATACGCAAGCCAAATTACAGTTCATCATATCGATGGTAACTTAAACAACTCGGAGTTGATTAACTTACGCTCAATATGCTTGAACTGTATTGAAGTAGTGAAAAGAATGAATACTACGTGGAAGATTGGCGATGGTGGGCTAGAAGTAGATTAATCTGATTATATAAATCATCTATACTGCCATTGTTATCAAGAACAGCGGCGAACTCAGTACCAATCCATGCGGTTTCGCTTGGATGAATCTTACAATTATCTAGCACTGCTTTATTACTAGCCCAAGATAGATTTTTCGTTGGGCCATTATTGACAATTTCTGCTGCTCTATACCATTCTGGAATTGAGCCTCGCTGAGTTCTGACAACTATTCCGCCTGCATCTTTGATTGATTTGATTTCATTTGGGAATCTAACATCAGAAATAACAATGTTGTCGTTAGATTGCATAAGTTTGTGTTCTACACTATGAATCCAAATATTGTCATGAAATGCTTTACGAGCAACTTCAGTTCCCCAATGTTGAAGTATCCAACGAGGAGTTAAATGTGGCATATCTAGTTTTTTAGCCCACCATTTGTCTACTTTCTCTCGCCATTCTCTACTTTCTTTGGTTCTACCCTCAAGTAGATCACGATCCCAACCGAAAATAGAAGACACCGCGTCTTTGAGTGTTCCGGCAAATGATATTCGTCTAAATTCGTGAAAGTTTACTAGATAATCGGCAACAGTGTCTTTACCCGAACCAATTAGTCCACAAACTCCAATGATAATCTTGTCAGTCATTCTTTACTCCGTAGTATGACAATTATACTACAACTACGAAAAGAGTCAATAGACAAGTTGTCCGAATATTATCCTTGAACCCATGTTAGTGGTTCTGAACCATCTACGTATTGAGTAAGTTCTACTAATAATGCCGCTTGCATTTCTTTGCCTTCAGCTTTCATAGCAGTACCGTTCAATGTAGTGCCACCGCCTGGGCCAACAATGGTGCTAAATTTCTCACGAGCTTCACCAATTGTTAATTTACATTGGGCTAAAGTCCAACTTACAATCCAGTTTCCAATAGTCGGATCTTGTAACAATGTGATTTCTGGTTTCATATTATCAGTCCACAATAATATTTTTTCGCCTGTACCTTTGAAATCTCTAACAAACTGAATTTCTTTTGTTACTGGATTAAAGGTGTATATGACATAACCACCGAACATTCTTGCTGCTAATTCTACATAGCCTGCATAAAAGTCATAGGTAGCTAAGCCACCAGAGTAGTTGTAGTTGAGTAGATAGGTATTAAGAATGGCAGACGAGAATGGATCAAAAGAAGTCGAACTAGGGCCAGTTTCTAGTCCAACTGTACGTCTAAATGCTTGACGAACTCTTGTTATCTCTTGTGGCAAAATGTAACTATTTTGATTAGCTTGCACTTCTAGTAACGTATACGATTCTTCATACGCGTTTTGGGCCCGTTGTCTGTAAGTAAGAATTGCATAATTATAGGCGGCTTCATAATGCTCTGGGTCTAATTCCAGATCAATTATTCCACCACCCAGACGATAATTAATATTCTTAAATACTGCTTGCTTTAATTCTGCTAATGATGCCATGAAAATACTCCATCTTATGATAGAGTATTTATCGAACAATCAATATACTTTCAGAATGATCAGATTATCGCTACTACGACCAGCGGGAATAGTCTGAACTGAATTGACTTCTTCAAAAACTTTACGACTAGCAGGTTTTCCACCAGACATCAGTTTCTTTAATACTTCCGCTGGCTTACGCAATGTCTTGATTCCGCTTTTTACAGCATCAAAGCCCAAAATAGTAGTACCCTTAATTCCAAGACTACCGACATGAGAATCAGCGATGTAATAGTGAAGTTTTCGTTTAGCAGTATCGTATGCCCACACTTCAGTAGCATTAATGATCTTACTTGGATGAACACTAACCAGTTTAAGAGTTTCTTCTACTTTTTGATATTTAAACTTAGATACTTGTTTTTCCACGCTAACTGGCTTACGCTTACGAGGAGTTTTGTTAGCTTTCTTAACCGAAATATAACTATTCAGCCCAGCTAATACTGCCTCACAAAATTTAATAGCAGCTTTAATCTGAGTTTTTGTAAAATTGCTATATGCTTCCGTCAACTGAGAATCTGAACCTTTATAAACTTCTTCAAATTCGTTCATCTTGTTTTTCCATATCTCAGTCAAGATAGAAATATGCTGTGGAAGAATATTACGCTCAGTTAAAATACCAACACTGTTAGCATCGATCTTAGCGGCTTTGGCACCTTCTGTAACAAAGTTATCAAACCACCCTTCAATTTCACCCGCAACTTCTCGTGTTCGTTCTCTCATAATTTCTTGAACATTTGGGCGATTGCTTACTGAGGCTTCTGTTTTTTCTACTCCAGTGCTACTTTTTACCACAATTGGCTTAGAAATTGATTGTACTAATCGAGTAAGCTCATTATAAAGACGAGTGCTTTCTTCTGTGGTCAAATTAAGTCCACGCAAATATAGTCTTGCTAGCCATCCGAGTGTTGGCATAACTTCACGATCTTCAACTTTTGAAATCAATTTGGCATCGGAGAAATTAACTTGACTAGCATAAGATGCCAAAAATATTTTGGCAGATTTATTGTCATAAAATCGATTATACCAATTTAATGCCACTATCAATGCTAAGCCTCGCTTATCACTATCTGGCTGAGTGGCAAATAACGGCTCTGAGCCCCAATATTTATAATCATCGTCACGAGGGCGTAATTCAGTAGCAATTACACGCTCATTTGGTACTAAAGCTTTCTTAGTAGATTTGGTTGCCATTTTAATCCTTTAATTGTTTATTCAATAATAGCACTCATTGTACTATACATTGTATTTATTGTCAAGTTCTTTTTACATATGACTTATTGATAAATAAGTATATGCCAAGACTCTCGTTATATACACATACCCAAGGTAACAATTACAAATTCTTTGATCGTATAGCCAAAGAAATGTATCAGGTTGGCGGAACCGATTTGTATATACACAAATATTTGGGAGTAAATAACCGAGTAAGCAATGACTCTACTCTTCCTACTTACGATACATTAAGTCCTACGAATATACAAGATTTGTTGTTTTTGGAAAATCGAGATAGAAAATTTGACCAAAACATATATAGACTACGAGGTCATTATAACGTTCAAAATCTGGATTTTGATCTAAGTCAATTTGGACTATTTTTAACCAATGACATTATATTCGTAACTGTACATTACAATCAAATGCTAGAAATCATCGGACGTAAGTTGATGGTCGGAGATGTATTCGAATTGCCTCACTTAACTGATTATCATCCGCTTGATAATACTATTCCGGTAGGGCTACGTAGATATTATCAAGTAACAGATGCTAACTGGGCAAGTGAAGGTTTTAGTTCTACATGGTATGCTCATTTATGGCGCATCAAATGTGAGCCGCTGACTAATACTGAAGGAGTTCAAGATATTCTGGCCAATCCAATAAATACCGACAATTATATGGGAAATTGGGATTCAACAGTTAACTATCAGCCCGGATATACAGTAAAATATGGTGATAAAATTTATACTCCACTTCAACCAGTTCCTCCAGGAGTTACTCCGCCCAATGCTGAGTATTGGGCTATAAGCACAGAGAAAACTCTTAGTGATGTAGTGACAACGTACAATAAGAATATTGAACTAAACGATGCCGTAATAGCAGAAGCTAAAAAAATGTTACCACTAAGTGGATACGACAACGTAGACTTATATCTTATTCCAACATTTATAGATAGACAACCTGCTCCTCCGATAGATTTAATAGTTCCTAGCAATCCTGCTCCCGAATGTTGTGGCATAGTTAAAACGATTAATAATTCAAACTATAGATATGGAAGTGCTGCTATCAGACTTTTGCCTAGCAAAACAGCTAATGGTCTTAATCCGTTTTCAGTAGTTGTTCTACAAATGGGAACGATCTCTTCTCCAGTAACTCCAACCGGAAGCGGGCAAGTGTTTCCAGAGTGTGGACTTACTATTAGTGTAATTAGCGACGGTACTATTACTGGTCCATACGGAACAGCAGATAATACATATTCATTTGCCGATCAATTTATAGAATCAGTGATAACTACTATAGAAGTGCCGCCTCAATCTACAGTAATACCGGTTCAGGGCCCGTTAGATAACAAAATAGTTCCTGGACTATTAGTAGATGCCACAGTTTATAGCTCAAACGGAACTCCAAGTTATATATTTCCAGTTAATACTATTATCACAACGGTAGATGAAACGTTTAGCACTATTACAGTTAACAATCCCTCTGATTCTACAATGGTTGCCGGAACTCATCTTAATATTAGTTATAACTTCGATGGGGTTCAAACTAGAGTAATGGACTATCTAGCAGACTGTAATCCTAACTATCATTTTATTAGACGAAGTACTCCGTTAAGCTTTGGTTATATAAACGGATATATGACCGGAGCGGATAACACTCCAAACGGAGAACCAGCTAGAGCAGGAACAGCATTTCCAATCGATGCTGCGGTAGGTGACTTTTTCTTAAGAATTGATTATCTTCCACAGCAATTATATAGATTTAATGGTAATATTTGGATCATGATTAGTCAAAATGTTAGAACTGACACTGGATTTACGTCTGATGATTTAAGTCAGCAAAGTCTGTTTATTAACAATGACGCTGTTGTCACAACCGCACAGGGTACCGTTATTCCGTCTAGACAATCATTATCTAGCGTACTACGTGTTAAACCTGATTGATTTAATAGCCAATGTCAATCGTTAAATAAATAAACATAACCGGAGAACTATTATGGCCGCCTTCTTCTATGATGAACAGGTTAAACATTTTTTACTACAATTTGCCAGAATTTTTTCTGAGTGGTATGTAACGTTTGGATATGATCCAGCGGGCAATCCTATATTACATAGAGTTCCTATCATTTACGGAGACAGTGACAGACAAGTAGCAGATGTTATTGCTAAGAATAGTGCTAGTAATATGCCAAGTGCTCCTCAAATCGTATATTATATTACTGGTTTAGATTTTGATCAAACTAGAACACAAGATCCAACTTATGTTGGCTCTACTAGCGTAAGACAGCGTTATTTGAATCCAGAAACTGGAGAATATGAAACTACTCAAGGTAATGCTTTTACTATCAATAAATTGATGCCTGTTCCATATAAGCTAAGCGTTACAGTTGATATATGGACTAGTAGCACAAATCAAAAATTAGAAATACTAGAGCAATTGGCTCCATTATTCAACCCTGCTTTAGAGATACAAAGTAATGATAATTTCTTTGATTGGACTAGTTTAAGCGTGGTATATCAAGATGGATTAACTTGGACTAGCAAGACAATACCACATGGCACTAGTAACGCAATTGATGTTACTAGTTGGAAATTTTACATGCCAATTTGGATTAGTAGCCCAGTTAAAGTTACTAAACTAGGGATCATTCAAAAAATTATTGCTACCATTTATACTGGTCAAGCATTGAGTGATGTACAAAATGAAGATTTATTAGTAGGCACTAGACAGAAAATTACTCCGTATGGATACAAAGTACTACTGTTAGATAACACATTACAAATTGTACCCGCTAATGCTGCCCCAAGCCCGTCAAATTCATCATTTGATTTACCGGGACTACAACCAGGTTGTATCTATTGGCATAGTGTACTAAACACGTATGGAGTTATTCGTCCCGGAGTTAGTATGATTGCCTTAGAAAGTCCGTACTTAGTTACAGAAATCATGGGCACGATAGATTATGATCCAGACAATGATAGTATACTTCATTATACAATTGACGAAAGAACATTGCCTCAGAACACGCTAGACTCGGTTAATAGTATTATAAACCCATTAGAAAAACAACCATCAAATGGACTACCAGTGGCAGTTAACGGGCAAAGATATTTAATCGTAGAATCTATTCCAGAACAGATACCCTACATTTCTCCTGGATTAATAAGCCCGTGGATTGGATTAACTCAAGGAGCAGTGGCTGGATCAATCATTCAATATAATGATTCTACTGGAGGATGGAACGTAGCATTCAATTCTGCTGCTAAAAGACTACCAACAGATATTCAATTTGTTACTAATATTACCAGCGGAGTTCAATATAGATTTATTCAAGATGATGGCATTGATGGTGGATGGCAAAAATCGTATGAAGGTTGGATAGATCAAGGGAACTGGCGGGTGATTATTTGAGTGTTAAGCGTATTGTTAATGCCGTTGGAGTTTTGTTCTGTGCTCAAAATACAAATCGTCAATTATTCTTATTAAGAAATGACAAAAGTATGCATACATGGAGCTTGCCCGGCGGCAAGTGTGAACGAGGCGAATCGTTATTAGAATCTTTAGAGCGTGAATGTAATGAAGAAATTCAATATTGGCCCGAATTTATTAAGTTGTTTCCAATAGAAAAATTCACTAGCGAAGACAATAACTTCGTGTATCACACTTTCTATGCATTGTTACCAGAAGAATTTATTCCAGTACTAAATCATGAACACATTGGATTCGCTTGGATCGACAGTAACACTTATCCCAAACCGTTACATCGTGGGTTATTCTCGACCTTAAATTATCCTATCATTCAACAAAAAATAGAAATAATACACAAATCTCTTAAATGATTAAAGCCGCTATTAGCGGCTTTAACTTTAGTACGATAATATCAATTAAGCGCCAGTGAAATTTGGCAACAATACAATCGGATACAAACCACTGTTATAACTTCCAGGTTGAACTGTAGCATTTGCTGCTACGAAACTTCCCCAATAAGATTGACCTAATGCAATATTACTCTTAACACCAACGTTTGCTGTTTGATCAGCATAAGCTACACAATATCTATTGTCTAACTTAGCAATAGTGACGTTTGCGGCTGCTGCGGTAGTAGCAATAATTGCCATTTGACCAGCAGTTAATGCAGCAACGCTTGTTCCAGTAATGTTAACTAGATAACAAATGCCCTGAATGGTAGGAGTAGTTATGTTCGCAACTAGATACTTAGAAGAACCTTTTTGTCTAACGATATAAGAATTACCTTCAGCGAACTGAGTGCCATTGTTATATGCAATGTTAGCTTGAACTAACATAGAAACGATACCAACAGCTTTACCGCCGACTTCGCCGATGTTACCTGGTTTTGTTTGTGATGGAATACCAACGTCCACGAGTGGAGTTGTGGCATTAAATGTATTATACTTCGCTATCTTGATCGGGCGTCCCATTTTGTTTGCTCCTTTATAGGTGACTTTCTAGGTCTACGCAGTTGGTATCTGCATAAAATCAATATCACACTAATAAATCTATTTCATAAGTGTCTTTGATTACACTTATTTATCATTTATTATTATTTTTGTACCTCTTGTTTAAAGCTATTGGACTATAAAATAATTCCCATCCACCGGTAGACGCCACTCGACCTTTGATAAGATCAGTTACATGAGTTGATACATTATGCGTCTGTCTTAACTCCATTTGAGTACCTTCGAATAGTCTTCCGTCTTTATGTACAAACAAATATATTGATTTATCTACATTGGGAGATTTTGTACCAATTCTATTTGCTCTGGCATTTTTCCAAGATTTTGAATTGATTCCGTTAATATGATTCGTTTTAATTTCTGTTTGTTGCATTGCTATTCGTGTATTCTTTTTCGATTTTGCTTTTATTTCCGGATCATTCATGGGATTATTAGTACTGAGCATAAAAAAACTAGTTGATTTAGCTACATTTTCTCTTATTTTTTGATATTTACGAGCACCGACTTTATATCGTTCTTTTTGATCGTTATTATTAATATTTAAGCATCGCTCTAATGCTAAATTCATTTGTGCCTGTTGTGCTTTATTTTCTACCATTTTAGTCAATAATAAATGAGCAATATAATGTTCTTTAATAGTTAAAATGATTTTATTGCTCGTTAATTCACTATCACCATCTAAAATTCCCCAATTACTATTTGTTTTGTAAAAGCATTTTGGAATAATATGATGCGTTTCTGTATATCCGATTAATGTTCTGTTTTTTGCAGTATTGATGATAGAATAATACCATCGTGTATATTTGTTGTCTAAATACATCGCTGATTGCTCCTTTTAAGCGTTAGAGTAGATGGGATTGTCGAGATCCGTGATCTACATTTATTTATCATTTATTATTATTTTTATCGTAACACTAAAATGGTGTCATTCTCGGCATATGCCACTTTATAACCTAATTCTGCAAATTTACTTTTTACTAAGTCTATTTGAACTGTTTCCGAAAGTTCGTTACTTTCAAATAGAATTTTCTTTGGATATTTACTAGACGGCTCTGTCTTTAAATAATCATATAGATGCAACATGATTTCTGAATCAGATCCTTCAGTGTCGATCTTTAGATAATACAATTCAGTAACATCATGTTCGATGAATATGTCAGCAATTGGAACCATCAGCACTGATTGCTTGACTACTAAGTCAGTGACATTCAATTTTTTATGCTGAAGATGATAGTCTCCAATCGAATTACATCCTTTTAGCCAATCAGGCAATCCTTTTGCAACAATCACATCTTCTGGAACGTAGTACACGTCAAGAACACCGTCAGTATTATCTCGTGATACAGCAATATTGAGCTTCTTTACTTTTGGTTTATTTGGCAAACAATCTAAATAATGCTTGATTGGCTCTATGCTCAATCCAATAGCGGTATCTATTGCGGTTTGAATCAGTGTATCAAAATTACTAGTACCAATTTCTATAAAATCATATTTCATTTAATTAATTCCACCCAATGATGTATTACATTGGCCCAATCATAACGACGAGCGTGTTGCTGTGTTTCTAAACATTTAATTTGATAGTCATCTGGATAATTCTTATAATAATTAAGTCTAAAAATAGTTTCTTTTAAAAAATCTGTTTCTTCAATCGGAACAGTATGCCCAGAGTCTTCTGCTTTAGCTAACCATATGCCAACTGGCGTACTGATAACGAGCTTACCAGCAGCGGCTGCTTCTAATGCGGGTAACCCAGCACCTTCTTCAGTAGACGCTATGATAACTGCATCTACAGTCTTATAATAACCAGGCATAGTAACCCAACTATTATGATAATTATGTGCTATCTTAAGAGTTAATTCTGCTGCTACAGTAGCTTGTTCTACGAGCCACGGACGTTTAATATGTCTATGTATGTTATCGAGATTAATTGCACCAGCATAACCCACTGTCTTTAATTCTTTACTTGGTCGATTAAAGAAAGACTTGTAATTAATTCCAATTGGAGTTACTAATGGCGCTCGATCAACTCTCATTTCGATGCTTTGATCTCGTAACCAATCACTCACTACACCGTAATTAGCTAATCTAGCACGATTATCAGAAGAAAATGTTTGCAAACATTCTATGTCCATCTTAGCATGTGCCACCGCTATACATTTTTCGGGTTTGATTCCGTAACTGTCAATCAATATAGCAATTCCATAAGGAGTAGATATGAAATAATCAATCGCATCAGATAATTCTACAACTTCTAATTGACTATAACTTTTACTCCATGTCATTACGGTTGCGTTAACGTCATGACAAAACAGATATTTGATTAATTCATAATGAATTACACCAAATGCCCATTCAGTTTCAGTGAAGAATACTACTCTTTTCATTTGCGTTCAAATAACATTACATTATTACGAAACCATCCCATATGCGGACCTTGAGTAATGTACTGAAGTAGAGATTGCTCTTTTTCATGATTTCTGACAAGACCGGCTGCTGTAATTTTGTCAGCCCAGTATTCTTTTGGTTGACAGTTGATATGTCCAATTCCACCCTGACCAATAGCAGCGGCAGTCCAAATCAATGTTTTCTCTACTGTAGATACTACTTTCTCTACAACTCGATCTGCTTCTGATTCGTCAATATGCTCTGCTACTTCCATACAAATCACAGCACTTGCTCTTTCATCAGTGATATCGAACAAACTTTGATATTTCAAATGTTCTTTACCGTACACACGAGCATCAATATCAATTCCTCTAGCGTCTACTTTCAATTTTCGTAGACTATCAACGTAAATACCAGGACCGCATCCAATATCTAATACAGTAGTTGGATCGATTTCTGTCTTAATGTACAACGCTAGTCTATCAGCAAATGGCTTTTCTTCATGAGCGATAGCATCGAAGTTAATACGTTCTGGATGAGTAGGCAACATACGTTTTAACCATCCCAAATCTTGACGATCAGGATGCTCTTGATACCATCCGCCGCCAGTATGAACATCATATACCATTTGAAAGTATTCTTCGTACATTGGGGCAACTTTGTCTAATGTGAAATTTTGAGCAAAATCGCGACAGTTACGAGGATCAATTCTATCAATGTTACGAGCAGCCCATTCAAAATGTTCAAATGTGCGACAACGATATCCAGTGACTCCGTGAATATTGTTTTCTGAGAATGATCCCCAATCTGTAGTAATCGTGGGAGTGCCAGACATTAGCAATTCAATTTGTACTCCGCCGAATGGCTCAATGTACTGTGACGCTATGAATGCGCCTTTTGCATTGCTCATTAACTCTTTTCGCTTTTCTACGTCAGCATAACCAACAAAATCTACATGAGGTGGGAATGTTCGTCCTTCTGGATTTTGACCAGCAATGACTAATTTTGCTCCTATTTTCTCTGTAACTTGAACTGCAATGTCTACGCCTTTACCGCCGTATACTCGACCCAAAAATAGAAAATAATCTTGTTTTTCTTCTTTGAACGTAAAGTCATCTGGATCAAAATAATTTGGAATAACAACATCGTACCAATCTTGTTTACACGTACCAACTGCGTCTAATCCATAATACGCATGATATATAGCATAACTTTCAAAGATTTTCCAACGTGCCCAATGACCACCTGCGTATCCAATACCAGGTTCTACTACGATCATATCTGAGTGTGCGTCACATATTGGTCTTGTTCCTGCTCCCCAAAATGGAAGAATAAAATCGTTTGGTTGTTTTCTTAGACCAACTTCATAGATAGCATTTTTATAAAAAGTTTGATAAGCGTGATCTCCAGTATCATAAGTGAAGAAATTCTTGCGCCAATCGTGACTTCCATACGCTACGTTGAAGTCTTCGTTAGTCAATACTGATACATGCTCGGTACAAACTAAGTCACTATCCTCGTGACCGTAGTGAATGACGGTATGACCTCGTTCGGTCATCATTTTTCCGAATTTTAAAACTTTCTGAGTGTAGGCACATGCTACAAATTCTTTTGAAGTTACCGTATGTGGCAAACCGAGTATATGGAAGCGAAATTTATTGTTCATGTCAATATTTATGAACACTATTATGAACTAATTAATTTATATAATTTGCTCGACCCACGATAGCGTAGCTTCGTCCCAATAATATAAATTACCATCATCAGGACATGGCGTCGGTGCTTCCCATAACCAAGTAGGCGCTGATATAGACCAACTTGGATAGGGTTGTTGACGATAAAACACATCATTTATGTCATCATATGTGTATCCGATACCAGCATAATTTGCACGTAGTGCTTTAGATTGATCTGGATCTGGAACTTTAGGGTAAACATTCGGAATGTAATAAATTCCACCTTCAGTATTGTAATTAGTCTGAACCCACAATTCATCTGTTGCTTTTAAAGCATACTCTGTAAATTGCTCGGGCGTAATAGACATTACTTCAGTCACTATACTATTTTCTACTCTAGCGTAATAAGTCATTTTTCTCGATATCCTTAAGCAGTGTACACTGTGTTAGCCGTCATTCCCAATACAATGGCAGTGCCAGTATTAGCATACGTATATGTTCCGCTCACGTTAGCATTGCCAGCATAACTTGCTAATGGAATTGATATAACTACAAATCCTGACCCGCCTGACCCACCTGTTGCATTATAAGAACCACCACCACCGCCAGAAGTGTTAACTGTACCCGAAACTCCAGTATTACCACCTCCTCCATTACCGCCCGTGCTAGTGGTGGGCGAACCTGCTGCTCCACCACCACCAACCCAATAATTTCCGCTGATTAATTGACCCATTGTTGAGCCTGCTATGGGATTAATTATTCCCACGCCGCCAGATGCGGTTGATGCTCCATTGGAACCAATAGCGCCAGTTCCACCGCCGCCGGCATATGCTGTTCCGGAAGTGACGTATCCCCCTGGAAATCCTTGACCAGGAACCCCTCTGCCCCATCCTCCATATATTCCATAGTTGTTTTGTGCACCAGCACCGCCACCACTTCCACCATCTGCCCCGATCATGGCAGCAAGCGAATTATATGTCCCGCCACCACCACCACCGAGTGCAGTGATTCTAGATGTTGAATTAGAACCAAATGTACTATTTGATCCGTTGCTAGCAGGAGCGGTACTCTGAGAGTTGGTGGCGCCGGCACCACCTGCTCCTATGTTAGCAGTATAAGCAGTCCCTGGCTGTACAGTAAAAACCGAAAAGTACACAATACCACCCGAGCCACCACCGCCTCCTAAATATCCACCGCCACCACCAGCACCAGCGCCAACTAATACTTGTATATTATATGCTGATGCTCCAGCATTTCCTTTTGAGAATGTTGAAAAATCACTCATTCATTATCACCCATCCTTGCGTTGCTCCCGTATATCCCATTGTTGCTCTAGCATTGAGAGTATTCAAGTTCATATCTTGTGCTAGACCCATAATGTTTGACCCATTTCTTGCTAATACACAAGTTGTCACTCCACTACGATTAGTAAAGTTAATCCAGTTACCAACTGAGGGTGTAGCTGGCAGCGTCAATGTTAAGTTTGCTGTTATGACATAATATGTATAAAGAGCAGCAGTAGTATTAGCAGCAATACTAACGATTGCCTGATTAAAAAATACGTTGCCAGTTGCAATGATGTTAGCTCCAGTTATATTACCTGTAGCTGAAATTAATCCAACGGTTCTAAAATTACCTGCTTGAACATTACCAGTAACACTTAAATTTGCACCTGTATTAACATTACCAGTTCCATTTGGCGTTAAAACAATATTAGCATTACCCGCACTAGTTTGAATATCTAGCTGTCCTGAATCGGTAATTGCTCCACTCAGTATCAAGTTACCACCAGTGATATTTCCCGTGGCACTTATTGTAGTTGCTGTAACCGTTCCCACTACAGTTAATACGTTAGTGCTATTATTAAAAGTAAAGTTTCCAGTAGCTCCTGCAACACCTGCATTGTTGAAGATAACTTGTGTATTGGCACCTGCTACTGGACCGGTAGAACCTGTTAAGCCGCTAGCTCCAGTAGCACCTATGTTTCCAATTACTCCACTAGCTCCAGTAGCACCAGTAAATCCAGTAACACCGCTTGCTCCTGTAGCACCTATGTTTCCAATTACTCCACTAGCTCCAGTAGCACCAATATTTCCAGCTACGCCCGAAGCACCAGTAGCGCCAATATTTCCTTGAACTCCACTAGCACCAGTTGCTCCAGCACCTGTAGCTCCGGTCAATCCAGTACTACCTGTTAATCCCGTTGTTCCTCTCAATCCACTAGCACCAGTTGCTCCAATGTTTCCAGTTACTCCACTAGCACCAGTAGCTCCTGCTCCAGTAGCACCTGTTAACCCAGTACTTCCAGTTAGACCAGTAACTCCACTAGCTCCAGTAGCGCCAGTAGTTCCCGCTAATCCACTAGCACCAGTTGCTCCAGCACCCGTAGCACCTGTTAGTCCAGTAGCACCTATATTTCCTTGAACTCCACTAGCTCCAGTAGCACCTATATTTCCTTGAACTCCACTAGCTCCAGTAGCACCAGCTCCAGTAGCACCAGTTAATCCACTAGCTCCAGTGGCTCCAGTTGTACCTGCTAATCCACTTGCTCCGGTAGCACCTGTCAAACCAGTAGCTCCAGTTCCTGGGGCAATCCAACTTAAAGTACCACTTCCGTTTGTGCTTAATACATATCCGTTTGTTCCGCCAGTAATCTTTACGTTACCAACTGCTCCTAATGATACGTTTGCACTACTTATAAAATTGACTATTCCGGCAGTTGTGAAATTTCCACCGGTCACAGTTCCTATAGCACTGAATGAGTTAGACGCAACAAGCGCAGCGGCAGTTATGGTTAATGTACCACCGGCAACTGTTCCTGTATTACCAGATGCTTGTACACGTACATCATAATCAACAAAAGTAGCACTAGAATTAAAATCAATATAAGGAGTGGTAGCTGTCGCATTATTAGCTTGAAATCCAATTGTTAATGATCCGCCGCCATCAGTGCCAAAAGAAGATCTTCCAGTCGCAGAAGTGGCGGTAACAGATGTACCGACAATAGTTGTACCAGTAATGGCACCACCGGTGATAGACCCGGTTACGCTAACAGTAGTTCCGTTATGAGTAGTAAATGTTCCAATGTTACCATTGACGTTGCCCGTACCACTAACAATACCACTTCCGAATAGTATGTTACCACCAATGACATTACCACTTGCGCTAACCGTAGCGGCGTTAATTACGTTACCAGTGACGTTTCCTGTACCACTTACAATACCACTTCCGAATAATACGTTACCGCCCGTTAAATTTCCAGTCGTGTTTAAACTCGTACCAGTCGCTGCTCCGATATTTGGAGTGATTAAAGTAGCACTAGCTTTGACAGAAATATTACCACCACCGTCAAATGCAGTAGTAACACCATCGACTCTAGCGTTAATTATCGTACCGCTAAAACTTATACCATTTCCACTAGTGTACGTTTGACTGCTACTGAATTCAGCAAAAGTGATTGTACTAGTACCGAATGTGATAGTGCCAGTTGGGGAGTTAACTACCCATGCACTACCAGCATTGACGTTACCATCAGTAACAAAGAAGTAATCGTTTATACTCAATGAATTTGGTACTGTGCCATATGTATCAGCATCAGATGAACGAGTAATTGCTGTAGTATTTGTCCATACATAAACACCGTTCCAAGCAGAATTAGATTCATTTTTAACTAGTATGCGAGTATTGGCGGTTTGAACGTTAGCAGTATCAATTAAATTAAAAGTACCAGTGGTAGAAATATAAGCACCGATACCGTTAGCTGCTCCGTTAGGCTGAGTGTAACTAGTAGTACCACCGGTGGCAGTAGCTAAAGTTACCACAGTGGCAGCAACAACTGGTGAATGATATGAAAGAGCAGTAGATGCAAATTGATCCACGTAATATTTAGATGCTGCGTCATTGTTTGACAATGGAGTCAATGGCAAATTATTAATATAACTAGTATTACCAGAAGGCAATACGATGTTTCCGGTGCCACCTGGATATAAATTAAGATTAGCGTTACCACCAGTAGTAATTGTTACTCCAGAAGATCCATAAATATTTGCTGTGTTAACGTTACCAGCGGTTGTGAAATTTCCTCCGGTGATAGTTGCAGTTGCACTTATTAATCCACCCGTAAGTAAATTACTTCCCGTGATGTTTCCAACAACGCTCATTACTCCAGTGCTACTAACATTAAACAATAGAGTAGTAGTATTTCCTAACGTATTTGCCCAATCATATAATGCTAGACCACCAGCAGCACCGCCATCTTTATTTTGAATAATACTAAGTTCACCACCACCGCCTGATCTGTTCCATCCCAATATAGTACGCCCAGATTGCCCTGAACCGCCGCCAACAGTAGAAAGATCAAGTGCACCAAGATTCCATATTGAAGATATATATCCCTGAGATGTAGTTGTGCCAGTAGTAACAATGCTACCACCAGTTATGCTGCCAGTAGCTGAAATTAATCCAACGGTTCTAACATTACCTGCTTGAACATTACCAGTAACACTTAAATTTGCACTTGTATTAACATTACCTGTTCCGTTTGGAGTTAATACAATGTTAGAATTTCCAGCACTAGTTTGAATATCTAGCTGACCAGTGTCAGTAATTGTTCCACTCAGTATCAAGTTACCACCATTGATATTACCCGTGGCACTGACTGTAGTTGAATTTAATGTAGTAAATGTACCAATGTTTCCGTTGATATTTCCAGTACCACTTACAATACCACTTCCGAATAATACGTTACCAGCAGTGATGTTACCAGTAGCACTTATTAATCCAGCAGTAGTAAGATTACCACCAATGACGTTACCAGTCGCTGTAATAAACGTGCTTACAATTAAATTACCATATACTTGAGTACCTGAGTTTAGTTTTGCCATAGTATAGTATTTATCGTTATATTCCGTAACGGTTACGCAAAGCATTGAAGTTTGTTAATACTTCACCCGCAGTTAGAGCGCGATCATAAACTTGTATGACTGGTAAAGTTCCAGTCATTGATCCCGCAACACCTCTAGCAAGTTGTGCAATATTAACCGTATACACACTGACAGTACCGGAAGTATTTGATGAACCATTTAAATATAATGTTAGTGTTGTTCCACTACGAACA